GCTATAACCCCTCCCACTCCTTTCGGGGTGGGAGGGGTTATAGTTGCTTCTTGCTTTTTTATCGGGAGATTGGTTTGGTGAAGATGTGGGCGAGGTCGCCGATGATACTGTCCGATACCTTGGAGGCAATGTTGTCAGCACGGATACTTTGTTTCATATCCAATGCCAAGCCAGTCAGGTTACGGTTCAAACGGGCATACTTCATCACGGTGTCGAGGTAGTTAATACCAGTGATACGTGAGAGGTAGTTGTTGTAGGCGGTGTCGTCGTTGAAGATACGGTTGGCCACCTGAGACGGACTGGTCAGATCGAGCAGGCTCATGGAACGGTCGATAGGCACCGATACCAGCGGCTCCAAGTCAACGATGGTGAAATCGATCTTCAGGTTCAATGGCTTACGGTCAATCGTCCAGCCAGCATCACCCTGACCAAAGGTAAAGGTGCAACTTTCGATCATACCGGTACGGATAACGGAACGACCTTGGCAAAAGGCTTTAACCATGAACGGCGAGGTGTAGGAAGAACCACCCGCACTGAACGCGGCTACCAACGGCAGGAACAAAGCGAACGGAACCCAGATCTTCATGATCTGTTCATACGGGTGAGCGTAGTTACAGGTCGAGAAGATGGAGTAGCTTTCTTTGTGCAGGTTGGAAGTCGAACCGTCCCAGTGATCAGGAATCTTCACGTAGGAGTTGTTCGCCATTGCCAACGGGATGTTCCCGATAACAGTACCCGACAGAGCACCGATACCTGCGTCCTTGATGACGTTAACCACACCGTCAATAATACCAATACCCGTAGCACCACCAGCGATGTCGAACTTGAAGTCGTTCGCCGCTTTAACGATGGAGTTGAACTTCTCGGCCATGGGCGAAGGAGTATGGGAGTTGGAGAAGCTATCCGTTGTAGGACCTTGTGCTCCATCTACACGCCAAGTCACTGCGTCCAAGCCGCCAGCAAAGGCGGTCTGTACCAAGTCCAGTACGTCACCAGCCCAAGTACGGTCGTTAGGGTTGTCGTCGTAGTTGATCTTCTCGCCGTTGGCGAATGCGTTCTCTCTTCCGTTAGCCGATGCAGGTTGGGCGCGCTGTCCCGCTTCATTTGGATTGAGAGAAGGAGTTCCGCCAGTATTGGCTTCACTCATGGTCTGCATCCCAGTTACCTGAGGACCGGCACCCCCAGTACTAGCGCCACCTTTTTCGAAAGAAGCCAGACCGGCGCCTTCAGTAGAGACGTTGGCGTATGCGTCTTCGTTGATGTAGGCGCTGTCTTGCTCGACGTGACTACCTTCCGTTTCACTACGGTACTTACTGACCGAGTTCATCTCAGCTTCGATGAAGTCTTGTGTTGGGTTACCTGCATACACAGTGTCATCGAAAGTGATCTCTTCCATCACCTGTTGCGCACGGGTGAGTTTCTCGGCAGGTGTGTTCAACACCTCGTTATCGAGCTTCGCCAACTTCTGCAACATGACCCGGTGCTTACGAACACCCTTCATGATCAGTCGCATCAAGTCTATCGTACCGTCGGCGTTAATAACGTCGGGGAACAACAGACTCAGGTCAGAGACCGCCTTGGTGTTGTTGTAAGCGTCGTTGTCAGGCTTGAACCCGTACATCGGGTCCGTTTGTTCTTGGTTGCGCTTAGGCAACACAGGATCGATGTAGCCCAACTTAACCATGAGATCGTTGAGCACACCAGTCGCCGCCATGGTGTACGCACCCATCGCAGGCTTAACGGTGTAGAAGTTGTTCTTAGGCGAGTCCGTCAAGAATGCCAAGAACTGGATACTCACACTCACCAACTGCATAGGCCAGAAAGCGATAGCGCCAGCCGCTTGACCCATGTAGTAAGCCAGACCTGGAGCACGACCTTTGTTCGCAATGATCGCCGCAGTAGGACTGAACATGTTGGTAATGAAACTCAACAGACCAGCAAACTGCGCAACACCCGGGGTAAGTGTCAACAGAGTAACGTTGTTCTCGTAGACCTCTTTGTACATGCCCCCCATGCCGCCATCACGCGATTCCATGAAACGACTGTAACGCGGATCGGTAGCAGGACTGGACTGGGGAATAGGGTTGATGTAACGGTTGTCGCCTGTCGCGCTGCTGAACACGTTAAAGTAGCGATCCCAGTCCAACTGTTGCAGAAGGTCACTGGGAGGAACACCGCGAGTTAGCAGACGGAACGATTTGGTAATAATGTCTTTATCACGTGCACTGACTGCCATTTAAAAAATCTCGCATTGGGTAAAGAAAAGAAAAGGTCGGGAGTTTCCCCCCGACCTGAGTTTACACAGTCACAGATGGACCAGTTGGCTTACCGTTGCTGTTGATCTGGAGCAGTTGCTCGTGGATCGCTTTCAGCAAGGCGTTCTGTTGTTCACCGAGCGGTTGCATTACTGCCGCAACTGCTTCACCCACTGGCTGCTGTTCCACTACAGGAGATTCCTTATAGCTCGGACCAGGCAGAGGCAGAGGTGTTTGATTAGGCTGAGTAACCTGATCGTAGGTTTTAGGCGCACCAGGCGACTTACCGTATCCTTCTGGCATCGGTTGTTGCTGAGGCGCTCTAGGAGCACCACCGTTAGGCAGAGGAAGACCAGTGTAGCCATCAATCGATGCAACAGCGTTACCATTCACCAGCGGTTGCTTGGCATTCTCAGCAGCAGCCTTAATCATTTCTGGCGTAGCTACTGTCGAGGTGTCAGGTGGAGCAGAAGGCATGCCACTTGGAGCGGCTTCTGCCTGAGGTTCTGCACCTGTGCCGCCTGGTAGTGTGTCTTGCCCGTTCTCTTGGTTTGCACCCGCCGCTGCAGCATACTTATCCGCCGCCTCTTTGGACTTAAACCCAACGTGCACGTGACCACCAGTAGCACCCGCTGAAGCTTTACGGTATTCGTTGATGATCAAGAAGTCAGCAGGCACCATCCCGGCAGAACGAAGGATCTCATTCACCACACCTACCGCTTGGTCACTTCCGTTAATACCGTTGGTCAGTGTGAAGTCCAACGCCAAGCCTACAGCATGCTTAGAGTTAGGCTTCTTGTTACGGTGATAAGCGTCGTTCAAAGCAGTGAACTGCTTGAAGTTCTGCACACGCGATTGAATGATGCTCGCCAAACGAGTGATAGCTGGATGAGACGGACCACCAGCAATGGTTTCAGACGACTTAAGCCGTAGACCACCGTTGTTAATACCGACACCACCACCTACCAGTGAAGTACCTTCACCACCACCGCCACCATAACTACCGCCATCTGGATTACCACCCGGAGCGATCATGCTTGGAGGAGTTCCGTAAGCACTGCTGTTACGCAGGCCACCGCCAGGGGCTGCACCCATAGAAGGTGTGTTACCACCGATCATAGGAGCCGAACCACCACCCGCACTGCTACCGCCACCACTTGGAGCCCCGCCACCGTACATCGATCCAGCTGTCTGAGAAGCCGACGCGTTGGTACCCGCCGCACTTTCTTCATCCGCCTTCAACGAACCACTCTGAAGTTGCTTCAGGTAGTCGGTGTAGAGCGCAAAGCGCTTAGGCATGCCAGGCAGTTGGTTACCACCGTTCAAGCCTGTAGCCGCAGTACCGAAGTCACCGGACTGTGTAATGCTTTGCAGCAGTTTACTGTTCTTGTAGAAGTTGACCGCAATGGCCGCCATTACGTTTGGATCGTTGGAAGCAAGCTCTGGTTTGTTCTCCAGATCAATGCCCAGCTGCTGACCGATCTTCGCATACTTCTCGCGACCTGTCAGTTGAACGAATCCTCGACCACGATACTTCCAGCCATCGCCGGGAGCTTTGTTACCGAGAGACTGTCCTTTACCACCGCCATAGACCGTGTTCGCAATAGCCACTTCGCCAGCCTGAATCAACTGACGAGCCTGATCAATGTTGGTGACTTCCTTAAAGGTCTTCACCAAGTTCTCAGGGCTAGTGTACTTCATGTTTTCAACAGTTTTGCTGTAACCACCTGTTTCGTAGTTGGTCAGCGCCAGCATCTCAGCGATTGCACGAGGGTCAGTGAAGCCTTGTTTCAACATCTCGCGAATGATCAACTGTTCTGCTAGATTCTTCGGAACCTTCACACCGTGGTCATCGCCACCGTCAGCAGGGCGAACCCCACTCAAGTCCAAGTGACTAGTATCGCTACTGCCAGTCAGAGGTTTGTACCCGTACTTGTTCTCAGGCGTCTGATAAGCACCCAGTTGGTTATAGGTGTTACCAGTACCTGCACCACGAGTAGTGTTGGTCCCGTACATGCCGCCCAGTGCCACGTCACGAGTGCTCTTCGCCTGATCTGCAGTTTGGGTGTTAGCCTGCTTCTCAGTGAAACCACCGCCCGTCTTGTGAGGGGAGATCGTGTTAGCCCACGCTTGTGTACTGGTTTTACCAGCTTCGCCTTCAGGGTCTTTCATCTTCGCAGTAACGGAAGCTTCACCCAGCAGATTCAACATCCGTTCGACCTTAGCCGACTTGTCTGGGGAAGTACCGTCTTTAAACGGAGACGCACGCACGTTCCAGATAGAGGTAGAAGTGTTAGAGAACCACCCCGAGATCTCTACCTGAGTTTCGATCAACTTACGTGCGATTTCATAACGAGCGGTTACCGACAGGGTCTTCCAAACTGCGCCCGGCAAACCTTTACGGTAGGCTTGCATTGCACTGATGTAACTAGACATGACAGGAATGAAACGATCACGGAACCAGAGGCACCAGTCGTCTGCATCACCTTTGTCCAGTCGGAAGGACTCTTTGAACAAACCAAAGATGTCACCCACCAAACCCTTGAACTCGATCTTGTCACCAGAAATGACGAACAGGGATTCGCAATAACGCTCAAGCTTCAGCACCGCTTCAACACGCCAGAGCAGATCTTGGTCGTTACCGTAGCACGCCAGCCGGATACCCGTCAGCAGGTCAACAGGACGATCATCAGGGAGCATGTCCTTAATGAACACTTGAGCAACTGCTGGTGCCACTTTGTAGGTGGTGTTCAGTTGTTGCAACTGTCCGTCAATCGCTGCCAAACGTTTCTTGGCTTCTAGGCGCGCACCACCCGGATCTTCCTCATTAGCGAATGCCTTGCGAGGATCGGCGAGTTGTGCTTCGAGCTTGGTCTTCTCTGCCTGCAATGCACCAGCACCCATGGCGGTGACTACAGTACCCTTATCCTCACCTTCAGTTTTGCGGTCAATGTAAGCGCGCAATTCTTCCAGCAAGTTGTTGACTTTGATGACGGTGATCTTCTCGCCCATGATAGGCGTGTCAATGTCGATCTTGGCAACGATAGAGTAAGGATAGGGCATTACCCCTGCCAACGTCTGGTGAGTCTGCTTGGCAACCTTCAGCACGTCCTGTGTCTTCGCGTCGTCGTAGTCCTTCAGGTTCTTGATCTTCACCACATCCAAACAGGCCATGTAGGTGAGGAACACCGGCTTGAAACGACCGTTGAACCATGAGTAGATGTCGCCCATTTGTTTCTTGTTACCGGGCTCCGTCACGAACATTTGAAGAACTTTATCCAGAGGAGCGCTCTTCGACAACGATGCACGAGCATTACCGATGACGACATGGTCAGTCAGCATTTCCTCGATTTGCAGGACCTTCTTCGCCAGATCAGAATCAGGATCACTGATACCGTATTGCGCCATCCGGATTTCGTACTGCTTACCCGAACCACGCGTAACGTAGCGATAGATCCCGTAGCCAGCCGCGGCGATACCCAGCGCAGCCAAGGTGTAAGGGTTGAACAACAGAGGAGCCAGCATACCGGCACCTGCGGTTAATCCACCCCAAGCCATCCCTGCACCAGTAACGGCAACAGCACCTAGATCGACACCCACCACACCCGCAACCGCAGCGGCTGTTTGATAGGCACCGTAAGCCGTGGCAGCATCTCCAGCGAACCCTGCTACCTTATCGATAGCTCCGCCTTCATCGATGACACCCGAGCTTGCCAGCGCATCTGTGGCCATGCCTACGGCCATACCAGCACCGAGCCACTTACCACCACGCATCACACGACCGCCAGGAGTCTTGCGCTCAGCTGAACGAGCAGCCTTCTCTTCCTTGGTACGTTTCTTCTTCCGCAGGGTATCTGTGAAGTCACCCATGCCCTCACCCAGACTCCGTGTCTTCAGTAAGGTAAAGATCCCCTTGGCCACAGCTGTAATGCCCGTAGCGATCATTGGGAGCGTTCTAATACCAATGGTGCTGAACCGACCCAGACTTTTCCACCACGACTTGGCAAAGAACTTCGTGAGGAAGGAAGTGACACTGAAGAGGCCACCGGTGATAGCAGCGATACCGCTACCGATCAAGCCAAAGAGACCCATACCGGCTTTCTTCTTGGCTTCTTTACCCGGACCACCAGCACCCAATGCACCTGCGATGTTGATGATGGACTCGTCACGCTTCGTAGCCAGTGCTTCCTTAGCCTGAAGTGCCAAGTCTGCCGCCGAGTTGAGACGGAGATCTTCATGGCCTTCACCTTTACCCATACCTGCCGCGCGCTGGTCAGCGAGTTTGGAGAACTCACGGAAAGTACCCGGACCGTTCTTGAAGCCACGGTCTTCTTCCTCACGGCGAGCGATCTCCTCTGGCGGAACCTCGTTAGGAGGTGTTACCGGCATAGGCGGAACGACTGGTGCTACCACCGTAGGAGCAGAAGCTTCAGGAGGTGGCGTAGGAAGGCCCTTAGGGCGGAACACCAACGGAGGTGTAGGCTTGGATGCAGCCACTGGTTTAGGTACCGGAGCCGAGGCTACAGTTGCTTCTACCGGTGGAGTCACAGCCGACGGAGTAACAGGCGCTACAGGCGCAGTAGCTGCAGCCGATTCAACTGGAGGAGGTGGTGCCAGTTCCTCATGGGCATAACCCCAGTGCTTCAAGAGCAGGTGATAGATACGATCCACCGAGTTCACGATAGGAGAGTAGTCAGCCTTGAAAGCGCCAGCCACTTTGTCCTTAGCACCCGCCATGTGAGGAGCGGCCTTCGCCTTAACCTTCGCCATGAAGTCCATGCTGAGTTTGCCAAACCGACGAGAAGCTTCGCCCAGCTTGTTAACGCTCACACCCATGGAAGTCTTCAGACCACGATCATAGTCTTCCTGAGTAATCAGTACTTGACCATCTTTATCGTAAACAGGACCGTCGATCTCGTTCCAGCCGTTGATCTGTACTGCATAGCCATCTTCACCACGCTTCCAGTATTCACCCAATGCAAACTTGGTGCCTGCCAGAATTGGAGACTCGTCCCCTTCCTTGTACACGTCCATCTGGTAGAAGCGGGTGACCAGCTTATTCTTCAGCGCAATAGCTCGACCGAATGGATCGATGAACTTAAACGCCTTGATAGCCAGATCTCGTACTTTACTCAGCCCATTGAGGAACACTTCCTTGTTCTCTTTGGTGAAGAGTTTAGCCGCCAAACGACGAGCGCCGATAAAGACCTTGGTAGCGTTATCCCACACACTGCCGCTGATCTCTTTCCAAGAGGTAATGATCGTGCTCTTGGTAGCGTCGTAGTAATCCTTACGCTGGAGTTTCCACGCTTCCAGAATCGGTTGATCAGAACCTTCTTCATAAAGGTCTTCCGAATCCTCTGCTGCACGGGCATTCGCCATACTGCGGATCTTGCCGTAAGCCAGAGCTGCCGCGGCACCACCACCGATCAGCGCTGCCGCTTTAGGGTTGTGGAACGCCATGGTAGCCAAGCCACCCAACAAGCCGCCCAAGATCAGAGGTTCGTGGTCCAGGAGTTTGTCGACCCCATTGTTGAACATGTCCTTAAAGTTGGTTTCACGCAGACGATCGATGATGCCACGTTTTGTAGCGTTAACTTCTTTCTCTTCCTGACTCGATTCCCGCTTGCCGGGTTGGTTGTTGAGCATGCGAGTCAAGATATCGTTGCGAGTACCTGCCAGCGTGATCAGTTCGGCCACACGCTCGTTGAGGTCGGACACACCTTTGCTCAGAGGAGCCATGTCCATCGCTTGGTTCATCGGGTGGTTTTGACCCAACCCAGCGATAGCAGCCTTCAGATCACCAATACTGCCTAGCGATTCTGTCAGCTTGTCCATCCCTTGCACTTTGATGCCATCAGGACCGACCTGAGAGTCGTCAGACGCTCTTTTAGGATCCGTGATAGGGCTCAGGCTCGGGTTGTGGTTACCGCCGAATGCACGCGACCTCAGGGGCACCAAGTCTTCTTCAACAATAGCAGGACGGTATTCGGGATTAGCGATGAAGTTGCTCATCGTGTTCCAGAACAGATCCATGTTGACATCATCACGACCGAACTCGTCAGTAGTGATCAGACCAGCTTCCTTCAAAGCGTCGTAGCTACCGTTGCTTTTCAGCAGGTCCATCCGTTTGGTCATGTCAGGAACAATGTTCCCCAGACTACGGTTAGCATCCGCTACACCCACAACTTTTGCACGGGCCTTCTCGGTAGGCAACATGCCAGCCATGCCGATACGGTCGAGGTCAGTACCGTCCCTGAACTGGGTAATGTGGTCGTCGGTGATGTCGAACTCTGCCTTCATTGCACGGCGGATCTCGGCAGCAATCTTCGGAGAGGTGATTCCCTTCTCATCCAAGTTCATGAAGCGGTAAGGAACGAACGCCTTGTTCTGGTCAGCGTCCTTAATCAACTGGAGCGACAGAACCTTCTTGGCCTCAGGGCTCAAACCGCTGTTACCCGCGATGCTATCTGCAAGGTTGTTAGCTGCTTGGGCGACCGGCGCGAACTGGTTGTGGTCCAACACCAAGTTAGTAGCACGGGCTACCTTTTGCTGATGGGTATTGAAACGGCTTCGGGTATAGTCGTAAGACCACGCCTTCATTCCGTCATCACCAGTACGGAACTTCTCAATCGACAGGTGAATCTGACTCAGCCATTGCGGCAGGATCTCGTTCAGTGTGCGGTCGCTGCGACGAGTCCACAGTTGCTGCTCGTGCATGTCCTCCAGCGTACGCCCTTCCAGCGAGTAACGAGAACCGCTGCTGTTCCAGGTGTTGCTGTAAACGTGACCCAGTCCTTTGTTAGCTGTGCTCTTCAGGGTCTTGAGGATGTTCCACTCAATCTTGCTGATTGGCTTCTTACCAGCCGGCAGGGTTGCGAGGTATTCATCATAGTCCACGACTTCGTTGTATTCGAAGCCGCCGTTGTAGAACTCGGACAAGCTGTTGGCTAAGCCTTCAGCGTTACCCGTTGCATAGGACGCAACGTTACCCAAGTCTTCCAAACGTTTGTAAGCATCTTCAGCCCACTTGGCAAAAGCAGGGAATTGCTTCTTGAACTTGCCGAGGTATTCTTGACCTTTGTTCGACTTGAACATACGCGGCAGGTTGTTGAGGAAGATCCCCGCTGCTGCGTTACCCAGCATGTCGCCCATGTTGATAGGCGCGCCTTCGGTCATCTCAGAAGCCATGCGCAGACTGCTGGCTACGTCAGCAATACCACCTACCGCACCTTCGCGAGCATCCTTACCGAAACGCTCATTAATGAAGTCAGAGATACCACCGAACTTGCTCTTGACCGTACTGAACACTTCATCACGCAAAGCTTTACGAACAGCCTGACTGTGAGAGGTCTTCTCGTAGTCGGACATCTTCGAGAACTTGCTGATGTCTTTCAATTCAGCGATGAGACGGTGCTGTGCAGCTTCCTGGAACTTGAAGTACTTAGCCTGAGTCAGGTAGGTACGAGTCGCCACGTTCAACTGCATGGCATCTGTACGACCCTGCACACGACGCTGATGATCGAGCAACTGTTCCAACAACTGGTTACTGCGAACGACCGTACGGCTGATGGCGCCGATACCAGCGATCTGGCGACCACCAATCTCGTTCATCATGCCAATCGTACGATCGGCCACCATGGTCATCGTATCGCGTTCGAGCAGGGAGTTAGCGTCTTCGTTCTGAAGTTGTGCCGCTACCTCTTCCTGACTAACGTCGCCACCCATGGAGGGGGCATCAGGCCCGCTCGAATAATCGCGCTTTTCCCAGTCACTGAAGTCGTGTTCTGAGAACTTATATAGCCCATCGGAGATTTTATTAGGGGTGCCTTTAGCTAACTTGTCCGCACCACGTTTTGCCAGGTACTGGAGATCCTGTACAGTTTGATAACTGTCCCCTTTAATTTCCTCCATGACCTCTTTGCGACGATCATTGAGTTGCTGCACGTTACTGAAGGCACTCAGCCAGGTGTTAGGCAGTGCCATCTTGAGTGTGTTGATTTTGGCGTCAGTGTCGCCGACGGATTTGCTGACGATACCGGACAAGAAACCGGTAGTGAAGCTACGGATAAACCCTTTCTTAGGCTTATCGAAATCGTCATCAAAGTCTAGATCGCCACCGAAGGGATCATCATCCCATTTGAAATCATCATCGGCCATCTTTAACTCCTAAGGGAAAAATTGTAATGAAACCCACGAACCTTACGTTACTGGACTTTAACAAGATTGTACCGGGCGTTTATAAACCCGTTACGTCCACTGACGCGTTTGAAGGCATGACCCAGAACCTCAACGACGAGGGGCTGTATTCCATCGAGATCTTTGGTAAGTTGGGCAGCAAAGAGCGCGACGAAACCGAAGCGTACATTGATACCAAGTTGGATATTTTCAACCCGACGTACTTCGGGGCACTGGCTCAAGTTAAGGGTCTCTACCTCGGAATTCTCAAAGGGACGGAATACGCGGTATGGGATCCGGAGACCAAGGATTTCATAAAATCCAACCTGCTGGAAGGCGAGACTGGGTTCAGTTTCTTTATTAAGCACTTTAACAAGTTGACACCGTCTACCACCGATTCCTATAAACGGAAACAACGGGTAGCCTTGATCAGCCGTTTCAAGCCAGTGGCGCTGGCGCCTAAGGTATTGGTGCCGCCTGCTGGCCTGCGCGACATCGAGTTCCAGCCTAACGGGGTTCCTGTTGAGCCTGAGATCACCGAACTCTACCGCAAGCTGTTGTTCCGTACTCGCGTAGTATCGTTGAGCAGCAACGGTGAAGATTCTGAGAACCCTCTGTACGATACTGTGCGTTGGGGTTTGCAGAACTCTTATAACGAAATCGACCAGTACATCTTCAGCCTGCTGGACGGCAAGGGAGGTCTGATGCAACGCCGGGTTTCTACTCGTGGCGTGGTGTCTGGTACTCGTAACGTTATTACCGCGCGTAAGGTCTCCAGACCGAATCTGTTCCAGACCAACGGGGTTGACCCTAACACGACCGACATCGGGCTGTATCAGGCTCTCCTGAACTTCCAGTACGTCTGTATCCATGCACTCCTCACTCGCTACCTGGAAAACATCTTCACTCCGGGTTCACAAAGTGTGAAGTTGGTGAATACTAAAACGCTGGAGTATGAATATGTTGAGGTGGCGCCTGCTGTCGTCGAGAAATGGTCAACGGCTACGGGCCTGACCAAACTCTTCAACGGGTTCGGTAACAGCCGTCTGCGTTCCAAGCCTATTATGATCAGCGGCCACTATCTGGCACTGGTTTACGATGATGGCACTGACGTTTGTGTCCTCAACGACATCAACGACCTGCCAGAAGGTAAAGACAAGAAACTGGTTACTCCTATCACGTATATGGAGTTGTTCTACCTGTCCTGTCACAAGACCATCATGGAACAAGTGACACAGCAGACTCGTTACCCCGTAATTGGTATCGGTTCGATTGTACCGGCTAAGGTTAACCTTCTGACTATTGAAGGCGCCAGCACTCGGAACATTCGTACCACTGATTGGGATATCAAGGAAACCTGCACTCGCTACCCGCACAAGACTGACAGCCCTGATTACTTCGACGCCATGTCGGTTGACCCTACTCGTGAAGCCGGTTACGACTCCGACCACGACGGCGACCAACTGAACAGCAACAGCGTCTGCGGTGAAGACAGCAAGGCCCAAGTGCATGACCTGCTGGGCAAGCGCGAATACTACATCAGTGGTAGCGGTCGTTTCCTGTATGACCCTGTCAACGAACCCATTTTGTTTATGCTGAAGGCCGCCACCAGCGGTATGGAGGAATAACGGTATGCAGCAACCTATTGAACTGAGAGGCTTCTTGCAGTCTGTAGCCGGGTTGGAGTGGTTAGACCAACCCTTGGGCGTTGCTTGCCCTCTGGCTGCTGTGACTGGCAGTGAAGCATTGGCTCAGTACGCAATGTTCTACAAAGCGTTTGTACAACGCAAGAAGCAAGAGTTGGTATCGCCTAACTTCATTGGCATCGGTGAGATCATTCTCCCACGGGCTTCGTTGGTTCATTACTTCCCGGCTAACCCTCTGGAAGTAGGTCCTACCACTTCTGAAGCATTCATCAGTAACTATCCTGATGATGTGTTCGTCGAGTTCCCTACACACTTCACTCCGGTAATAGGTAGTGGGCGTGCGGTGGCCATTGAAGTCCGTAAGGTTATCCAGGGATATCGTGCGAGTCATTACACGTATAACTGGACCAAGGACATCGGTACCGTTTACAATAAAGACAAAGTGTTGATCGTCAAGACTTACGGTCTGATCGACAAGATGTGGGTTGCTCGTCCTTCGATGTTCATTAACTTCGAGCGACACTACAACCGTTATTCGATGCTGATGGATAGCATCAACGCAGAAGCTGTTAAGGGTAAGCGTAAGCAGTTCTTCCGTATTGACCTGCCGTTGCACCTGCCTAGCTTCAGTGAACTGTTGATCGATTACGATCACTACATCGAGAGCTTTAAAGACGGCATTCCACATGCCAGTAACAAAACCGTTCGCTTGACCAAAGCAGAAAGCTCGTATTGGTTGATGGACTGGATGGCCTACCTCTTCGGGGATACCGAGTACAGCTTGTTCGGCAAGTTGACTCCTGAAGCCATCGACAGCATGCACCTGATCTTTGCTTTCAACAGTCGTTCCTTGGTGCTGCATTTGGGTACGCTGAAAGGCTGGTTGGACGAACTGCTGGAGAGCAAGTACGCACCAAAGGAAGGTAAAGGTCCCGAGAGTCATCGTGCAGGGCATCCAAAGCGTCTGAACGTGTCTAAGCGGGTTTACCTCGCATTGTTGAACCTCACTCGTGGTGGCATTAGTGAAGGAGAAGTTGTAAAGGAGGAGGAAAATGTCAGAGAAGGAGAAGAGGCCGAAGCGTCTGGCTCTGTGGCTGCAGCAGCGAAGGGATCTGAGAAAGGAAAAGGACGAGCATCCAGCGAAGGAGGAGGGGGCAAAGTTTCTGGCAAGACTGACACTACCCCAACTGTTTCTGGTGGTGGCTCTATCCTTGATGTTCTCGATCCTGTTCAAAGAGTGGACAGCGGAGATGCTGAAGGGACCGGACAAGAGGGAGACGCAAGCGATCCTGAGAGCGTTGAGGAATGGACATCCCATGTAGATGACACTCTACTGGAACAAGAGTCCACTGTTACCGAAACCTCTACCGCCAAGGATCCGTTCCCTAAGCTGGAGAGTGGTATCTCCGCAGCTCTTGAAGAACGTGCGCGTGATGGCGTCCTGACGGTTGCTGAGCAACAGTTCTTCATGCGCAAGGGTACCCAAGTCTACAAGATCAAGATGGAGAACGGTCAGACGCTGGCTGAGTTCATTGAGATTGACGACAAGGAACTGAAGACCCTCAGCAGTGACGCCAAGATCGAAGGTAACTTCCCCACTATTCTCGATGAGAGTATGTTGGTGAGTCGTGCCAAGGTATTGAAGCAGGGCTATGTGGATAAGTTCCTCCACAAAGATACTGCTCGTATGGTTGTCAGTATTCAGAACGCCGGCTTCGCTCTCAACGATTTCAAACACACCATTGTTTCCGGTGTTGAAGGTTCCTATGACGTCTATGGGTTCCAGGTTCATCATGTTGATGGCGAACAATCGACTCACCAGATCCGCATGCCTCGCGTGGGCAAGGATGGTGCGTTCATGGTCGACGGCGTTAAGACCCACCTCCAACTGCAACGGATGGAGCTGGTAGTTCGCAAGATTGGTAAAGACAAGGTTGCACTGACCACCCACTACGACCGTAAGCTGATGATCTCTCGCAGCAAGAAGGTAGTAGACGACCTAGGTCTGTGGATGGTCAAGCAAGTCCTCCTGAAGGCCTCTGTGGCTGCGAACGGGATTACCTTGAGCCGTGGTAGCGGTTACAACAAAGACTTGGTCAGTCCGCGTATCTACAGCCTCTTTGCCACCAAGTTCCAATGGATCGCCAAAGGTGATATTACTTTGGACTTCCGCATCGACAAGTTGCTGGAAGAGTACCCTCAGTTCAAGAAGTACACCAAGCAGGACATGTTCCTTATTGGCGTGAAGGACAAGAAACCGTTGACCATCGACAGTTACGGTAACTTGTACCTAGACGAGAAAGAGTTCAACACCATTGAAGGTCTGCTGGATATCCATGGCGCCAAGACTCCTAGCGAGTACGCCGTGATCAACATCAGCGGTTACCCGTTCCCGATGGGTGTTGTGCTCTGCTACTACTTCGGTATTGATGAGCTGTTAAAGGTTATCAAAGCGGAAACTCGCTCGGTGCCTATGGGTACCCGTCCGAAGTTGGGGCCTGACGAATATTCCATCCAGTTTAACGACGAGTATCTGATCTTCAACCGTCGTGAGAAGCTGACCACCTTGATCTTCGGTGGCATGCCTAAGTTGACCAACATCAGTAACTTCAGCCGAAGTGACCTGAACAACAAAGGCATTTGGGGTCCTTTGATGGGGGATCCGAAAGTCCGTCCACAACAGTTCTTGGAAATGAAGAACCTCTACGACATGTTTATCGACCCGATCTCCAAAGATCAGTTGAAGCGCATGGGGTACTCCACTTCCTTCCACCACCTGCTGATTGACGCTACGAAGCTGCTGGAGACCGATTACACTCGACACGGTGTAGAGATCGAGGAACAACGGGTCGTTGGCTACGAGCGCTTTGCGGGGCACATGTACCGTGAGCTGGTGAGCTCTGTTCGTAAGTTCCGCAGTAAGGGCAAGGGTCGTAAGCAGAAACTCGACATTAACCCTGAAGCGGTGATTGTGAACATCCTCAAGGACACCTCGGTGAACTTGGTAGAGGAAGTTAACCCGATTCACCAATGTAAGGATCAGGAAGAGCTGACCTTCGGTGGTACGGGTGGTCGTAGTGGTATCACCGTCGTTAAGCGTGACCGTGTTCAGTTGGACAGTTACCGGGGCATTGTGTCTGAGGCGAACAAGGACAGCGGGCAAGTAGGTTTCGTTACCTACCTGACTTCTGACCCTCGCATCGAAGACTACCGGGGCAACATCAACCTCAAGGAGAAACCTTCCTTGACGGGTATTAACTCGGTAACGGGTAACTTGGCTTTTGGTATGTCTAAGGACGACCCTAAGCGGGGGATGTTTACCAGCACACAGGCTAGCCAAGCGGTCAGCGCACAGAACTACAGCCCGAACATCAGTCGTACCGGTTATGACAACATCATCGCACACCGTACTTCCGAGTTGTACAGTAAGGTGGCGAGCGATGACGGTAAGGTGACTCAGGTTACCGACGACATGCTGGAAGTGACGTATGCGGATGGGACTGTCGACAAATACCCTCTGGGTCTGGAGATCGGTGAGGCAAGCGGTGAGTACCACCGACACACTCGTATTACCGATATGAAAGTAGGCGACAAGTTCAAGAAGGGTGATGTCCTCGGCTTCGACAAGCAGTGGTTTACTCGGGATATCTTCTGCCCAGGTCAAGTTGCTTGGAACGCAGGTCGTATGGTTCGCATTGCGTTGGTAGAAGACCAAGATACCTACGAAGACTCCATCGCTATCTCGAAAGAGATCATGGAAGAATCGGTTACTCCTTTCATCAAGATTAAACGCTTTGCTGTTGATGTCGAGCAAGTCGTTAACTTCCGGGTGAAAGTAGGGGATCAAATCGACTACGACGCGATTTTATGCGAAATCGAAGACGACCACCAAGTCGGTGGCGGAGGTGATAATGAATTGGCCAGTGATGTTAACCGGCTAGGCATTAAGCAAGTCCGTTCCACTCACCACGGTGAAGTCGTTCAAATCGATGTAACCTACAACTCTCCACTGGAGAAGATGTCCGAAGGTGTGCGCAAGTTCATTGTGGCTAACGACAAGCTGCGGAAACGCAAAGCCTCTATCGATAGCACCAAGTCGGAAACCGGTAGCGTGAGTAACAACCTCAACGTGAACAAACCGGTACTGGCTCCGGGCAAAGCACTCTTCGAGATCTACGTGGAGTCGATGGACCCAAGCACCATCTCCGACAAATACGTCATCGGCAACCAGATGAAGGGTACCGTCGGTAGTGTGATCAAGAAGGCTTTGATGACACGCGACGGGCGCAAGATCGACGTGAAGGCTAGCTTTAAAGGTATGTTTAACCGGATGGTTCTTAGCCTTCGGGATAAACTGGCGTCTAACGAAGTGACTATCCAGATCACTCGGAAGTTCATCGCTATTTACAGGGGTACCAATAAATGAACTACAGTACCGTCAACGGTGTTAAAGACATCCAAGTCCTGTTAAAGGAAGCGGCTGTCTACACTGGCAAGATTGACGGTGTCTGGGGTACTGGAACTCGGGATGCAGTCTTGAAGTTATTTCATGGCTGCCGTCTCCCGACTGCCGGGGGTCAAACGACCCTCGTTTCCATCTCCGCAGGCTCCGACTTCGCTGGTGCTAAAGATGGCATCATGGGCATTCAGAGCAATCTGAAGTTGTTCCAATTGTACACCGGTGCCGTCGATGGCTTGATGGGTCCCGGTACGTTCAAAGGTTTCTATGCTGCATTCGTCGCTTATCGTAAAGCGAACAAGCTGCCGGTCTATGACCTCGGCTGGAGCAAGCGGGTGCCGGGCATCTTCACTCAACGCGTCAAGCAGTGGTGTGATGCCAAGGGTTACTGGGCAAACGCTGCACACGGCCTCATGGGCTGCATGAGCTTCGAGTCCGGTAACACCTTCAGTCCTTCCAAGCAGAACAACGGTGGGGCCAAGTACTTTGGTCTGATCCAGTTCGGCGATGCGGCTTGCCAAGATCTGGCCAAGTTCCTGAAAGATCCAAGCATCACTCTGGAAGCTGTTAAGGCTATGTCCCAGATGGATCAGCTGGAGTTGGTCTTCAAGTACTTCGCCATGTGGGAAAGCCGTGGCAAGGTTTACAAGCGCATGGAAGACTTCTACCTGACGATCTTCTACCCTGCCGCTGTTGGCAAAGGTCCGGATGAGGTGTTGTTCACCAAGAATTCCGATGTTCCAATCATCGCCAAGTCGTACCTGCAAAACAACGGGTTCGATCTGGACAAAGATGGCGCCATTACTGTTGGCGAAATCTGTACACGTGTTTCCCAAGCTTACTACGACGGTCTGGATCCGGCTAACCGGAATATCCTGTCGGTCGCCGCCTAATCCAACCACCCCTTTAAAGGAGATCAGTCGATGACTGACAAAGCTTTGATTGACAAAATCATCACTGTGGCTAACGTCACAGAGTTGGTAAAGAAGACCGTCGCCAAACTGGGCCTGGAATTCATCGCACCCCTGGACGAATCGATCCAGGATGAAAAGATCAGCAAGGCCATCGTGGCTCGCACTAAAGGGACTTCGAAATGATTCGTGAATCGAGCATTGCTCTGGGCGAGCTGATTGCAGTTACCGGTGCCTCCATCGTTCCGACGACCATCATCGAAGGTCTGAACGGCGAATCCATCGGCGCCATGGCGTACACCGACGATTTCCGTAAAGAGATCGTTGCTACCACTTCCAACGGTATGCACACCGAAACCCTGGAAGCTGCAAGTGATCGTCTGGCCGAGATCATCCGCAACTCCATGAACAACATCCGCGACTACGGCGTTCCGCTGGCGTCCAAGATTGTTAACGCCACCAACCTGCTGTACTCGAAGGGCCGTCTGGAAAGTCTGACGACTGACATGTTCCGCGTCAGCTTCATCAACATCGACGATCCGTTCTTCAAGTCGGCGCTGTACCCTGCTGAAGTCCGCGACAAGTCTCTGTCGTATACCTCGGTTGATCTGCGCGGTCTGGAACGTCTGCAATTCGAATGGCCGGAAGACTCGACTGTTCTGAAGTTCATCGACTCCTCGCATCCTGACATGGTAGAGATCATCTCCAGCCAGGACGAGTCCCTGAACAACGCAGCTTCCTTCCTCAGCAACATCAACGAACTGGGTAACCTGTTCGAAAACAAGGATGGCGTGTTCGACTTCTCCAAGGTCAAGACCCTGCGGGTTAACCTGCTGCTGAAGATGTACGTCCTGTTGACCAAGATGTACGCGAAAGAAGATCCAGTGCCTTGGCTCAAGGTTGGTGATCTGGCTACCTACCGCTCCTTCGTCAACTTGATGTGGAACGGCATGACCCTGTACCTCATCCACCTGAAGGCCGTAGTTGAAAGCTACAAGGCTCGCAAGCTGGTGCTGGTGCAAGAGAAGCCGGTGCGTCTGACCGACCATCCGAACAGCAACTTCAAGGACACCCGCTTCATGTCCGGCGAAGTGCGTGCGTACTACACCAACGACATGCTGGATCGCATTGATGCCGCTCACGTGAGCTTCGGCGAAATGATCAAGGGTTACTTCTGGGCGAACCTGACCGGCGGTAGTCTGCAACTGCAATCGGTGATCGACAACCCATCGCTGGGTGCTGGTCAGGCCAAAGAGTACTACGCTTCGATCCATGAGCGTTTGACTCTGCAATCGACCAAGCTGTTTGTGGCTGGTGGTCTGAAGGCCATCGGTGAGTTCATCGCTGAAACCCCTGCACTGGCTGCACGTGTTGGCGAGCTGCGTAAGAACAGCACCGACATGATGTCGACCTGGCTCCAGAAGAACTTCTACAGCGAGCTGGAAAAAGCCCATTACGTTATTGCCGACAAACTCGGTGACGGTGAAATGGCAATCGCTGAAGGCGACGAAGATCCTCGTCTGGCAGTTGTGTTGTCTACTCCGCTGGTGCCTGTGTTCCTGCGTGCTTGCGGCGCTCAGATGGCGGCCGACATCATCGAAGACACCTTCATCACCACTGCTGACTGTGACAACATCGCAGACAAGCGTGAGCGCCTACACGTGTCGGTGATCAACCTGATCGTCTCTCGTTCTTTGGATAAGGCATAACTCGGCATGGATGTTGAGAATCTCAAGCACGATCCGTCGATAGGCGACAAACTGTTCGACGAGTTGGAAGATGGTTCCGTTGTTGCTAAGCGGGACTTTGAAATCCATCTCCCTAAACGTTTTGTAGACAATGGAATGGCTACCGTTGAGGAGACAGTGTCGACAGTGGCTGTGCTGGGGTTGGTAATACCGGGGGAGTCCTACGCTTCCCTGGTAGCACTAATGGACATCACCCTAGTGCCGCTCAGTATCCGTGAAGTGGGTATTAAAGGGGTTCAGTATCTGGTTCTGGAATTCACCAAAGGCGACACGGTGATTGAGAACCGCAAAGTGATTCAGGACCCGAACAAGCCCTATGCGTTTTACATGGAGTTCCTCTACTACGCCAAGTTACCTTGGTATGTTGACGAAGACATTCTGTCGGCCTTGTTTGACAACGCCAGGAATGAAAGCGGCGCTGATGTGGGTAGTAGTCCCCAGGTAATGCGAATATTCACTTCGCTGATGTTTCGTGATCCAGACAATCTGGAAAAACCGTACCGGGGAAGTAAGGCAATGTTAGAAGGGAGACCTCCAGTAGTTGTGGGTCTCAACAACAGCGGTCTTTTGATTGATGGTACCTTCCCGAAACTGGGTGGTGGCTATATGAAAGATAACACCTTGGCCGCTATTGTGAACCCTGATACCAAAGTCACTGACTTGGAGAAAGTAATCAAAGGGGTCCCAACAACATGACGAAGATCATTACCTTCGGCAACACGATTCTCGAGGGCAGCGGTAAAAAGGGGATCTTGAAACCAATGGATCCGGGTGGTGCTTACTACTTGGTAAACGCCGGTGGTTTCAACATTCCCAATCGGGCAGGTATCGTTTACGGTTTCAACGATTACCTGAAAGAATGTATGCGGGAAGACAGCGACCTTAACCGTCGGGTGTCTGAAGGGCAGGTTCAGTGCGAACTCGGCCACCCACCGCAGTACTTCTGGGAAAACGTCGGTGGTCGTATCGTGCAAACGCCGATCACCGACATCTACCAGTGGATCCACCGTCTGCGTACGGTAATGGAACCAAACGTGTGTGGCGCTATCCGGAAGATCCATTGGGTCATGGCGGGTGGCGATAAGGATCCGATCTACAACCAGATCGAAGTTCGTCCGTTCGGCGTGCATGGTCACATCATGCAAGCCAGCCTCGAAGATCCTGACATGAACACTGCGTTCAGTATCCGTACTGTAACCAAACCGCAGAAAATGGGGGAGCGTAACCGTGAGGTGGATTACTTCTCGACTTACGATATGGTGATTGAGCAAGGTATGCTGCATGCCTGCAAACACCGTACCGCGGGTCTGGAAGACTTCATGTCCTCCGCGTTGGTGGATTCGACCCCAGCGGAAGTGTCGACTACTGTCGATGAGTTCTTCTTCCTGTGCGATAAGCACATGGGTAGCGACGCCGCAATGGCTCGCTTTGCTGGCAACGAAAGCTTCGATCGTGTCAAGGCCATGGTCAATGACTTGAAGAAGCGCTACACCCAGGACAAACCAATTAAACTGGTGCGTTCGAGCTCGCTGTCGGTGTTCATGTAAACAACATTCTCTAGGGTCAAGGGCTTCGGCTCTTGGCCCTAGGGCTATGTTTATATTTTTCAACAGTGGTCGCATACCTATAGCCTAACGGGGCGCACACAATTTTTAAATGAGGAATGATGTAATGGATGATAAAACTCAAGCTGCAACCCAGATGCTGGAACAACTGTCCTTCGTAAACGTTCTCCGCGACACTCTGGGTTCTGCGAAGGTTATCGCCGCACTCCGCGACACCTCCAACAAAGAGTGGGACAACTGCAAAGACGCCAACACCGGTGATCACCTGATCAAAGGTATCTTCCAGAGCACCCAGAAGGGCGACGCAGTACGTATCTACATCGCCAAGGTCATGGCACAGTACATGCGCTCGGTCGGTGCACGCGCTAACGCATGGACCAAGAACACCATCGCCGCCGAGAACTTCACCAACACTTCCATCAGCAACCGTATCTCGGCCGCTGAGTTCCAGGAAGCTGACGAGCTGTTCAAGATCGTCGCTACTCGCCTGATCGGTTTCGACGACGGCGTGATTGACTTCGTTGTTGCCAAGACCCCTAAGGCCAAGGCAGAAGCGCTGGTGGTTTATCTGGCCTCTCGTTTCGATCTGGCTGAAAGTCCTGAAAAGGCTGCCGAGCATTACGCCGGTATCATCGACCTGTTTAGCGTCAAGTTCGAAGGCGACGGTTTCGATGAGCTGTACTTCCTGAAGACTGTCGGTCAGGTTATCAGCTACTACAGTTACAGTGTTGGTGAAGAGCTGAAACTGACCAACCCGTTCGACGTGCTGGAAATGCTGGAAAGCGAAGCCGACTACGGCAACATCGGTGAGATGGGCACTGTGCTGGCTGGCGGTCCTATCGAAGTCATCATCGACAAGGATGATCCGGATCCACAGGTTACCATTGATCACGTGCGTGCGCAGTGGGCGAATCTCGATGTGCGTGTTGTAATGCCAGATGGCAACGTGGTTGAGTTCAAGAAAGACGGCAGCGTAGTGGCCAATGCTCAAGGTCCGGTAGAAGTTGTTGCGGGTGCTGATGAAGGCAATCAGATCCGTAGCACTCTGATCGGCTAACAAGCGTAAAAAGATTTCAGGTCTATATTACTTAGGGGAAGAGACAGACTAACGTCTGGGGGAACGTGACTAACACCTTCTCTTTCTCTCCCCCTTTCCTAATGGCACCCAAGAGGTTTTTTACAATGAGCTTGAACAACTCTTACACCGATTTCATGAACGCTGGCGTTAAGTCTCTGGTCGATAACAGCAACTACGACAAGGCGACCAACCACGTTACTTTCGATGCGTCGAAGTTGGAACTGCCAGAAGGTGTTACTGCGGAATCGATGCAGTCCCACGTCAGCGTGATCAACCAACTGTCCGCCCAAGCTGAAACGGCCGTAGCTGAAATCGCCCGTACTCAGTTCGCTGACAACAACAAGCTGACCACTGTTGACGGCACCCTGGACTTCGGCGGCTTCACCGTTAACTCCCAGCACCACCTGCAACAGCAAGTTGGCGACGACTTCCTGTGGGGCATCAGCAGCACCGCTATCGACTACGTTCACAGCGAAGAGCAAACCAGCTGGCTGACTGAACAACGCGACGCAAGCACCGCGCTGGCCACCAAACTGTTCGGTTAATACCACTTTCAATAAGGGATGACTGAGGAGCAATCCTTGGTCATCCCTATGAGGATCTCGTTATGCCTGTTATTTTGGAAGATGGTAAATACGCTGGTTATGACGCAGTTGAATTACGCGCTGCTGTTAAGACGTTTAATGACCTGATGACGGAACGTAACAAACCGTTCGCTGTGATCAAGATCGAAGATGGTCAACCGGATGGCGGGCGTTTCCAGATCGAGCGTACTGTTGAGCACGTGTTGATCTATCGTGTTCTTCCTGTTGGTCTGTTGTACATTGCCAAGATGAGTATCGACGGCACCGAGGAAATCTACGGTGACGATCAGACCATCGGCGAAGCATTCGCTGTAGATATTTTGAACGATGTGATTCTGAACATCGACAAGGTAGCGGCAGCAGGTTAATGGTGGAGCTAAGGAGAGATCCTTAGCTTCGTTTTATAGCGCATTTTCATTTTTCGTCGGTGTCCTATGTCCATCGTTATTCAAATTGACAACCTCTTTAAGCGGATGGCTGACGTCGGCGTAGTCAATATACCAAAGCGCCAGTATGCAGTACGTCACGGAACGGAAGATTTTAAAGTTCTCTTTGACAGTAAGTTAAAGAGAGCGGGTATCTGGATGAAGACAGATCACATCGATAAACCCGGTAAAGAGGTCTATATACAGGTCGCCAGGTTTTATCCGCGTTGTACGTCTTGGACAGGTACTCCTCGTACAGATATGTGGATGAACAAATTTGTAGCCGTCTTAGAAGCGGCTGAAGCGATTATTGTGAAGGAGCATCAAGATGGAAAGTGAAGTAGAAAAGCTTTTGGCTGAACTGGAGCAGATGGGCATCTTTGATGTCGACTTCCCAGAGCAGTTGGTAGGGAGCGTTGTGTTCGCAGTTAAGTCTGATGAGCGCACGCTTAGCCTTCGCCGTTTGGTGGGTAGTGTTGCATACCCTGAGATCACCTCGCGTCCTTGGTTCACTTACAAGGCGTCTAACCGGGAACAGATCTATCACACTCAGGGTCTTGAAGAAGACGTCCTTATTGACGCACTCACGCGGTTCCGTGACAACATGGCCGTGCTGATCAACCGCTCTTTGAAGTGCCGGTTGCGTCTACCCACCGGTCACCCTGAGAACGATCTGTTCGTCCGTGATAAAGACGAGTGGATAAAGCTTCAGCGGAATCAGGAAGCAGAACCTCTGACGGCTAATGTTGTATCGCCTGATGCTGAGCTGATGAAAACGTTTAACAAACTCGTCGAGTTGGATGTCTTCAATCCAATGAACGGGTGTTTGCCAGTTGGTCAGTTTTACGTCCGGATATTCCCTGTTGCTCAGAAGCTGGAAGTTTACCACTTCCAAGACACCGCTTCGTTGTTGGCGAGCATCAAGCCAGACCTACAGATCTACTCCGACGCGAGTAAGTTCGGTATGGAAGAACTGGAGAATGTCCTGAAGCACTTGTTAGAAAACCTTACCGCCCAGATTGAACCACGATCTTACAAAGAACTGCTTGCCGAGTTAGATGGTTTTGAAAGAAATAAAGTTGTTGGTAAACACTACCAGCCTGAAGATAATGAACCGAGCCCATTCGGTCCGCCGGTCAAACTCGCTACCGACAACCCGTGGGTGGTGTGGCGTCGTACTGCGCATCCTGAGTACCCTACCGACGGGCATGCTGCTCGGGACGCCTTGATTGCCTTGTTGATGAATGAACCAAGACGACCAAAGATCGACTTGGAAACCGTTCCATTCAACTTCGAAACGGATACTCATAAGCTTTCACTGGGATGGGTTATCCATATGTTCTACAATTTCGGCAAGCCGTGGGAAGAAGTACACTGCATCGGCATTGCCCGCCTCGACCAACACAAACGTTACTAACCTGGAGCAACACAATGATCCTGAAGTCTCTTCCGAAACATTCCGAAACCACTTACGGCGTTCACCCGGCCATTCTGGCTGAGATCGTTCGTGACAACGCGTTCACCCTGATGGCGCCGGATGTTATCCATCAGGCCATGAAAGATCTGGATCAAGGTGTCATGGGTGCTGTGCGTTCCCTGATCGCCAAGTTCGACCTGCTGCGCCAAGGTATCGCGTATGGCTTGACTTACCGCATCGACTGGTCCAACCCAGTAGCCCCGCGTCTGCTGTTCCTGGTCTACAAGCGCAACAAGAAGAACGCCAACAAAGAGTTGCAATCGGTTTTCTCTCTGGGCGCCGGCGGCCACATCGAAGGTCTCGACCTGTCGTACCACCAACTCGATCTGGGTGGCGGTGAGTTCGAGATGACTCAAGCAGTCGACATGTTCGAATCCATGGAAGATTCTTTCGCTCGTGAATACGGCGAAGAAGTAATCCTGCTGGATCAGAACGGTAGCGACATTACCGATCTGGTTATCGACCCGTTGTACAACGACGGCTTCCCTAAAGTCGGTTTCGTGATGGACAGTAGCCCGCTGCCGGGTTACGTCGGCACCATTCACTTCGGCGTGGTTTACGCTATTCATGCTGCTGACGCTGTCGGCTTCGACATGAAAGAAGAAATGAACGACGCGGTGTGCTGGGCTTCTGCAGATCAGCTGCTGAGCGATCCAGTCTTCACAGGCGAAGTTGCGTTCGAGCCATGGTCGCAAATGATCCTCGATCAGATCTACGATCTGGAAAAGCACATCATCGAACACTTCGTCCTGGAAACTGTTGACAAAGCAGCGTCCGCAGAACCAGCGGTGTTCTAATCCGGCTAACCCTGCCCCTTCGGGGGCAGGGTTATTACCGCTACATTTTTGTTAAAAGGATTTTCCTATGAGCAGCAACCGTATTAAAGAACCGACCACAGAACTTACTGATCTGTACCACCAAACAACACGTGCTTTCAATGGTGGAGTGGATGGTGTGTTTGTCTGTGGGCAGTTGACTGTTGTTCTGGTTGAACGGAAACACTTCGCACCGGATATCTACGTATACAACTTCAAGCGTAGTCGTAAGCCGTTGATTGAACTGGGTAATGCTGGGCAATCTCTGTTGTTCCGTCCCTACTCGAAAGAAGGGGTGAACGGTGACATCTACCTCAATGAGGAAGATATCCTCAAAGAGATGCGGTTGATTCCTAAGCTGATGAAAGAACGTGTTCGTAATCACATCATTCACGAGATGGCAGTTCATAGCGGGAACTAACTCTATGGGACAACCATGAGGCCCTTCTAATGTCTATCGAACTGGCGTCTAAAATTGAACAGCTGCAAATGCGACTGCACTCAGTTTGTAAAGAAAAGCAATGTCCAGTGCTCGCAGAAGAATTAAGCACCACGTTGGGACTAATCCCGGCGCTGTATGAAAAGATCCGTCACGGCGAACCCGGTCATGAAGCGTGGCTGAAGGATGCTATTGAAGCGCACTTCTTAAAGAAACCCATGCCTGATTACGTGGCGAAATAACGGAGCAGTTATGAAGGGCAAATTTGTTGTTGTTGACGGTCTGGGCGGGGCTGGTAAGTCCACAGTCTTGGACAAGATCGAAGCCTTCTGTAAAGATGGCGGTTTGGACTACGTTCGTACTCGTGAACCGGGTGGCACGTTTGCAGCTGAATATCTGCGCAAGCTGTGTCGCGAAGGTATTCCGGGTGATCCTGATAAACTGGAACCTATCACTCAGGCGCTGTTGTTTAATGCAGCCCGCGCTGAGAACGTCCAGAAGGTCATCCTGCCTGCGTTGCGGGCTGGTAAGGTGGTTCTGTGCGATCGTTTCGCAGACACCACCTACGCGTTCCAGGGCGGTGCCTTAGGTGTAGATCTGGGTGTGTTGCAAGGCATCCATCAGTTGGCACATGGTATCAACCCGGATATGACCTTCTTGCTGGACGGTAAGCCAGAAGTCTTCCTGCAACGTATCTCTCCAGAAGAGATGGCGAGTGATCAGTTCGATAACTTAGAGCTGACCAAGCTGAAGAACGCGCGGTCGATGTATCTGACCATGTCGACGACGTACCCTGAACAGTATCGAGTGATCGATGCTATGCAGTCACAGGAACAAGTGTTCGCACAGATCCTGCCGTATCTGCAAGAGCTGAAGAATCTGATGCGCCAGCGACCTAGCACCAAAGGTGTACAAGTCATTCAAGATGCGTTTCCTGGGGGCTCGGTAAGTATCAAACATACATCCGAGGTTTAAAATGTCTGCTGAAGACGAAATGATCGACAAGCTCCGTTTGGAGCAATACGGAAAGGTCTATTCCACGACCCCTCCGGAACGTCCACCGTACAACCCTAACGGGCTTAAAGAGAACCCTGACTTCGTCAAGAACTCTGAGCCCGCTAAGCAGTACGAGTTCGGTATGCCGTTGTCCGTACGCAAGTAAGGTGTGATATGAAACTCTACCATTACTCCGGTGCGCATTACGATCAGTTACAAAGCCGTCGTGTAACAGGGCTTCCGATGCGTCCGGGTATGCGAGTCTCTGACGATTACTTGGATCACATCTCAGTCTTCTTCGATCCCATTCCTTCTAAGCTCATGCCGGAGATCTTTTATAAAGGTCATCCGTTCTGGTTTAAAGGTCATGTGATTTATGAGCACGTGGTCGAGGTAGCTGATCTGGAAGATGAGTTCAACTTCCGCATGGTAGAGAGTGATCGACGGACAGAGCTGTTGGATAAGTTCTCTGAAGAGCACAATTGGGAAGATGACGATCCCAAGATCTTGGCCAAGTGGAAGGTCGAGGAGCTCAAGATGCAGCGCAAGTATCACGAGATTGGTTTTGATAAAGCCAGTCTCATTGCGTTGATTAAGACCCTACCTCGTGACGTTACGAAGTATGGGTACTTGAAGGCTAGATCCCGTGATGACTTTGACCTCGGTTACAACAAGTATGCTGCCAACGTTCCGCACCTCATGCTGTACGTGCGCACAGGTATCATACCGGTTAAGGAAGTGTTTGAGTTGACCATCGGTAGCGACCACCGCAAGAAAGTTGTGTGAACCACACTATAACCCCTCCTAGCCCGCAAAGGCTAGGAGGGGTTATATTTAAGATACATTTGTTTTCAGGTCTATATTACCAGTACGATAAAGACAATCAATGTCTTTCACACTCTGGAGCAATACCTCATGACTACTACTACTTCTTTCATGGCTGACCGTTTCGCTAAACTGCTGTCCAACATCGCTTTCGAAATTCCATTCGACCCTGAGTGGAAAAACGGCACTGGTTACTTTGACCATGCTGTTGATTGCTACGTACCTGAAGGTCGCGTAGTTAAATCGATCTGCCCTGACACTGAACGTCGCATCGTTCTGGTGGGCACTGTTCTGGGTACCGTTGTGGTATTCGAACGTTACACGCCGAAGCCAGAAGCCAAGCAGGCATTCATCCTGACCTGGCACGCACCAAATGCTCTGAAAGGTTTCATCGGCGAGCCAGCACTGACTTCCGATGGTCTGGAAGGTATCGTGTGCACTTACTACCCGCAAGACAACATCAGCAAGCACGTTAACAAGCTGATCGACGCAGGTATCAAAGCACGTGCTGTTCTGGCTGAGAAGGCTGCTGAAATGGTTGCAACGCAAGTTGAACCAGAAGTAGTGACCTCGGAAACTCGAGTTCTCACTGGCTTCGAAGCAGTAGTCGCGGCAGTCAAATCGGTTAACGGTTTGGTGCTCGACGATCACCGTGGTAATGGTGGTAAGCTGCAACTGTGCGGCGTGGCTACTCTGGACAAAGGGGATTCTTCTATCCCAGTTGCTCTGATCCACGATGACTACTTCTCGTTGAACGAAGTTTACCTGGACGATCAAGGTGTTGCTCACATCTCTACCCGTGCGGTAGGTGGCGTGATCCACACTCCAAAGCGTCTGAGTGTAACCTTGGCTGATGGTATTGCCAAGTACAACGACGAAGCTCGCACTGCCAAATGGTCGTGCGGTACCGTAGAGAACGTAACAACGTTCTAATTACCTCAAGGTAAGGAGCAGGGGATTTCCTCTGCTCTTTATTTTTTGGGGAGTCTCGTTATCTCTTTTAAGACCAAGGAGCTTCAAATGAAAGTGTTCTTCTCTCTGGCGTTGATTTATCTGTTGGGTTCTTTCAGCAACGCCTTCGCTGATATTCCTGATGAGATCCCTGGTCATCATGAAGACGTGTTGTTGGATTGCAACACTACGGCGAACAAACGTGTACTCGTTATGCGTGATCCAAAGACCGATACCTTCACGATCCTTTACGGTAGTGATCTCGTGCGCCCAGAACGCACCACAGTTAGACAAGGTAATGACATGGGTACTTCGCGTACTCTGTCTACTACTGAGTCGACTGAGATCCGAGAGATCTACGTATCGGAGCCACCCGAGTTTGTAACCGTGGGTGTAGTGGATAAAGGTGGCGTTCTCTCTGCTTACTACAGTGTGCAGAAAGACATCACCAAGATCGTTTCAGATAAGTGTGTTCCGGAGACGATTAAAAGCAAATTCGATTTCTCAGAGAACTTTCAATCTCTGACTGAAGTTGATTGACGCCGGGGAGGTTATCCTCCCTTCTTCGTCTCCTTTATTTTTTTGTTTAAAGGAGCAAGTTTATGATCAACCGTTTCCGTGCGGTAGACCGTAAGAATCTGGATACCTTTCAGGGGATCATTGAAGTAGCAGGTGGCTACGTCCCGTTGGACTTTATCTTCAAGATCTTCAACCACATGAAAAAGAATCCAGACGGGTATGATCATCATTGGTTGCTTAAAGCTCTCAGGACTGCACAGGACCTGTCGGATCTCCATAGCCTCCCAGAAGGCATGAGATCGATCATGTACGCCGTTACATTATTAATGGAGACTGGTCGCACTTACGACGGACAACACCCCCACGACGCTTCTGGGGCCTTTGCAGTGGTGTTCCTGAACGAGCACGCGGATGCTTTCTTCACGGATGAGGAAATCAAGTCTATCTTTAATTGCTGCCGACGAATGACCCTTACCAACATGCGTCCTTCAGTGGACACTCAAATCGCCGTCATAGCGCAGGAGGTGCGGTTACTTGCAGATGTGTTTTATCCAGATCCAGCGAAGCTCGTTATCGACTTCGTTAAAAACAATTCTACGCCTAATCTGACACCTATGGGACCCGATCAGTGGTGCCAAGAGTTGGCAGAGCACTTCGCAGAAAAGTATGGTCGGAAGGGAACAGCTTGGAAAGCACTCCCGATCATGGTTCTCAACAACAAACAGGAGCAGCTCCGGAACTTCCAGATTATTGCCGATGACCGTGGAGCCATCGGTGATCTAGTGAAGAATAACTACAATCGAATATTCGCTAAAAGGTAAATCAACATGGTTGATTTCATCATGAATCTGGCAGTGGGCGTTGTCTGGCTTACGATCGCTGGGTTGCTGATTATTCGGCGCAGGGAAAGGCGTGGGTTGCGTTATGGCATTAGCCTACTGGATGACGGTATGGAGTTCTGGTACCGTCTAGGTGTGTATGCCGGAACCGTCAGAATGATCCGTGATGTTAACGTTAAAGTTCCTCAGCTCGATGGTCACGTGCTAGGATGGGAATGCAAGTTTCCTACATGTTTCACTAATAAGGAAATGTGCCAGTACATCTGTGTCAACGCACCGACTGCTGTGGATGAGAGTGCATTCCATCCGACAGACCTGATGATCTTTAATGAAGTCGTTAACCGGAACAACAACGGGCTCGTTAGTATCTACGGTCAGATCTTTATCTACGACAATAGCGACTATAAGCCATTTGAAAAATGAGAAGACATAATAAACCCCTACCCCATCCGTGAGGAGGGGTAGGGGTTTATTACTTGTTTCAACGCTCGGGTTATTAGCCCAAGTATTCCGTGTTGGCCACGGTTGCTTTCGAGTTGGTCATACGCTCGATGGTACCAGCGTCGCTCAGACTCTCCAGGATCGCAGTGCGCTCTTGGAAGCCAGGCGGTGCAGTGATAGCATCAGGGTTGTACAACGGCAACAGCGCGAGCATTTGACGGGCAATGGTCTTGACCGCCAGGGTGTCGAACTCAACTACACCGGTGAATTCCATCTGGATTTGACGGATGGTGTTTTCTTCCGACTTGTTGCGCTTCAGCTCGATCGGCACGGTGTTAACCGGCTGACCACCAACAACGATGGCGGCGTGAGACACGTCCTTCATGTTGCGGGTTGGCTCGAAGTAGATCGCCGAGTACGAAGTCTCGTCGAGCAACATGTCTCCCGGATCGTCGAGGATGACCATCTTGGCGTTCAGGATCTCAGGATCCATCAGGCCCCAACGCGACCAGATCTTGATCATGTTGGTGAAGGGCTCACCTTCCACGTCGTAAACAGTGTGCGTTACCGCACCCAGGCTACGGGTAGCGCCGACCGGGATCGACATTTTGTGGCCGGTCCATTCCATCGCGCCGAAGTTAACTTCGGTGGAGTCACGGAGACCTTCGAACGACTGCGAACGGTTCTCGAAGAAAGCCTTGCAGAGCGAGTGAAGCTTATCGCCGCCTGGCAGACGCGAGAACATTGCAGGGGTGCTGAGAACGATGCACCAGGCTTGTTGCGAGACGTGTGGCTGAGCCGACATGTACTCGAAAACGTTGCCGGCCCAACCGTACATGCCGCCGTCGTCACCATTGATGACGGGACGGTTTTCCTGGTCCATCGCAACAACGAACGGATCGCTGGCGCTGAGCAGGGTATTGTCAGTACGGTGAGGGTAGTTCGTGTTCGAACCAGCGCTCGACTTGACTGGAACTGGGGTGGTAGCCATTGACTGCTCCTTACGCAGTAGTCAGATCTTCTTCGTTGTACGCGAAGAGATCCAGGTTCATCATGTACTTACCTTTGTTGAAGTAAGCGTGAGCGATGGTGTTCATCACAGCGCGACCGCCCGGTTGGGTTTCGTCGTAAGACGGGTCGAACGTGATCTGACGAACCAGACCACCCAGTGCATCGCGGCATTTACGCTCTGCGTTGTCCTTGAACAACGAGATGTATTGGCCGGCCGACAGCGAGGTGTCGCCGCACAGGCTGTTCCACTCGTCCTGAGCGATCTTCTCGATGCACACGCACAGGAAGTTGGTGACCAGGTCTTTCAACACGGAGTCCGGGTTGTTGTACACGGTGACCAGCGCTGGGCGGAACAGAGTTTCAACGTTACGAGGGCGCAGAGTCACACCACCGTTGTTGAAGTTGTCGTTCGCAACGAAGTCTTCTTCGAACTCGATGTTCGGGGAGTGCATGGTCCGCAGGTTGCGGTTGTCCTTGCTATCCGGCGAGAAGGCAGCCGAGATCGTGCCACGGGAGTTACCGGCGAACAGGGCGAAGGCGTAAGCCAGGTCCAGGTTACCGGAGAACGCGTCACCAGTACGCTCGTCGATCAGGTACGCTTCGATCAGGTTGATCGCGGCGCGGCTGGTAGGGGTACCCCACTTCTCCGACTCTGGGTAGAGACGGCAGGTAGCTGCCAGCGCAGTGAAACGCGAGTAGACGTCGGCCAACTCGTTGGTCTTGCCCGGTTCCCAGACAGTAGCATCCGGTACCACGATGATGTCCTTACGGCTGGACAGCAACTGGATAGCCAGATCCTTGACTTCTTGGGAGAAGCCCACGTCCCACCAGAACGACTGACGGTTACGAGTATAGTTCTTGGTCTCGGTTCCGGCCAAGTACTCGGTCATGTCACGAGCGATCAGGTAGTTGGTCGCTTCCCACGCCTGAGTGGCGGTCAACGGGTACTTGGCGTTGGCCAGTACGTTGAACGGGTCATCCAGCGCAGGCTGGTCGATCCATGCAGGCACTTTGCCATCGTCACCCAGGAACGGAGAGATACCGCCCGAAGCTTTAACAGCGCCCGACATGTCCCATGCAACCGAGCTGCCCATTTGCAGAGCGTAGTACGGAGCACCGGTGTGGTTCTGGCAGGTGAACGGGTTCATCTGCTGGAATGGGAACTGGCTGACTTCTACCAGAGTGCTGTTGTTCGGCTTTTCGATGGCGTACATTGCCTGGCAGAGCGAGGTAATGTGGTCGTCGTACGAGTAGACCGAGTTGAACGGCTGCTGAACCAGGTTAACCTTACGGTTAACGTTGGCGCCGGTGAACTGGCCGAAGCCGTTCTTCAGGCTGAACTGCTGCAGACCCTGTTCGGCTTTGAAGAGGGTGTAGCTCACGGATTCCAGACGAGCCGGAGTCTTGGCGTAGGTACGGATACCTGCTTCGCTCTCGGTGAACATCTTCAGGTCGAACGGGAACACGCCGGTCTGGGTAACGAAGTCGGCAATGGAACGCCAGTTAACCATATCGTTACGAACACCGGTCACCAGGCCGCTGCGGTTGTATTCGTCGCCGACGCCAGCAATAGCTTCGTACAGCGGGAACACCACAGTTTCTGGGATGGCTGGAACGTCGCCAACAGCAGGAGTGCCTGCGATGGTACGACGAGTCAGCGCACCGACTTCTTTGGTGGCTGCGTCCGGATCAGGTTTGATCTCGATCTGCAGGCCTTCGAACTCTTCGCCGGTTTCAACTTTGGCACCGGTGTTGTCGCGAACGAAGTTACCAGCCAGGTCACGCTGGTAGTCCTTGATGGTCACTTTCTGCACGAATGCAGACATAGCAACGCGGGCTACCTTGGTGTTGGCGCTGACGCGGCGAACGCCGATAGCGGATTGGCCGCCAGCGATCAGTTGCTGCAACAGCAATGCGTTCGGGTTGTAGTACGGGGTATGGTGGTCCAGTACGTTACCGAAAGTACGAATGAAATCCGCAGTACTGATCCAGCTGGTACCTTTATCACTGGCCAGTGGGCCCTTTGGCGTGATCATGGTAAGAACAGGAAGGTGCAGCGGGAACGTGGGTTGGGTGACGTTATAATCCGGGATCGACTTGTCGTTGATACCGTAGTTATTCACCTTCCCCGGGATGATCTTTTGAAGAACAGTCATGGAGAACCTCGTGGATGTCCTGGAAGTGGGTCCTGAAACAATCGTATGCTAGCCATTTCTGGGCCGTACAGTGTGTTATACCACTGGCACATAACATGTTATTTTTAGAGGTTCCTCCATGCTGATCAACGCCTATGACACAACTGCCGGAAAGCCTTATCGGTCGACGGACAAGATTGAAAGCACAATTAAAACGTTGCATGTTACTCGCAACTTGACCCCTACCAAAAAGCCGGGTGTCTTCGTTATCACCAATGAAGAGGCTTATCCGTTCCCGGTATTCGCTTTCCCGATCACCATGGAAGCGTTCAACCGCCAACTGATTACTGTTTACGATGAGCGCCCTTTCCGTAACAAGTCGAACGCTATCGTGCATGCCAACGAGGTGACCATCTCCCGGTTGGCTGCGTTCCTGCAACACGACGTAGCAGAGGGCAACCTGACCCCGCTGAAGAACTGCCGACTGATTGCGACCAAAGCTTTCTCGGAAGCACTGGGCAGCAAGATCGTTCGTAGTGCCGGTTTGGAATCCAACGAAGCACTGACCCTGAAGATCCTGTTGGCCTACTACTTCCTGTGCCTGAGCGAGAGCAACAGCACCGACCTGACACTGGTGGGGATCAACGTTATCCGTTCGATCTTCGGTAGCGAGAAAGGTTACATCCTCGGTGTTATTGAAGACCTGCCTCGTCTGGCGACCCTCGTTGACCTCCAGGAAGCTATCCTCAGCAACCCAGTGCTGTACAAACTGAAGGGCCTGACCATGGGCGACTTCTTGGCTGTGGTCGGTGGTATCAGTTTCAGTTCGCTGGGTAACAAGATTCTCATGGCTGCGGCTGAAGCACCTTGCTTGTTTACAGCAATGGTGTATGGCGTGGCTCGCTTCAAGGTTTACAACAAGACTCCTCTGGGGATCGCTCTTGATCCTAAATATAACAAGGGTGTTCTCGAATCGTTTACTCAACATATCGATTACACCTACGACCTCAACGGGTAAACAACATGGGTATTCGTGGACCGGAAGACAGTACTCCGTTGGTGAACTACACGGACTTTAACCTTTGGTCGAATCCGGAAGAGAACCAACAGTACCAAGTCGAAATGAATCGTGTGACCGGAGACTTTGGCGTAAGCTTTAACTTCGGTTACATGAACAAGTGGCGAGTCCTGCCGAAGAAGAACACGTTTTACCACGTCTACTCTATCGGCGGTTTGTCCCCAGGTTTCTGGAACTTCAAGAACACCATCCTCGGGCGTAACCCGCTGGACCGTTGGTGTAATGCTGCGTCGTTGGCGAAGGCTCGTGGTATCCAGTTGGATATCTACAACTCCAAGGGCTACCAAGCCTCCCGTGGTCACTGCTGGATCATGGTGACTTACGACGGACTGGTATTGATCGCCATCGAGAAGATGTCGCAGTATCCGATTGATCTGGATTCGCACATGCACTTCCGCTGCTACACGCCGAGTGTGTTGGTGGATCTCAGTCGACTGCTGCAAGGTGAAGTCAACAACCCATTCACCTACGAAACCATGGTCTACGAGAATGCGGGTGAGCTGGCCACACTGATGGCTCGCTACAGCTACTTCAAGGCCAAGCCGGGTTACACTGGTGTGTACTACAACGGGGCGTTCTTCAATGGTGCGCCTAACGCCATCCCCGGAATCAAACCGGGTGACATCGTTGAGTTCTGGCATGACCCTACGGTGATTCGCACCGAGATCTACCAGTACAAGAACTTGGCGGACTTCTACTCCGATCTGGACAAGAAGCGTAAGGTGATCCTGCACCCTGCTAAACGTAAGGGCGACTTCACCATCCGTTACTTCGATGACAACGACTACTTCTTGGTAGGTCCAAACAAGAAGGGGTTGTATCTTCATCGGAACAGTGAGACCACAGTTCGTCAGTTGACTCATGTTGACGTGTCGATCGCTGCGGACTACATCGAGTCGGCTGCCGCTTACCATCCGGACTTGTCGGATACCGACAAGATCAGCATCATGAGCATGGTTCGGAAAACTGACTGGGAATACAAGTGGCCGAATGAGCATCATCGCATTCGTTACCTGTACCGTTTCCCAGACGCCGATATCATCAAGGCGTTCACTGGTGCTCGGGCGAACATGCCAGAGTGGACAGCTGCAGGACTGGAGACTGGGGCTACAATGGGTCTGTTGCGTCGTCAGTGGGGCGAGATCAAGAAGGATGATGCAATCCTTTCGACCGGCTACAACGCGGCTACACGGGTGCTTAGCGAGACTCCTCTGCGGGCTACCTACTTGCTGGGTCAACGCGGTATCGAGATTCCAGTAACCTATCGTCCGTCCTGCACCGCTTGGGAACACGATTCCAATGGCAAGCTGCTGGGCTTCTGGAACATGGTGGGCAATCGCTACTATGCTCCTCGTAGTCCTACCTGCGCCATGGTCGAGTTCACCATGGGTGAGTACAGTCGCAAGCTGGACACCACTGTTACCAATCAGAACCTGCCACTAGAGGCTGATTGGGACTACCAAGTCTACACTTGTGCATGGAGTATCGTGCTGGGTGAGCTGGTAGGTGAATGGACTAACGTCACTGACGATAGCACCATGTATGTCATCACGGATGGGGTTCTGACCTGGAAGGGACTGGATAAGGTCAACAAGCGTGGGATCATTATTTCTAACAAGAAGATCCTCGCTTATCAATTCCAGTTGAACCACCTTGACCGTAGCTTGGCGTTTGCTCTGACTGAGATCTACGAAGACGGCGGTTTGTTGGCTCCTGTGACCTTTGCCCAGGTTGATATCTGGTTGAACGGACACCCGCTGATCGATAAGGTAGATTGGATCTATGACGACCAGTACTGCTACATCAACAACAAAGAGTTCTTGGTTGACGGTCCTCAAACGATCACTGTACGGGCGCACGGCCTCGGTAAAGATGTGGTTGAGCCAAACACTGACACCGAGCTGGGATATGTGGATGGCGGCGTTATTGGCCGCTTCAATCGCTATAATCTTCGCGGTGATCGAGTTACTCGTACGGTTATTAATGGAGCCCTTTACCTGACGGATGAAGTTCCCCGGGCCGAGCGTTCTATTCCGGATGGTCAGTGGAGTGCCTTGAACGGTCGTCCGTACATGGTTAAACACCAGTACTGTCCGGTCAAGTATGTGGACCCTGTCCACAGCTACCCGTACCGTGCTCGCAGTCGTGAGGTCGACCAGCGTGTCAGTGACTACATGACCCTGTGGTTGCCTAAGCCTCGTACTGCCGCTGAAGAGATCACTTGGGAATCGGCATCGCTGCCGGCGGGTTCTAACCTCCCTGCGGTTCCGAACTTGCAGGATAAGTATCGCCTGTACAGTCCGTTCCTGAACGTGGTGGTTAACGGTGTGCTGAACAACTTGATTCCTTTGCCTGCAATGGGGTCCGGTGAAACAGCTTACAGCATGCAAGACGTTAAGGATGCTGTGGCTCCGTACATCTGGTGGCTGAAGTACGATCCTGTTATCCGTAAGTACGACCGTCGTTACTTCGCGATTACCCCGTTTGCAAACTACGGTAAACTTACCGTGTCGGATAAAGAGCTTATCTTCTTCAAACAGGTCAACGATTTGTACCTCGAATCGGTCTGTGTGATTGAAGGTTACTTCGAGGTGAACAACAATGTTTGACCAAACCCCCTTGTCCTCCGCGGTTAACGCGGTAGCAGGTACATCCATCAGCCCCATGAACACCGGGGAGCGAAAGGTTCTCCACTACATCGAGAACATCTTCGACCCGGATAAACATCCGATTACCGACCTGACCAGTTACGTGGTTCCTCAGGAAGGTGAGCTGGTGTTCGACGTGGACAACGGTATCATTTACCGTGTAGCCAATGTTGCCTGGCAGTCCACTCTGAAGTCGACGCTGGTGCCATGGGAGTTCACGACCACTGCTGGCGCTGGCACTACTGACCAGGATTACATCTTCGGTCTGCGTGGCGGCCCTCAGAACGGTGAAGCCCTGCTGGCCATCGACTACAGCGTACGTCCTAACGTCGCTCGTGTTGATTCCACCATCATGCGCCCAGGTGCTGCTTACGGTCTGGTGTATCTGGGTTCTGCTGCTGTCGATAGCAACATCATTTCGGCACAGTACGACTCGTCGCTGAACATGGTGAACAAGCAGGTGCCTACCAAGCTGGCTGCGATCAATGGTTATGATAACAAAGCGATCATGACCACCGGTGCATTCAGTGTGACCAAGAACGAAGAAGCACTGCCTGACGGCACTCGTTGCTGGTTGGTGTTCTACGACATTGCTGGCGAGTACATTCCTCCGGCGCAGCCGTTGATGGTACAGCACTCGGCGTACATGAAAGATCACCAAGTCGGCGTCAAGTACGTCACTGGTGTGGAACTCATCACGCCATGGTTCACCAACATCAGCGATCCGGATCGTATCATCGTTCCGATCAACGTTGCGTTGGCGACAGTCGAGTTCCGTGCGGTTACGCATTACTCCGACGGCAGTACCTCGGCGCCAGCTCCGGTTAACAACGGCGAATACTCGCTGTTTGGTATCTCGGAATACCGTCCGAAGTTCCCGGGTCAAACGGGTGAGCTCACGCTGACCAAGAAATTGGCAGCCAACGAGCAACACTACATTGCCAACCCTGGCAACCCGAACTTCGCTCGCAAGAGCTACACCATCGAGGCCGGTGCGTCGAAGGGTGCTTACTCTCCGAAGATCTACACGTACCCGCAATGGGATGCGACTCTGGGCGGCTACCGTCTGCAGCACTTCCTGTACGACTTGGATCGTCGCACGTTCACCGAGGTTACTGCGTTCGTCAAGTACAACGACAAGTCCCCGGCGTACAAGCCATCCTCGTACGGTCTGTCTCAGCCGTTGATCTTCAACCTGAACCTGAAAGATGTCAACTCGACGTACGAAAGTGTGATCTTCATCCAGCACACCGAAATCATCCTGTTGAAAGACATCAACGGTCCGGGCACTCGCTGGCAGGTGAACTTCTCTTACGGGAAGCCGATCTACAGCGCGTTGGTCGCAGGCGTGAAGGGCACTGGTGCGGCTACCAAGTTCAACATCATGAACGGGTTCGACTCGTTGCCTGAATGGCTTGACGGCATGTACCAATCTGTTTACCCGGCTTACGACGTGTGGAACGAAGACAAGGCGCCGATCCCGACGCACTTCGACCTCATGCACGAAGACGGTCGTAAATGGCGCTTCGACATCGCGGTTGCATGGAACAAGGACAACGCTATCAGCATCTCGATGCAGAAGGGCAAGACCTGGTACATCGACTGGATCAACAAGAACGCTTCGGGTACCGAACTGCAGTTGGGTCAGACAGGCATCACTGTCGAACTGATCTCTTGATGTTATACAACCACCCATCACTGGAGTAGAAGTATGACGTCGTCTGTTAAAGCATCGGCCCATTGCGCTGATAACAAGGAAGTTGTGGTTCGTGTGATCAACATGGCTACCAATGAGCAGCTCGAAGAATTCGTTCTGCAAAACGGTGAAGTCAAGGAAGTTTACGTTTGGGATGAGCGAGCTGTCATCACTCACGAGCGTCCAAAATCGGTTGAAGCTGTGTAACACCGTTCTAACAGGCCAAGGGGTAACACCCTTGGTCTGCTTTCTTTTTTGTCTGATGTATATTTTTAACGGGGATGATCCATGTCGGAAACCACTGAGATTCCCAATCTCAAGTTTGCTAAGGATCTGGTCAATTACCTCGGCTGTCAGAACCTCCCTAAGGAACTGATTGACGATCGTAAGAAACGGGTCGATTGGGAAAAGCGTACCGAAGATGAGCTGACCATGGCTCACTTCAATGAAGATAGTTTGTTCAAGATCAAGACGGTTCGTTTCCTCAAGGACTTCGCTCGTTACAAAGCGGCTCCTGATCTGAAGACCACCAACACCAGCTTTCTGCGTACCGCTGAGATCTTCCGTCAGCAAGGGATTAAGAACTATTACTTCCTGCTGCAACTGAACAACCCGGCACTGGTGGGTGTGGATCCGTATGACGAGAACCTGACTCATGACCAGAAGCTGATGGTCATGCACGAATGCGAGACCAACTTCTGGTACTTCCTTCGTGAGGTGTGCAAGCTGCGACCTGATCGTCAGTTCTTGGCTAACCGAGGTAACATCAGTTTCATCTGGAGTTACCTGAACCACATCACCACGTACATGATCATGCCTCGTCAACAGGGCAAGTATCAGGACGACAACAACAAGGTCCGGATCAAGCCTAAGGGTCGTGCTGATATACCGGATGACATGTGGGCAAAGATTGGCAGCCTGCAGTTGGGTGATGAAGTTATCGACCGTTACGGCAACGTGTGTAACGTGATCGGTGTACACCCTCAAGGGTTGAAGCGACTGTACCGGGTTTACGCCAGCGACGGTCGTTACGTCGATGCCGGTCCTGAACATCTGTGGACAATGGGTGACCATTCTCGCAAGGTGAACGAAGAACCGATCTGGGATGACTACACCACTGCTGAGATGCTGACCAAGCACAATCAGAAAGTGAAGATGGAGTTCCCCCTCATCGATCCTGAGTTGGGCAAGAAGAAGACCTTGGCTATTGACCCCTACGTCATGGGGACATTGGTAAGCGGTAGTCGTGTTGGTGGCAAGATTGTTATTCGCAAGGTCTCTGAACAGGCAGACGAATACATTCAAGCCAACCTGCCTGATGGGCTGGAGCTGATTTGCAAGGGTAGTCGTCGTACTATCCAGATGATCGAAGAAGGCAAGGAGATTGTCTTCGATCCAGAGATGGGGGTTCCCGCGCACTACCTCGAAGGGGCTCTGCAAGACCGCCTAACGCTGTTACAAGCGTTTCTCGATCAAGGGGTCATCACTGAGGAGGGTGTGGCGTATCGTTCTGCTAGCCGCATTATAAGCGGACACATCCAATACCTCGCTCGTGGTCTTGGTGGTACTGCACTCAAAGCAAACGGTAAGGTGACGGTTACCCTGCCTAACACGCTGGGTTACTTCAAGTTCAAGCATTCGACTGAGGATGAGTGGACCTTCCCTAACCAGTTGTTCGTGGATCGCATCGAGTATCTTGGTGAAGCACCTTGTACTTGCATTGAGGTGGACAACGAGGAACATCTGTACGTTACCGATGACTTCTTGGTTACCCACAACACTGTATCGGTGCAGGTGATCAAGTTCTGGCTGACGTTCATCATGGGTCGAGGCTATAAGTCTCACTTGGTTACCCTGAAGAGTGATAACCGGGCTCAGTTCATCGATGCCATCAAGAAGATCCGAACCTGTCTGCCGAAGTATCTGGTTAACCCAACCTACAAGGACAAGGACGCAGGTACTTACCTGACGTACAAAGCCTTCGGTGACGATCAGGTAAATACCCTGACCATCTCCGTACCACAGATGGGTGAAGCGGCTGCAGGCGACTTGGGACGGGGTCTCACGGTAGGTACCACGAACTACGACGAACCGGGATACATCTCCTGGATTGAGTCGATCATCAACGGTTGCTCTCCTTCTGCTTTGACAGAGATGGAGCTTTGCCGTGAAGCGGGTATTCCGTACGGGATCAACTACATCACGACACCGAACACGACATTGCATCCAAGCGGTGCGTTCATGTTCGAGAAACTGATGTCCTCGACGGAGTGGCGTGAGAAGTTCTTCGACTCGTACAGCGAGAGCCATCTGAAAGCCCGTCTGTTGCGTGCCTCGCCTAAGAAGACGACTTCGCCTTCTGTGGCCATGGTGTACAACTACCTGCAACTGGGTAAAGACAAAGAGTGGGTTAAGGAGACGATTGACTCCCTCGGTCTGTCGTTGGCTAAGGCCAAGATCGACTTGCTCCTCATGTGGGTGGAAGACGGTGAGAACCGTTTGTTCGACGACATTACTCGTGAAGCGATCAACAACGTTAAGCGGGATAAGGTCTGGAGTAAGGAGTTCAGGAGTAGCGGGTTGTTCGTGGACTTCTTTGTCACGCAACAACAGCTGATGGAGATGGGCAAGAAGGAGCACAACGACTACTTCCTCATCGGGGTGGATACGTCGCAGGCTATCAACAAGGACGCCTGTACGTTGATTATCCGCAGCATGCGCTCGGGTAAGGTGATAGGGGTAGGACGGTTTGCACTGGCGTTCCTGGATGACGTAACTGCGATCATTGTCGACATGCTGGAGACTCTCAACAACAGCCTACTGATTATCGAACGCAACTACGCTCACCACATGATCGATAACCTGTTGATCATGCTGCCAGCCAAAGGGATGGATCCGTTCACTCGGATTTACAACACGGTCTTCCAAGACCCTGTTAACAACCCTAAGGAATACGAAGCCGTTCAACACACCAAGTTCGCACACCGTACCAAGAACTTCTACTTGAAGTACAAGCAGTACTTTGGCTTCAACACCACCTCTACGTCGCGTCAAGTGCTGTACGGGCTGATTCAGGAAGCGGTCGGCATCACCGGCTACGGAATCAACTACGACAGGCTAGCGGACGAGCTGATCAACCTGCGTACTAAGTCGGACCGCATTGACCACGACACCAAGCAGCACGATGACTTGGTCATTGCATGGCTGTTGACGTACTGGTTCATCAAGCTGGGGGCTAACAAGCCGATGTACGGTATCCCTACTGGGATTGCCTTGACGGATACCCGCAACCTATTGGAAGTGGGCAAGACTAAGAATGCTCCTGATGTTGACCCGAGCATCCTGCAGTTTGTTGATAGTGTGAGAACACGTGTCGCTAAGCTGACGGATGAACTGCTCAATACCAACGACAACATTCTGGCCATGCGTCTGGAAGCAGAGATACACAAGCTGACGAAGCTGCTACCAGTCGAAACTGTTAAGCTGTTGACTGTCGACGACCTGTTGGCGGATGCCAAGCTACAACGCAACAAGCGGATGCTACAAAACCGAAGAGCAGCATAAACCAGCCATAACCCTACCCAGTCCTTTCGGGCCGGGTAGGGTTTAGCTTTGCTACATAAAATATTTATACAGCGCCGTGTGTAACGGAGAGCTCGGAGATCACAGACATCGAACCGTCTTCTACCGGAGTATCGTCGGTGTAGTCAATCTGGTTGTAGACACCGCCGTGGAACTGGAGAACCTGATCCTGCCAAGAGTCATCCAGCTTCCAAGATAGCTTGATGGAAGAGATACCCTTACACAGGACGTTGATCGACACAGACCCGTTGGAGGTCACACCAATGCTGAGTTTAAACGTAGCGCCCAAAGGCACGTCGTTATGGATCACAGTGTTGACGATTTCAGGGTTGGTGAAACTACGACGGAAGCCAATCGTAATCTTGCCCTTGTTCCAGAACACCTTCAGCGGAGGAGTGGTAGCATCCTTGACATGGATCTGCCCGATAACTACCTTCTGTGCCGAGTTGACTTTGCCGAGGGTGATCTCTTGGCGACTCCAGTGACGCGCTGCGGAGTTCAAAGCCCAGTACTCAGGCTCTTTCCATTCGCAGCGGGTACGCTTGGTGCTCTTGCTCGAAGCGCCTTTGGTAGGAGCAGTGAACAGAACAGCACCCGTAGGCCACTGGCTGATTACTGTAGGGCATTGCACGAGTGCAAGGTCGCCCATGAGTTCCAGAGCCACCGGGTTCGTATCAGAAACCGGCAGAGGTGTTGCGATGAGGAACTTGGTGATATCAACCGACATGGTTCTTATCCAGGAAGGCGATCATTTCGCCCTTGCTACGGCCGTTGAAGCTGTTGCCGAGTTTGTCGAATGGAACGCCAGCCTGCAGGTCGAGGAAGGCGGTACGCGCCAGCAGCGGGCTGCGGTAGAAACGAGCACTCTCGTTGTCGACTGCGGTGTCTGCGTTCAACTGCGCCAGCATGTACACTTCGCTGGTACGTTCTTTACCGTATGGCAGGTGTGTCTTGGCTGCCACGAACTTTTCGGTACGCTGAATGATTTGAATTTCAGTGTTAGGGGTAGACATGCCGCTTCCTTACTCGTAATAGTCTTTGGAAAGGATCCGCAAAACGATGTACAGACTCAACGCTGTGCGAATCAGTTGAACGGTTTGTTGGGTTTTAACGCCGGTTTGCTCTTTGATGATGTCATCACCAATAGTGCGAATTACTTTGACCGTGTCGTTCTTACTTCGAGGAGCACCATAGGCACCGCGCATCTTGGTAAGTACATCGTAGACGTTGGTCTTCTTGATACCATTAGCATGCAGGTATTCAAACATGTGCATGAGAACGGCATCAGCGAACTCTTTGTACTGGGGCTTCTTCGGGTTGTTGTACAACGCAGGGAAGCGCTGAATCACATACGCCAACTTGTCCCGGGGTACGTTTTCCAAGGCATTGGCCGAATAGGTAATCAGCTCTTCCTTGTAGAACGAGGTTTCTTCGGTGAGGATGCGATCGAGGTACAGGCTCAGTTGGGTTACTTCCTTGGTCTGAGATTTCAGACTGAGTTCGTCCCCCAAGTTAACCTTGGCCCCATCGGTCTTCACGATGTTGGTTTTGTTCTTCACGTCGTGGAATACCTTGTTGATGTCGTTAATCGCACGACGCAACCGGTTCTGGATATCGCCGACCATGTAAACGATCTTCTTGTCGTCATCCATCTTGGAGAACGCATCGAAGTGGATACCAGTCTTCGGGTTGATAATGAACTCAGCCCGAGCCTCGATCAGCATACGCCAGCTACCGTACCGCTTGATATCGTACTTCAGACTCAAACGGTTGTAGGTTTCCAGTACCACTTCTTTCCGTGCCATGAACGGATAGTCGTTGTGAATGATCGAAGTCAAACACTTGTAGTGGTACATGCACACCAAGTCAATCAGCGCTTGGTGTTTGTCTTTTGGGTCCAGCTTGGACTTGTAGACACGATGCATCAGGTACGGAATAGTCAGGTTGAATGTATCGCCTACTACACTCCATTCCTTGTTCACAGCTTTGGCTGCGTGGAGGTTCTCTTTGAGTTCCTCCTCATCCACGTCGAAGATCTCGGAGAACCACTGGTTCCGATCCGCCGTGGTGAAGGTGATCTTGTGCAAACCAAGGTACGGAGAACCGAAGAACTCCATGTGGTCTACCAACCCGACCTTACGGGTGATGAACGCATAAACATAGCGTCGCAGTTGCAGAGCCCACTTAGGGGTGATCTCCAGATAAGTGGAGAATCGGTCACACACTTCGAGGATAGCGTTGTTGCTATCGAAGTTAACGCCAGACAGCAGCGCCTCGTTACCGGTAACACCTTGGATCTCGCTTGGGTGCAACGGCTCCAGATACAACCCACCCTTGGCTAGCAATGAGTGTTCTTCGAGCCCTTCGAACAAACTGAAAATATCAAGAAACGCGGTCATGGGAAATCCCTTTACATCCGACGTGGAACGGAGCGGCGTACGGAATCGTTTACACGCTGGCGGTCAGAGTACGCCATACGCTTGGTCCATTCACCGGTGAGAAATTCTTCATACGAAGTCCAAGCATCGCGGTATTCGTTGATGTCGTCTTTGATGTCATCAAGAGGAACACCAGAACGCAGGATCGCTTCTTGAGTAGGACGACGGCAAGCACGGTAGATGTAAGCCTTAACGGCGAAGCCTACCAACTTGGCGAAGTGTTCGTACTGACGAGTACTGATGCTGCTCATACCTTCGTCGAACTCTAGGATGCATTTCCCCGTCATGGAGAAGGTGCCCGAGTTCAGCCCGTAGATCACGAAGCAGTTGTTGCCCGTCATGTGGATGTTGTTGTAGGTGATCGGCATGGAACGGCTAGGCGACAAAGAGTCAATCAGCCCTTGAGTCATGTCAGTCACCGAACCCTGTCCGCACATGGCGTTGGAGTTCATCGACATACCGAGCATACCGGTCGACGAGGTCATGGAACCCAAGTAGACTTCGGTTACCGAGATAATCTTGCGACCACCCGTAAGTATGTCCGGCACGTTAACTTCTACACAGCCGTTGCCGAGGTCTCGAATCTGAGCACCCGAGAAGTCGATGAGTTCAGTCTTACCGCCGTTGACGTTACAAGCAGGCAGTACGGTGCGGTGCAAAACCTTTTCGCGGATACCCTGTTCAACGGTGGTGTGGTTCACCATGTTGTACCAGTTGCCGGCGAAGTTACCATTGGGTTTTTCGAACGCCAACTTGAGGAGATAATCGTCGATGTCCGAGTTCATCACCCGGTTGATTGCATAGTCAACGCAACTCATATGAATAGTCTCGTTTGGGTGAGTGGAAGTGGTCTATAGCATTTCAAAAACCACCGTGAACGTCGGGGAGGAAGACCTTCCAAAATCGCCTGTAAAAGTAGATCTGTTAAAACTGGTGGGTCAGGTTGTCCGACGGGGTGAAAACCTTGCCAAGAGCTTCGTAGGGCCCTTAGCGGAGATTCTGAGTGGGTATCTGGAGGTGGGTTTCCATCTTCAGGAATAAGAGCCTAATTGATTTTCCATCTACCTATATATTTTATTTGGTGGCTGCGCCGGGGCGCCGGGGGTAGATGTTTATTTTTGCTTTTCACTTCCCTTCGGGAACAGTAGGCGAAAATGGAATAAACTTTTGTGGTTAATTTCTTCGCTTTTTCGTTCCCTTCTCTATTACGCGTGCGCACGCGCTCCGTGCGCTAAAGAACCTATAAATATATTTATATATTTATTATTCTTTATTGCTTTTACTGCTTTTAAAAAGCATGGAAACGCCTGCGCGTGTACGCACACGAGGTAAACAGAAGGGAAGAATATCTCAGACCTAAATTATCAGGGTGACAGGTAGAAATATTAAATCACTTGCGAAATGATTTATAGATTATACCACGGATTCGCGTTTTGTACCAGAAATTAATCGATGTATTGTATACGGAGCACTGAAACATGACGACAGTGTGTTACGACGGGCAACACATGGTCAGCGACTCACAGAGTACGTTCGGCCAGATGAGTAGTCTTACCCCTTTCCAGAAAATCCATACACCCGAAGAGGGCGACTACTGGGAAGTGAACGGTGTCAAGGCAATCGTGTTTGGCATTTCGGGGAATGCCATGGCGGTTGAGAACCTCAAGGAGAAACTCCGCGAGAACCTGACCTACAAGACTCGGTTCAACGAGGAAGAGATGCAGTTCTCCACGATCATCGTCGATGAGAACGGTCGGACCTATCGCTGGAACTGCAACAAGACACGCACTCGCCCAATGGAGATTCTGGAACTCTTGCCCACCATGCCACCTGTGGCGGTAGGTTCTGGTTACCAGTTCGCCATGGGGATCCTCGCTATCGGCAAGGACGCGAAGTCTGCTGTGAAGACGGCGATCCGTTTGGACCCTCACTCCGGTGGGGAACTCCAAGTCTGGGAATTCCCGGGCAAACCTGACAAACCTTCGGTTCGACCTGCAAAGGCCAAACCCACTGCCAAGAAATCCGCTGGAGCAAAAGCATGACCACGATAGCCTACGACGGCTCGCTACTGGTAAGTGATTCGGCCATGACAGTCGATAGCACCATGTATCCAGCCGCCTTCCGCAAGATCTACACACCCGAGGAAGGAGAGTACTGGGATATCAACGGGGTTCGTATCCTGGCTTTCGGTCATGCGGGTGACGTTGAGACCATTCACTTGGTCAAGGAAGCTCTGGCCGACGGGATCACCTACAAGACCACTCTCGATGCACCGAACATGGGTTTCTCAACCATCATGATCGACGAGAACGGTTTGGCTCACATGTGGTTGTTCTCGAACAACAAGGGTCAGGACAGTTACACCCTGCTCCCGATGTTGCCTCCGGTAGCGGTTGGTTCGGGTAGCGACTTTGCCATGGCTGTAATGACCATCGGTAAGAGCGCCAAGGTGGCGGTGAAGGCATCCATCAAGTTGGATATCAACTCGGATGGTAATCTTCAGATCTTCGAATTCCCTGGAAGACCTGAGAAACCTTCGAAGCGACCAGAGATCGAGGCACCGACCTTGCCAGAGGCCGTGACCGAGAAAGGTGCTGACTAACGAAATTTATCTATCCTATGCGTGGACCTGTGAGTGCACCTCCCTGAAGAAGATAGTTCGTTAGTGGTTCCGCGATGATAGTTTGGAGTACCTACTCGCACTGACCGGTCATGTCCCCCCGTTAGCATCCGGTCAGCCAGCAATTTACCGCTGGGAAAAACTCCTCTAGTACAAACCTGCCCCCTATGGTGCCCAGACCCTCCTGCCGGGGTCTGGGTGCTGTGGGTTCTTTTTTTGCATTTTGTTTTAACCGGAAGAGTTTATTTTATACTTGCCTACGTCGTGTCGTTTCCTTGGTTGGGTTTTGACATGCGTAGACATAGGGAGTGGGTCCGAAATTTACTTCCTGTAGCAGGTAACTCCTCTTCAAGCAATTGTTTCTTCGGAAACCCCCTTACTGGCTAACTATGCGGTAAGGGTTTATTTTTTACTTGAGAGCCATTTTCTTAGGATGTAGGTAACGGGCTGAAATATTTCAGGCCTACATCATTAGTGCGTAATCAGTAAATGATTGCACGAATTCATTAACGGTAACTTCAAAGAGAAAATTTACATGAATGTTAATAACTCGCAACTCGCTTACTTCCTCTGCGGTGGTACCGGTATCAACGTTGGTGTGGCTCTGAAGGGTGATTCCAAAACCGACAACAACAAGTCGGCCTTCTTCGTAGGTCTGGATTCCTCCAGCGCCAACTCTTCTCACGGCCTGTTCGAAATCGAATACATGGTCAAAGCCGGCAGCGCCGACGAGAAGACCCAAGGTTCCGGTAAAGTCAAAGCGACCAACTACCCACAAGCTGAACAGTTCGTTGCTCAGACTCTGGCCAAGCACAAACCGCGTCCTTACAACGTCGTGGTCTGCAACACCGCTGGCGGTACCGGTTCGATGCTGGGCTTCGTGCTGGCGCGTACGCTGCTGGCTCAGGGTCACCTGGTCGTGCTGTGCCTGATCAACGACATGACCTCCCAGGTCGAGATGTCCAACGCCGTCGGCTCCCTGCGCTCCTTCGCCAACCAAACCGGCCCGAACTTCCTGGACACGGTAATCCCGTACCTGGAATTCAACAACACCCTGGAAAACACTCGCGGCGAAGTCAACAGCAACATCGTTGACAAACTGAACATCCTCAGCCTGTTCCTGACCGGCGAGAATGGCGAGATGGACTACCAGGACGTCAAGAACCTGCTCAGCTACTCGAAGCACTACGGCGTACCAGCAGCTCTGTCGCGCATCCGTTTCTTCGACGCCGACGCAGTGGCTCAGTTCACTGGCAAAGTTCCGGTGGCCGTTGCTTCCCTGTTCAAGGACAGCAACAGCGTGATCCCTCGCTTCAACGGTACCGTGATCCGTTCGACCGGTGTGTTCGCCAAAGACGTAGCCCGTCCGAAGAACACCGACGAGCTGCACATGGTCCTGGACCACGGCGAAGCTCTGCAAGAGCTGGAGCAGAAGATGAAAGAGCTGGACGACCGTAAGGTTGCCTCGTCTTCCAACTTCGTTCAGCAGAAAGATCTGAGCGCCGGCGCTGATGCTTCGGGCTTCGTACCTTAAGCACCTAGCAATATAGACGTAGGGTACCGGGGAGCGATCCTCGGTGCCTTATGGCTGCTATATTGTTTTTTGATATTTTCTTCTACAGCTTCGCAATATCTATAGGAGATTATTCATTGGGAGGGGCAAGAAGGTGTCTAGAAGCTTCTGCATTGATTTTAAATCATACTCCCTACTCTATGTAGTGGGTGCAGATCGAAACGTCTTGAAGCGATGCGTGGACGGAATTGATCTTGCGTCTATTTTGATAGATGAGGGCTTCAATAACTTCGAGAATCCTTACGTGTATAACCGCATGAAGGGTCGCGATATCAATTCATTAAGGGAGCAAGTAGCTGGCGCTGTATTGGGGATTCCCAGGGACGCGTTGGTAAGTGTAAGGCGCTTGGGGAATAATCAGCACATCGTGTTGGTTACGCTAAAGTACTAAAGGGGCTACCGTGATTTCATTCGACGTTCAACACTTGGCAAACAGTCTGCTTATGGAGACTGGTGATACATATGCAGTAAAGGAAGAAATTGCAATACGAATGGTCGAAGCAGCAATCGATATCATTAACGAGCCTAGAAAGCAAGACGCCATTCTGGATCCGTTGAATCATATCTGGGAAACGCATTACGGGCTGGTAACACCCGACCTTGTTATCCTGGCGGTCGTAGACGATCTACAGAAACAAATCAGACAGCACAACTGGGATACACGGTTGGTTGTCAAGCCGACATTTAAGAAAGTGTCGAACACGTTCCATCGGGCTACTGTGCAGATGGATCTGGATGCCACCCTCGCCAGACAAAAGACCAAGCCCAAAAAGAAAGCTGCTGTCCGGGCACAAGTAACGGCGACGACGGTGAGCGATAATCCTAGTGCGGAAGATATCAATGAATTCCTTGATGTTGTTGAACGCAGGAGTGAGCGACGAACTCCGCTACTTTCAGATCGACACCCAAAATTTATTGCAGAACCTTTTGCAAGAGATCGGCGGGATTAGTACAGGTATTCCTCCGGACTTTGATCGCTATAAGGAAATGGCGTGGGGACTGCTTGAAATGGGTGTGATGTATTTCGGGGTAGGTAAAGGTCGCAGGATCGATGAGCAGCGTTACAACCAAGCGTTAGTAAACAAGTTCACCTTGGCTGCTGATCGGGATGACATTATAACCGACATTGCTTCAGCGTTGCATACGCAACTGAGCACTGTGCTGGACAAGACTGCTTTGGAATACCCGTTTGCATATCAGATGTTGGCGAATGGGGACATCCTGATCGGGATCGATGTACGGGACTTTATTCCAATCCCGGCAGACGATTTCGATCCTAATGAGGAGTGGGTTGATTATGAGCAGAGCACGTAGCATCCCACTAGGCGTCCTCCCCACGATATTCAAGAAGTTTGGGTATCTAGATGGGGAGGTCACCACCCTCTTGACGATTTTGTTAATGATGTGCCGGACTAATGAAGAGACGTATCTCGAAGATATCATCTCGGAGTTCATTCGGACCGAAATGGATTTAGATCCGCTGCAAGCCCAGATCTTCATTCTGGAAGCGCTCCCAACCTTATTGGACATAGGCACGCAGTTCAGGCGATTGGCATTGACCGGTCACCTGTTACGGTATGACGTGTTCGGATACACCATTCTTTTGGAAGTCGACGATGACTACTCGAACCTTCAGCCACTCAGTGTCGGTCCCACCACTGACTGATGTACCAGAAATGCTGGGTGCATACGGAACCCTGTTCCAGTCGCTCGGCATCTCGTTTGCACAACCGTTTCCTTTTCCTCTGAGCACGGGGTTTACTCACCCGATCCCAGAGGAGAACAAGAAGCTTACCGATGAGTTCTTCATGACCTCAATGCAGCTGACTAGCGCCAGCCAGATGAACGGCCCGCTATCGTTTGTAAACGCCAGTGTATCCAGTTCTATGGTGACATTCATTTTCCAGTACAACGAGTAACGATATGTGTAAACGCATCGTACAAATTGATTACGAGGAGCTTGCGGATCATCTTCTAGTTTGTCATGCGTTAGACACACCAGCCGAATTGCTGACCTTCGAACGGGCGAGGGTTATCTTAGCTGAACACGTCGAACTCATTATGGACGAGAGTGATTACTATAGCCCGGATGCTGTCCTGACCGATATCTTGTTTAAGCACCACACCTTTGGGTCTATTAAAGATGTACATGTGACAACTGTCCCAGGTACCGTGGTGATTCGCGATGGCCATCCTTTGAAGCTTCCTCTGGTACTAATCGAGTTAGACTTTCTATAAGGAGCATGTTGTATGGCAACCCCAAACCCCGCCCAGGGAGATATCGTCACTTTCCAACTGGTGGTCAACAGCGTCAACGGTGATGAGCGCGTGGATGTAAAGGTAGACGGCCTGTTGAACTACTCCACTGCGCGCATGATCGACCCGCAACTTGTGATCAAGCACAAGAACCTTTATCCTTACTTCAAGGACAAGGTAAACCAAGTCGACGATCCGGCGATGTACAAATACCTAGCGCTGATCGGCCGTAACGGCGCTACCGAGATCATCGGTATCCCGTGGATTAACGATTCGACCTTCCGTGTCATTGATGGTCGTAACGCTACGGTCGGCATTACCAACTGGCGTGAAGACTTCCGGGCTCCCCTGGCAACCTTCATGCAAGGGTTGGGCGCTTCCTACACACTCAACGTCTTCGATAAGTAAGGTGTGTAATTGATTACCGTGATTCCCATTAATAAGGGAGTCGCGGTAAATCACTTTATTTTTTGGTCCATCCATTTTTTATTTAAAGAATCACCTAGGGATTAACTTACATGACCGCCATGGCTCAGCATCTGTCTCCGTTCATGGAGGTGGAATACAAACCGAACAAGGCGCTGCTGAAGAACTACCACTACCTCGCGGCTTCGTATCTGTCCGTGATGTACCAGTGGGACTACGACACAGTTCTTGAGTTGTGCGAAAAGATCTTCATTCCAAATGAGAACGGCTTTAAAGAAGCCAAGTTCAAGGTCTTTCAGAAGAACAAGTATGGCGACCGTGTTCCAGTCGTTATGCCTGCGCGTGAATTCTTTCAAACGGTACAGGACAAGAACTATCACCTGTCTCCGTCGTTGGTGGCCTACACTCACACTGACGAAAAGCAATCCGTCAACGCTATTGGTACCGATACCTTTATTGAATTCCGTCGTTTGTATAAAGGCAAGCGTAAAGGTGTTCCGCACGGTAGTGACGACTGGCAAGCGTTCAACGAAATCCAGAACGCACTGAAGATCTTCAACAACGCCCAGTCGGGTGGTATGTCGTCTTCGGGTACTCCGCTGTTCAACAAGTCTGGCCACACCACACTGACCAGCACCTGCCGTGCATTGACTTCGACGGCTAACCTGATTAACGAGCGGTTGATTACAGGTAACCGACTCCTGCTCAGTTACAACAAGTCCATGGAACTGTTTGTCAGTACCTTGGCATTCTCGGATCGCAAACTGATCCAGAAAGTGATCGACGACTTCCAAATGAAGTACGCAACAGTCGATCAAGTAATGGACATGATCAAACGTTGCAGCGCTTATTACTGGAACAATCCAAGTAGCATTAAAGCGATGGAGATGTTTGTTAAGAACCTGACTCCGCTGGAACTGACGATCCTGCTCTGCACCATGGACTTGCGTGGTCTGTACACGACCAACCCTGAGATGATGCGGACGTTCTTCGACGAGTGGTGTGCAATCCCCGCCATTCCAGAAGTGGGTAAACCAGAAGACTTCGTTAAACCAGCCAACGATGACTACAAGGTTCTTTGTGTCACTAAGCTGGGCAAGAGCGCAACTGCTGAACAGATCAACCACCTCAACGCTTACCACATTACGTTGGAGCAGAAGTGGGGCGAGTTCATCAAGGCGTTCCTCAAGTCTGAGATCCCACCAACCGGTATCTTCAGCGTTAAAGAGATCGTGCGTGAAAACGTATTGACCTCCGACACAGACTCCATGATCTACTCCGTGGACATGATCGTTGACGACTACGTTAAGGGTCCTGAATCCGGTCTGTGCTTCAACGGTGTATTGACCTACTTCATTCGTTCGATCTCTGTAGACCAGCATGCTCGTCTCAGTAAGAACATGAACGTAGCGAACCGCTACCTGCACCGTCTGAACATGAAGAACGAATACCTGTTCGGTTCGTATGTAACGACTTCGATGTCGAAGCACTACTACGCACTGCAGTTGATGATTGAAGGCATCCTCAACGATGAGCCTGATCTCGAAACCAAAGGCGTTCACTTGCGCGGTATCAAGATCGCCATGAAGGTACGTGAGTTCACCAACAAGTTGATGCGGGATGTATTGAACTGTATCTACAACGGTGGTCAGCTCGATGCACCTGATCTGTTGCAACAAGTGGCTGATCTGGAACGTGCTCTGTTCGAAGAGATCGAAGCAGGTGGCTGGAGCTGGTTGACCAAGAACGGGATTAAGGAAGAAGCGGCCTACACCACTCCTGAGTCGTCGATCTACTTCTACCACGAGATGTGGGTGAAGGTGTTCGCTGAGAAGTATGGCGCGGCTCCTGAGCTGCCGTACCGTGCGTACAAGGTTAACTTGGACATGAACAACAAGACGAAGATGAAGAACTACTTTGACTTGGTTAAGGACACTGAGGTCGGTAAGAAGTTTGAAGCTTACATCACCGAACGTAGTTCCTTGACATCCGTTTATATCCCAGTCGACATGATCGAATCGATTGGCGGTATCCCGAAAGAGATCTTGCCGATTGTAGATACTCGGTTGTTGATTGCACAGAACTTCAAATCCATTTATGCCATTCTGGAATCACTTGGTTTGTTCATTATGAACTCCAAGGTATCCCGTCTGGTATCCGATGAACATTAATAGGGGACGGCCATGGGTACGTTACATTCCTTAGATGCAGCTAGGCGTAAACGTGCCCGACGGACGGAACTGTTTGGAAAGGCACAACAGCTGAGAGAGTTGGTTGCTAACTATCTCAGCGAGTACCTGCGTTCTTGCGACGACTTGGTAGCGGCTAATGACGCGCTAACTGCGTATAACCGTAAGCCTTGGTACCTCAAGTTCTTTAGTAACCATGAAAAGATGCTCCTTGTAATGAACATCGACCGAGCTACTGATTATTGTGAAGCCCAACGACGGAACCTTATCAACGCTCGAAGTAGTCTTGGTAAGGAACTCTTTAAAGAAGTGCTGAGCATTTAAGATATACTCGAAGTCGAACCTATATTACTTGGGTGATAAAGGTAATCAATACCTTCCACCGTTGGAGTTCAGCATGAGTCGTGAAATTCGCAAAGTGCCTAAAGACTGGGCGCACCCTATTGATCCTCGTGGTCATCACCATGACGGCAGTGTGTGGTACATTCCTCAGCACGACGGTAGCCGGTGGCATAACGATAGCACTGACTACGACGAGGAAAAGGCTAAGTGGGATCGGGGCGAATATCCTGACTACGCCTCTGAGGATAGCAAGAAGCTGTCTTATGAGGCATGGAACGGCAAGCGCCCTGAAAGGAACCGGTATATGCCGGTCTGGGCTGAAGAAGAGAAGACTCACTTCATGCTCTACGAAACCACAACAGAAGGTACACCAAAGAGTCCTGCATTCGACAACATCGAAGAGCTGGCTCAGTGGTTGGCCGTTACCAAAGCCACAACCTTCGGACGCGAGGTAGGGTCCTATGAGACCTGGCTGGCGTTCTGTCAGAAGGGGAGTACCTGCGGGGTCGGCTTCGTCATGGATTCTGATGGTAGTAACTTTGCCACAGGTGTAGATGTTGTAGCCAAGCAACCATAAACCTATAACTCCTACTGCCCTTTGCGGGGCAGTAGGAGTATAAGGATTTTCAATTTATTTTCATTTTTATTTGTAAAAAAGGAAGTACTTCGTCGGATTAAACCGTTAAGTCTTCTCCCGTAAGATGAAAATCAATTAAAATTGACGATGTTCAGTTCTTTCACTTCTTTCGCCAAATCGATCAACACCTGTCTGAAACTATTACCCGGCACACTTCTGTAGCGGTTAATCATAGTGTCAATGCAACGGTTGATAGGAACGTTGATGTCACTCGCCTTGTAGCCCATGCGGTTACCGATCGCCAGATAGATGGCGTACAGCTTCAGCACCTGTGGTTCCCAAGCCCACACAGTTTGCGAGAACACATTGTTCTGGCCCGGATCAACATAGTTGAAGAACGGTTCCCGATACACGCTACCGATCTGGGTAATCAGGTTACCCACATCTATTAGACGACGGTCCGTGAGGGCGTCAATAAGGAAGACCAGATATTCCTTGAGCAGCTTCTCCTCACCCAGCGTGTTGAACACCACATTGTTAGTAGAGAGGAGAATCTTCAGCGGCTCTTCCTTTACAAAGAACTCGTAGAGGATGTTCGTGACCGTCAACTGGTTATGGATCAGGGTAGCGGTGACCAGCGGATACTGACAGACGTACGCATGGATGCCCGTGTTGGTCATGCGGTCTTGGTTCATGTACAACCACCAGCCCAGCGCCAGCTCTACCAGATCGATACCAATAATGGCACAGTCCTTGAACTGTCCTTTAATGACGGGTTTCTCGACAGTGTGTTTGTACCCACGTTCCAATACCGTAGAGAACAACGGAATAACCGGTTTCAGTTTTTCTACACGAAGGTCGTCATTATAGGCGTAGGTCTTTGTGTTATCGATCAGAACCCAGTGCTCTTGAACGTTCTCACGATAGAAACCATCAACCGTCGTTTCACCGATATGGTTGATAGAAGTAATCTTAAACGTGGTGCACAATGAATTAGCACGGAAACGTGTATACTTTACCACGTAATCGAGTTCCCAGTCTGGATCGATGCTGAGCATCTGCAACAACCCTACCAGCCGGTGCTGGTTCTCCAGATTGAAAGGTGTGCGGTCAACGTAGTCACGGAAGTCTTTGCGGTTGATTTCAGTGACACGTTGAAGGTTATCCATTCCAGCAAAGCGACTACGGGGGTAGACGAACTTTCCGATATCAGGTAAAGAGAGAGTCAGCATGTGATAGCCTTCAGGATATAAAGTATCAGTGAAACGCTATTATATTGTAGATGACTACATCAGGGGTAATTCCCTGAAGGGACCATAGCGTAATTTAAAAATTCGTGGTGTGGGTTTTAATGCCACTTTGCCTATATCATCCTAGACGTTTAGGGTGTAAACGGGGTGGGCTAAGAAAATTTGAAGCCTACATTACTAATGGGACTAGTAATACAGATGTTCGACATTTGTGAATATGGTCTCGCTTAAGCAAACTATCTTCGTACACAAGGAAATTATACCATGACTTTGAACACTGGCGACAGCAGCGCTTGGGGCACCAGCGACGACAACACCGGCAAGCCTACTGGCGGCAACAATGCTCCTGTCGGCGGCCTGGCAGGTTTGTTCCGTCTCCCGTCCATGACCTCGGACAACCGCAACCTGAAAGAAGTCTCCGAAACCATGGAGAAGGTTGCACAGATCTACGAGAACGCGAAGAAGTCCACCACCAACGAACTGCAGCGCAAGATCATTCCAACGATCGAATCCCTGACCTCCTCGATCTCGCCGCTGCTTCCCGGCCTGGGCCTGTACTGCACCTACGAAGGCACCATGTACGTCATGGGCGTCCTGTTCTCCAACCGCAACCTGACCATCGGTTCTGAGCGCATCACCATCAGCGGCATGAACAACATGACCCAGCAGGTTTCGATCCCTGTTGCCCCGGCCCAATACGCCAACGGTCAGTTCCTGGAAAAGCTGAAAGGTCACTACGTCCGTCACGCCGAAAGCCAAGGCGTCAAGAACGTATCCGTGATCAACATGATCGTGGTGGATTTGGAGATGCTCGCGCATCCCGAAGCCGGCGAGCAGAAAGACTGGCCTCACAACATCGCCAACTACCTGGCGAGCGAGTGGGAAGAAGCCATCATGGTCAAATCGGTTCAGGAAATCTGCGCCGCTGGCTATGCAACTCCGAACCCGTTCGCAACTCCTGAGCAGCCATACGGCAAGGACAACTGCGCCGAAGCTCGCGTTAGCGCCATCAGCAACCGTGTAACCAAAGGTCGTACTCTGACCGCGGCCAACATGGAAGTGATCGCTTCCACCATCAACAACAACAGCAACATCAGCAACTACTCCGGCAACTCGAAAGAGATCGCTCGGGCTACTGCGATCGTTGGCCTGAACGCTGTTAGCTGGGAAGAGCACAACCGCTTCATCATGTCGCACCGCACTCCAGACCAGATGTCGAACCTCCAGAACTTCCTGGGCGCCGGCGGCATGGGTGGTGCAGTGTTCCCGAACGGTTACCGTCCACTGCGTCCAGTGATCACCGTGGAAGCGGTGCAAGCTGGTGAGCAACTGCAGAACAACGGCGGACTGTACCCGTTCTTCTACGGCCTGTACCTGCTGATGTCCACCAACAACAACTACGTCTTCGCAGAAGCCTTGCGTCGTCACAGTGTTGGTGCACGCGGCAACCTGGCTGACCTGGAAGTTCGCATCAACCAGATGCTGGCTCAGATCCCTGGCGGTCTGCAAGCTCAGCGCATCACTCTGGACGACAAGAAGATCGCGGATACCGATCTGGTGAACCAATGGATTCGCCAGAATGTGTCCCCACATGCAACGTTCCAGGTCAACCTGATCTCGAGCGGCCCGCATGCGTCGATCATGAACTTCCTGTTCCGCCTGGCCGGCAAGTCCAACGTGAACGAGGTCAAGACCACGATCGCTCTGATCGATGCAATGACCAACAACAAGCTGTCCGAAATCATCAAGCGCAACCTGGCAGCCAACAGCGGCTGGAACCCTGGCAAGCCAGTGCTCCTGCCTACCGGCATGATCGCAGTAAACGGCCTGGCCGAGTACGGCGACAAGAAGCTCAACACCCAGGAAGTGGACGAGATGATGATCTCGCACGTCAAGGGCAAGGGCGGCCAAGCAGCGATCGAGTCGTACCTGGGCACTCAGTACGGGTCCAACCCGCACGAAGAGTTCAAGCAACGCGCTCAGAAACTGCGTGTCGAACTGTCGTCGTCGATCTTCGATGGCAAGGTTCACATCAACGGTTTCGCACAACCGCACATCTGGGCACCGGACTTCATGTCGGCACTGGGTGAAGCAATGGACAGCATCGGTCAACTGAACGTGGCGAACAACCTCGGCAGCTGGCGTTCGAACGCTCTGGTGTACGCACCGGGCGTAGGTCTGGCCACTGTGTCGGCCGCCGGTTCCAACAACCCGACTGGTTCGGGCCTGGGCGTGGCGTACAACATGGGTCAATCCTTCATGTAAGACGGCCGTCGTGTCGTAACGAACCAGAGAGCGAGGAGGGTAATACCTCTTCGCTTTCTAGTTCTTTTTTCTCTTTTTTCTGGAGTTAGTCATGTACCTTCCCGAACTTACTCCTTCCAATGAAAAAGCTATTGCTGCGCTAACTCAGTACAGCGAAGAAGCACTGGATCCGATTCCGCACTTCACAGCGTTTGCCAAGAAGTTCGGTAAGTCCTTGGAAGACGACCCGCTTTACTCTCGTCCGTTGTATATCGACTTCGAGGATTTCGACTATCTTCACGATACCAGTCGCCTCAAGCCGGTCTACCTGAACGACTTCGATTTCAACATCCAGGAAGATCGCGATACACTGGCGCGTCTCACTCGGATGGAGTTCAATGGTAACTCGTTTGAAACGGTTGCACGTTGTACTTGTGGTAAGCTGCGGGGTAACTACCGACTGAAGCAAGGCAAAGCCTGTGACGTCTGTGGTGATGTCCCTGAGCTGTTCTTGGACAAGGGCGAGGATACTCGTCTGTGGTTGCGTTGTCCTGAAGGCGTAACTGCTTTCATCAACATCGGCTTCTTCACAACCTTCTTTAACAAGGTGGGTATTGGTAGCCCGAAGGTTTGTGTGCCGCGTTACTTCATTGACCCGGTCTATCGTGCTCAGGTTAATAAACAGAAGAACACCACTCAGGTACTTCTGCGCAACATGTTGGAAGAACTTCAGATCACTCAGATCGACCTCAATACGTTCCACGAGCGTTGCGACGACCTGATGCACTGGATGTTGATCGGTAACGGTAAACGTCACTGCACCACTTCTCATGAAGGCGTGTTGTTGATGGATGTGTACCAGAAGAACCGCCACTTGGCCTTCTGCAAATACATCAAGGTACCGAACCGCTACGCCACTGTGTTGGAGAAGGCGGGTAAAGAGATTTACTCGTACAGTCACCAACCAGAAACGGCTAAGCTGTATTTTGCCATCGCCGACACCAAGCGTTCCAATCAGGTAGTCAAACTGTCTCAGGTTGATCTGAAGAAGAACGTAGCGATCGTTGGTAAGACTCTGGTCAATCTGGCGGATCAGTACCGGAAGATCAACAACCCGAAAGCGTTGTTTGGTAAACCGGCTATCAACCGTAAGCACGTAGCGTCTGGCGCATTGCCATTCACCGGTCGTTCTGTGATTACCTCACAGACTGGTATCATCAACCCGGACGAACTGTTGGTTCCGTGGAAGATGTGCTTGTCGATGCTGGAATATCACATCACCTCGTTCCTGTATCGTCGTGGCCATACTCCGTACGAAGCAATTCGTCGAATTAACCAAGCGGCGTACAATATTGATCCACTGATCGATGAATTCTTTACGGATCTGGAGGTAAACCGTAAGTGTGTCATCGAAGCTGGTCGAAATCCGTCGATTGAATATCTCAGTCTGCGGGCATTCTTCCTGCGTATCAACCGGGACCTTGAAGACGAAAGTATCAAGATTCCAATCTTGGCAGTTAAAGAGGCCAACGCCGACTTTGACGGTGACAACGTGTATGTTGTTATCATGGTTGACAACGAATCCAAAGCGAAAGCTTACGGCGCATTCGGTCACCACCAAGTGCTGGACCGCAACATTCCGTTCAGGGTTGGCGACTACGCTGGGCAGGCGGCCACTAACCTTATGAACCTTAACACGCTGATGTCGCAAACACCGATCTTGGCGTAACCAGTTAGAGGCAGGACTAATGAACAGTGCTCACGCATTTACGTACGCTATTTCAGGTAGCTATACGGAAAACCAAATGCAGAAGTACTCCAACTACACGAACCAAGTCGCGCAAGCATTCCAGCAGGGTGGAGGCTGGCTAGCTGATCAAGCTACTCGAGCGCTAGACGGGTTCAATACGTTTGTAAATTCCCGAGCATGGGAAATGAGCAAGCGGTTGTTGGGTAAGTCTGATGGTGATTACGTCAGTCGGTTTGAAATTGGTTACCTCGGCAGTGTCAATGGTCTGCAAGGTGCTCAGGGTTTCATGCGCGATTACATCATGGCGCACACTGGCATTCAGCAGGATTACCAGAACGATCTGATCGAGGGTTACGAGGGCAACTTCAGCAAGCTGTGTGTTGGTATTGGCGAGGAAAACATTTTCTATCGTCGTGCTATGAACGGCATGCTTCATATCGAAACGGTCGATGACAAGCAACAGGCTCGACACACTCACTACATGGAAAGCATGGGTGGTGGATTGTCGTTCCGTGAGCGAGTAGATGTCCATAAGACTTGGGCCGCTATCGACCATCATCGTGCGAAGAAACTGTTCGACGTTACCAGCGAGCGCAACAACCCGCTGGCTACTGCTGAGGCCTCGTCAGACGACGAATAAGCAACTTTAATAAACCAGGGGAGGGTGTGCCTTCCTTGGTTTATTTTTTTGTTTCACGCATCTTACAGCGCTTTGCTGTTTTATTCTTATAGAGGGTCCGATCACTAAAGGGTTTCCATCATGGCAGGTTATTGCGTAGGGACTATGTCCTCCAAAGTTGGTTGGGAAATCAAATCCCCACAAGAAGCACTGGCACTTCATTTCATGTACTGGTTCACCACGCGCCGAGATCAAGGCAAGGTAATCGGGCAGGTTCCTTCTTTTTATTATCTCTGGGCTACCCATGGTACTACACCGGAGACCATGGTAGATCGCACCAAGACTGAGTTCGACAGCTACATTAAAGAGCTCTTCCCAAAGTCTGAAGTGAACGTGACCATGGAGAAGGTTGAAGGCCAGAAAAACAATTACCATCTGTTACTGGCAGCCAAGATCATCGTGGACGGTATTGTTTACGATCTGTCGAAGGTTGTACTGGTGACGGGTGAAAAATACAAAGTACTTGATCAGAAGAGGCTCGGATAACAATGGCAGCTCAGCATTTGTCTAAGGAAGAACGCGCAGAAATTATCAAGGAAGATTTCCGTTTCCTTGATGAAGTTCAGATTCAGAAGGTTAACGGTAAGCCGATGATGAGTGACGGCACCATGCCGCACAACGTATCGCACGTCATCTACGAGAAAGAGTTCGTAGAGAAGTGGCTGATGGGGTTCGCGTTGGGCAACTACCGCGGTATCAACTACTTCAAAGCTGACGAATGGTTCAGTCTGTCGGCCAACGGCACCCGCGCTGTAATGGTAGTGGACGATGACCACAAACCACTGCTGGTGATTGCTCCAATGATCACCCACAACCTGTCGCCGCGTGAGTTCCAGCTGCTGCAACAGGCCAGTCGCTACATCCACAGCAACAGCGTGGACACCATCAAGGCGAACGATCCGAACGCCAATCTGGGTATCGCTCGCAAGATTAAAGAAACGCTCGCTGAGAAGAAGCGTATCACTCTGACCGAGATGGTTATCCCAGAGTTCTACGAGAAACACGGCATCATCCCTGAAGTTGAACAGCAGGTCTATTATATCAAGGACAACCTGCTGCAAGGTGCTGCGCCGATCGACGATATCAACCGTCTGCGCCACGTTCTCTATGCGAACTACCGTAAAGAGAACATCAGCCAGGAAGAGTTCGAACTCGTCGAGCGTCTTACTCGTAACACTCCTCTGGTGTTCCAGTTCAACCCAGAGTGCCTCAACGCTGTAAAGGTAAACGCCACCAAAGGCGTAGCTGCGGAAACACGGGAGACACCGGTAGACCCGCTTGAATGTTAATTAGGATTAGGGGATTTGCAAGTGCGTTTTCTATGGAGCTCTGACCATCACACGCTACACCAGATTACCCCTACGACTCACATCTTGGGTAACCTGTCGAAGTTCCTGTGGATCGATCATGACTTGGCTAAGGTCAACATGGTTGTATTCGGCGGTGATTTCATGGAACGAGTTGTTGATTCCCCTAATGCTGATAACTTCAAGATCAAGGATTGGGGAAGGGAGTTTCTGGATAAGGCCCATGAAGCCAATCCGGATATGGTTGTTATCTGGTTAGAAGGGACTTCGTCTCATGACTGGGGGCAGCCACGTCACTTCCTCAATCTAGCACCTCGGGGATTCGATGTCCGTTATATCGACACCTTATGCATTCAGGTGTTCGAGCAGTTTGATGATCTGTCGGTTATGTATGTACCCGACAACATGGGCAAGATGACTCCGGATGATATCTGGGATCTCGCTCTGAAAGAATTGAAATCCAAGAACATGGATAAGGTCGATCTGATCTACTTCCATGGTGGGTTCGAATTCCAGTTGCATGCTGCGGCTCGCCACAGTGCGCACAACCTCGATCGATGGGAATCCATCGCCGAGTACGGGATCTTCGCTGGTCACATCCACACGCCCGTACAGAAGGGCAAGCTGTGGACTTCTGGCTCGTTCGATCGTACCGCTCATGGTGAAGAACATCCCAAGGGCGGTTACTGTGTAGATCTCGATAAGAAGACCAATAAGTTTAATCCGGTCTTCTGGGAAAACAAAAATGCTTTGCCTTATGTCACCATGAAAGTGGATAAAGAGACTGGGGCAGAACAACTGGTTAAAGATGTTCACGAGTTCATTGCAAAAAAGAAACTCCCGCTACACGCACAACTGCGTATTAAAGGAGGATCTTCTGAAGTTGTTAACCCGGTAATGGCGGTACTCGCCAAGGACTACCCGTACCTAGGGTTCAAGTCTGACAACGAGGTGGATAAAGGGATCCTAGTAGACGACACGATGTTTGATTCGAACGTTTACGTAGGTGTGTCTTTAACCAAAGAGAACCTTAACGATTCGTTACTTCCAGAAATCTCAGACGAACTTGAAGCGGCTGGGATTTCGGTAGACGAAGCCTGGGCGGTTCTTGAGGAGTTCACATGACCAGAGCAGTTGGTGGGCTCGGGATGTCCGTAGGTACGTCATATGCCATCGAGAACGGTGGCGCTGACGCAATGCGGGGAGCAGATACAATTCTGTTCAACCTGCGGACCCTGATCCGTAACGCGCAAGCGTCTTATGAGGCAGCAGATCCGGATTACAACAAAGTCGACCAACTCGTTAAAGATGTTGAGAGCGACTTGTTGTTACTCGGCAAATTCATCGAACAGAACCGAAAGGGGAAGCCGATTCAGATGGTGGTGTACGCGCCATCGTACCGTGGGCTGAAGAGTCGTTTCAAGCATGCTGACTTGTACGTTCCTAAAGAGAACTCGAAGAAAGAAGCCTACCTCAAGGTAGCCGAAAAGGTCTTCGATGCTGTCCTGAAGAAGTACGATAAGCTGCTGGTCAAGACTGATGTCGGCATGCCTGAGTTTAAAGGCAAAGGCATTGTATTGACACACCATGTCGTAGACCTGACGGAAGTGTCAGGCATTGGCAGACTCTATCTATTGGAGTCGCACACGGGGAATTTGAAATCCTTTACCATGTGGAACACCAAGTTAACTGGAGGGGATAAACTTCACTACATTCCTTTTAACCGACTCACCATCCAGATCTTCGGTGACAACTCGGTCAACTTTAAGTCCTCCTCGCATGCGATCAAGGAACTGGTGAAGAAGATCGCGATAGATGCCAAATGGACCTCAGCTACCTCGATGACTCGAGTACGAGGAGCCATTAACGATCTTCCTCAGGGAGTGGATAAAGCAGGCCTTTTGATGATGCTTTAATTCCACGGTAATGCCATTAATATAGACTAAACACCCTCTTTTTCAGCTTGTACAAAAGGTAGAGAACACATGAACGGACAGCAACAAGCACCGCGTCAACAACGGAAGAAAACATTCCTGAACGACTACCGTCAGGCACACCCTTGCACCGACGAGCCAATGCCAGGCGGCAAGTATCCTGCTCAGCTGATGTTCGAGCAGAAGATCACCGGCCAGATCGTGCTGAAGGTGAACGACGGTGTCTTCAAGGAAGGCAAGTCCACTCACAAAGAAGTTGAGATGGACGCCTACGATCGCGGTATCCTGTTCGAAGCGCTGAACGAAGCTGCCAACAACGCCGACTTCAAAACCAAGAAGCTGGTGTTCGCCAAGCATCAGTTCGTGTTCCAGGGCGGTTCGGGCCGTATGTCCGACAAGCCAGTGGTTCAGGTCAACATGGTCATCACTCGTGACGACAATGGCCAGATCACTGTGGGCTACAGCAAGGGCGACTACAAGGCGGTGTTCCGCTTCAAGGGTCCACGCAGCACTGTGGTGATGGTGCGTAACGCTGCTGGCGAAACCGTGGAAGATCACGGCGTAATGTCCCGCTGGGCCGTGCGTCACTGGACCAGCTTCATGAAGCCAGTTCTGGAACACATGGAACTGACTGGCTGGGAACCACCGAAGCCTCGTGGTGATGCTGGTGGTGGCGGTCAACGCAGTGGCGGTAACAGCTACAACGGCGGTGGTGGCGGTGGCGAGTCCAGCGGTGGCGATGCGGACTTCGACGACGACTTCTAATCGTCGAGCAAACAACTCCCATATTAGAGCAGAAGGGGCAACCCTCTGCTCTATACCCCTATGGCTGATAACTGTTTTTTGGTGACGCTAAAAGAATTTAAAGCCTACATTATTAGGTTAGTGACATCAAATATGTTTGGAGATTGATTACATGTTAGAACTTACGATTCGCCGAACCTCCAGCAAGAAGTTTGAGAGTATTCTGGTCACTTTCAACGAACAGACTTTGAAGTTCAATGGGGAAGCCGGTATCAAGCTGGAACGTGCAATTCGTGATCGTAACGAAGCGACGTACAACCTGTTTGATTGCTTGAACGATTATATCCAAGGCACCATGGATCATGATCAGCAACTGGAACTGTTCTCCCTGTACCAGAAAGCGTGGAACATTGTGGAGGTAGGGAAGTTCCAAGACTACAACGAAGACTTGGCAGAACTGAAGCCGGTCATCAACGAGATCTTGGATTTCATCAACATCTACAAGTACTGCTCGTTCATCCAGTATTCGAAGTACCTACAGATCCCTAAAGATCTGAGCGAAGCCGCCAGCAAAGGCGACTATCCAGAACAAACCACGATCATGGATCACGATTACGTAGAGCTGGTGAAACTGGCATTCGTGGTGCGGTCTATCTACCCAATCATCTTTGGCCTGATGTTCCGGTTCGAAGACATCATGGGTTCTGGTTTCAGTGATCTGGTATGCGGTGACCTGATCAAGGACAACCCAACCATCACGGGCATGCCGGGTTGGCATAAGCTGAAGACCTACGTGGACTTCGCTTTCAACAAACGCGGGATCCCAGCACAGCCAGATAGCGTGGTCAGTGTTGAGAACTTTGTGGACAAGGTATTGTTTAACACCGTGTTCAATCGTTTATGTTGTGCCGCAATCCCTGAAACCGAAGAAGGCAAGAACATTGCTACCGCAATTAACGCTTCGGTTAAGCAACACGAATCGGTCGGTACCAACTTCACTAAACGGGATTACCCGAGTGAGTCGGATGACGACAAGCGTTCGATCTATGACAAGTATCAGATTAGCGAAGATGTTCGTCCGTCTGATGAAGCGGTCAGCGCAGAGTTCTTCAGCTTCGGTCTGTTTGACGAAGAAGATAACCCTCGGTACAAAGATCGGTTCAAGTACGCCTGTATCGCTTTGAAGGTGAATCAGCCATTACTGGTTGAGAAGATCTACGACAACCTGTCGCCTAACTGGGACTTCGAACTCGAAGATCATATCCTCAAGCTGCTACAACTGACTTTTGCGTGGAAGGTCTCGCCCTTCATCTATGAAGCAGCTGGTTACGATCAGTTGATGGCGGCCATCTGTCTTGCGCAAGTAAGGCTGGCGGAAATGGGTTTCAAGTATCTGCCGACTGTACTGGGTGCTATTAAAGATCCAACTGGGATTCGCACCTATCCTGACGGCATGAAACTGAATGAGGATGACAAGGAGTTCTTGGCATCTATCTGTGACATCCAAACACGTAACAACGAAGGGCGTTCATTTAACGAAGCCCTGGTAGCCGCCAATGAATTCCTTGAGAAGTTCAGCAACGGCATCTGGAGATCCAACTTGGAATACGGGGTGTTGGATGATCTGGAAGTATATGCTTTGGTGAAGCAAGGTGCTTTGTTTGGCATCGACATCAGCATCGAAGTAAAGAACGAGTTCATGGAATTGGTCCGGCAGGTCAATTCCTAATCAGGGTTTAAGCATTCACGAGGTAGTAGCACACATGGCAGAGATTCTTCTAACCGAAGCCATCTTCGGTATGGGCAACGCAAACCACGACCACGTACACCGTCACAACCAGCTGAACGTCAGCACCATGAACATCGACGCTCTGAAGATGGAACAATTTCAGGGCGGCGTTACTCCGGTAACCATGAACAAGATTGCCAATGAGTCCGGCAACTTGAGTCAGATGCCACAAGGTTGGGTGAACATCGAAGACGGTTTCAACATCCGTCGCGGTATCGGTCTGTTGCGTTTCATTGTTGAGAGCAACTCGCTGGAAAGTTCTGAGCTGTCGGTAATGGGTTACATCACTGGGGGTGGTGCAACTCACGAAGGCATTGAAGGACACGCCATGTTTGTACCGGTACGTTCCTGGACTACCAACACGCGTCAGACAGCTGACAACATGGGTCTGCCAATGGCAAGTACTGCTGTGATCAACTCACACCAGTTCCTGCAAGGCGATCCAATGGCACAGCACAACCTGAAAGCAATCCGTCCTGCGGATGTGGCACAGGAAGTGTTGGGCTACATGGCTTGCGAGACTGACGGTCACGCCGGTGCTTTCGACGGTATCTTGGCGGCAGACCTCAGCAAGAACGTGGTCATGTCCAAGACTGACAACCTCAACCCGGCGCACCATGCTCGCGAACTGTTGAAGATCGCAGCTAACGTGTCTAACGAAGCACGCTTCGGTCAGGTAGAGAACGCTATTGGTGATTCGTTGAACTCGCCTGGCATTCTGGAAACGCCGTTGACTGGTAACGACTTCTTCCGCACCATGATGATGAGCACCGGCACTGTGTCGATGGTTGGCTTCATGGGCTGGACGATGGCGGAGATCAACAACGTCTTCTCCAACCTGCTCGACGTAATGAACCTGAACCTGTTGAACCCAACGTCCTTTGGGGCTGTGGACAATCTGTTCGGTTCCAAGGAATACGGCAGCGCCAGTCCGTTCGAAGTAATCGCTTCGGAAGTCGCTTACCTGACAGTTCACCTGCTGATCAAGTGTGGTCTTACCCACCTGGACTTCAGCGCCACCAACAACCCGCATCACACGCAAGGTATCGTGGGATCCGATGATGGGGTGGAAATCATCACTGGTGCATTCGGCTCGGTACTCCACCATGACGAATACGCAATCAACCGCGTGGAACAGTTCAAGCAACTGCTGAAGCAACACTTCTTTGCCAAGCACACGACTGGCTTCATGCACACCACCACCATCATCAGCGTGAACGTTCAATGTTCGGTGTTCGGTGAGACGTCCGTTGAGTTGTTCTTCAACGGTAATCAAGACGACACCCGCCGCTTTGTCAATGCTACGTACTGTATCAACCGTACGAGTACCAACATCGCCGGCTCTGAACTCGGCCTCCAAGAAGCCAAGAACTTCATGGACAACATCACTGAATACTTTGCAAAGTAAGGACTGACAAATGAACGAATTGAACAAGCTCTATCGATCCATGCTGATGTCGTGGGGCGGCGTGATCAAGGACGATGGCAAAATCCTGTTCACTATGAACAACCAGAAGGAAGAATACCCGGTACGCATCGACGAGCACGATCTGTACCTGCCGCTGTCCGAAGTGCTGGACGGTAACTGCATGGACAAGGCGTTCTTCCACCCGGCGTGTGAGAACATCACGTCGAAAGAAACCGAGGTGTTCAAGATCATCCGCAAGATGACCACGGCCAAGTTGCTGGATACCTTCCGCAACTATCCGGCGGTTCTGTTTGGCATTGCCAGCCAGAAGCCAAAGGGTTCGTGGCGTCAGGACATCCTGGACATGCTGGAACCACTCAAGGGTACCAAGCGTACTGTGCGTGACGAACTGAGTGCTCTGTTCGCTCGTATGAACGTAGAACTGGAAGACAACGGGCTCGACAACCGGTTCATCCACTTCAAGGTTACCAAGGGTGGCGGGCGTAGTACCAAGACCGGCGAGAAGGTCTACTACAAAACCAAGGCGCAGTTCCCGTTCTACAACGAGATCACCAAGCGTCTGGCGCGTAGCGAAGGTCAGTCTGACAACCAGCAACTGGAACTGAACAACTTCAGTGTATCCCGTGGGGCTCTGAAGCTGGCGCAACATCTGTTCCAGTGCATTCTGCCAATCGTGCAATCGCCTGACGATATCGAATACGAATCCACCAGCCAAGTGGCCGCGCGTTTGATCTCGTACCTCGGCGCTTACGCCGAGATCGCTGACCAGTTGAATCGAGTTCAGAACACCTTCCGTGCTGACTTCGACAAGATGGGTCTCTATCCGCTGGATACCGGCTGGATGGAACACATGGACGATCTGGGCGACTGGTACCGTCAGGTTCCAATGTTGGACTACAACAGCCACAACACGAACGACGAAAACGACACGTCCCAACAGAACGTGCCAAGTAACTCGAACATGTTCTCGGTTAATCGTCCCCAGCAGAACCAGAACCAGCAGCCGCAGGTCAACAACAACCAAAACAACAACCAGCCTAACCTGGGTGGTAATGTGAATGTCGGCGACTACGACACCACAGTTCCACAGATGCAGCCAGGTGACAAGTACCTGAAGACCGAAATTGACTACATGAACAATAAGGTCCTCCACTACGCGATCAACACGATCACCGGTGGTCAGGTTGTGTATCAGTGCACCCGCTACGCTAACGTACTGGGCCGCATCGAGAACAACAACATGATGGGTGGCAACATGATGGGCATGGGTATGGGCATGCCTGGCATGGGTGGTATGGGCGGCATGGGTAACATGGGCATGATGAACATGATGCCACAGCAAATGATGATGATGCCAAACGGCATGGGTGGCATGATGATGATGCCGCAATCGCCTACTACTGCTTCTTCGGCAGGTGGCGGTATGGTTGACTTCACTGGCGCCGCAGCGACAACTACGTTCTAAAGCGGCTATAAGGCTAGCAATCTGGGGTACTCCCCAGATTGCTATTACCTTTTATTTTTTAGCCTTGTGTGGTGTTATTTCGCGCAATGGCTTTATACAGATCGGTTTCGTCAACCTGTAAGAAGGAACGCATTTCCGAGATGTCCTGGTTGGGATCAATGACATCATTGAGATAGGCAACAGTCCAACGCAAATGGGCCGGTACCTTCATTGTCCGCAGCAGTCGGTAGAAGTCTGTACGGAAAGCATACACCATGCTCAGGTCAGTAAACGGTACTACCGAAGCACCTCTGAGCAGGATCTCCTTCTCAGAACGAACCAGGGTTTTATAACGATCAGTGTAGAAGAGTGTCTTATCACTGTCCGACTCATTATTCGGGATCGGCATGACTGTATACCTTAAAGAATTGGGGGCGTTAACCGTTTTTAAACCTATATCATTAGGAAGAGACGTATAAGAATTTGGATCTCCTTTAACTAGGGGATCATGTGACTACAGTAAGGAGAGTTGTATCGTGAGCATTGTAACTAAAGAGTCTCCTAAACTGCAGTATGCTGGGAAAGAAAACCAATTACATCCGGCCCTCATGGGTATTTGTGCAAACCTGGTAGCTTTCCCTTGGGTATCTTCGCCGACTCGTATCTACATGGTCGGTAACATGATTCCCAAAGCTGTGGTGACATCGGGAGCAAGTGAGCGTAAACTCAAGACCGGCTTCGAATATCAGTACGCCAAAACTGCGCGTCGTATCGAAGCGCCTTCAAACATGGTCATTGAAGAAATCTTCTACGTAAACACTCTGGGCAATCAGGGTGAGATGACCGACAAATGGAACCCGGTCTATATCGTTTTCAAGAACGATGAAAAGAACATGTACGACATTCTGGAGCTGCCGCGTTACAACACCCAGAACACGTACGTAGGTTTCGAGTATGTGTATGATAAGAACATCATGCGCAAACTGACCAAGGGTGCAGCATTCCCTAAAGGTACGATCTTCGCCAAATCTCCACGTATCAGTAAGACTGGTGAATGGAACTTCGGCATGGACCTCAAGGTTGCTCCGGCATCCTTCCACTTTACCGAGGAGGACGGCATTGCGATCACGCAGAGCTGCGCGCAGAACAAACTGCGTTGCATGTTCAAGCATGAGCGTAAACATAGCTGGAACGAGGAAGAGTGGATTCCGTTGATGCTGTACGGAACTGACGAGAACCCGAAACCGTTCCCAGAGAGTGGCGAGTCGATTCGTCCGGATGGTCTGGTCATGGGCTTCCGTCGTCGGGTAACCGAGAACGCGCTGGTGTCTCTGACCAAGAAGGCATTGCGTATTCCGGATGAGATCCACGACATCCTGTTCAAGGCCCCGATCAACTCTGAAGTGATGGCTGTAGAAGTCCTCAGCGACCGCATGAAGAACCGTTCGAACAATCGGTCTACCGAGTACATCGAGCAAGCCCACAACGCCGTCCTGGACCGCTATGAGCGTCGTCAGAACGATATGTGGAACGATGTTAAACGTTGGTACCATGGTCGCGTTCAGGCTAACCGTGGCAACGACATCGCAACGACTGAGGCACTGGATAACTTCCTGCGCTTTGCTCTGGGTAACTACACCCGTGACAACACCACCGGCAAGATCAACCCGCTGAGTCGCGGTGTCAAGCGAGTCAAACTGAAAGACTGGAACATCAACATCACCCTGCGTGAAATCGTTCCTGGTCGTACCAAGTTCAAGATGTCCGGTATGAATGGTGACAAGGGCGTAATTGTTCGGGTAATTCCGGATGAAGATGCTCCGCGTTACGACGACGGCACTGTCTGCGAGATCATGGTGAACAACACACCAGCATTCCGTAGGCAGATCTTCTCGATGCTGATGGAGCAATCCATTAACTTCATTAACATCAACATCCATAAAGAAGTGGTCAAACTGCGTAACGCAGGTGAATACATCGAAGCGATGGCGAAGTTGATGGAGTTCTACGATACTGGCTTCCCAGAGTTTGGGGATCTGGTGCGTACGGTGACTGTTACTCGCGAAGACATCATCGAGCACGTGGACTACGTGGCGGCGAACCAGATCAGTGTGCAGGTGCGTAGCGATACCAAGCGATACGGTATCGAGATCATCAGTGAACTGCGCAAGGTTTACAGCTACAAGCCGGAACACATTACCTTCAAGAACTCTTTGGGGGAAATGGTACGTTCGGTTAACCCTGTGTTGATCACCAACCAGCACTTCATGCTGCTGGACAAGTTCGGTACGGATATGTCGGCGCAGTCGTTGCCGATGGCTAACCCATTCGGGATGCCAGCCAAGCTGAACGAAGCCAACAAGTACAGCAGTTATCTGCGGGCGATCTGGAACCGGAACTCCGGTGAAACTGAAACTCGTTTGCGAGTCAGTCAGGTAGGTGCCAAAGAAACGGTCAAGCAATTGGCCATGGGGTACTCTCCTGAACTGCGGAACCGTATGGCGCAGCGTATCATTCGTGCTGACGATCCGATGAACATCAACCAGATCATCAAACCTGATGAGTACGGCTACAACCGAGCAGTCCGTATGTCTTCGAGCATGCTGTCTGACTCTGGCTACACTCTGCGACATGAAGTGGAGTCTGACCGGACTGAACCTAATCTGGTTATGGCAACACAGATCCCAATCGTTGAGGACCTCAGCAAGCTGATTCAACCTGAGAACCTAGCGCCTCCTGCGCCCAAGCTCCTCGAGGATCACAATACGTTGATTCGACATGAGCGCCTGACCGCTCCAGTTGTCAAGGATAAGGTCAAGCGTAACCCAGCGCCAGCGATCGAGGCGGATGTATTGGAACTCATCGAGCAGTTGTCCAATGAAAACGACGTACTGGAAGGAATCAATTAATGGCCTTGGAATTTAACCTTCGCGAGTTTGCTAATCTGTCGGAAGAGAAAGCTCTCCGCTGGAGAGGGTTCCGACTGGCTGTCGAGGTCACGGATGACTTCGGCGAGAAAATGATGACGGACACGTATTCCCTGTTGCTGACTTGGCAGGGAATGATGCTGCACCGCATCTACGACAAACTTCCTTACTCGATCAAGGAGATCATTCCGGCTGGTAAGGAAATTGTCTATAACGACAAAACCCTCGCAATCCCGATGAACTATACGTTGGGTGAAGTGGGTCCGGATATCCACGACCCAGCCGAGTGGGACCGCAACAAACGCGTTGTCCACATGTGGCAAACCAAGTTGAACAATCTCATTGTGGTAATGAGTGAGACTTCAATTATCTCTGCAGTAGCAGAGTCTGTGGATGACCTGAAGGCCGATCCTGGGATTGCTGAGATCAAGCGCAAGGTTCTGGCCAAAGAAGTGACGATCGACGACGGGGAGATGCTGTTCAGCGTTTACCTGAAAGAAGCCGAGAGTCTGAACGACAACACTGTGGCACTGTTGGCGCGTACGGGTGGTGTGAGTATCAACCAAGCGTATCAGACTGCGATCATTCGTGGTTCGGTATTCGACCTGAACAACACCATCATGCCGAACGCGGTAACCTCCAACTACGCGGAGGGGATCGTTAACCTGGTCGACTCCTTGGGGGACAGTCGCGGTTCTGGTAAGTCGCTTAACTCTAACGGTCGTGGCCTGAAGGACTCCGAGTGGTTCCACCGCAAGATTCACTTGTTCACTGCGGTTATCCATTCGATCGGTCACGTCACCGACTGTGGTTCTTTGGAGACGGTTCCAACTCGGGTTGCTTCTACCGAGATGGCCACTTCGATGTTGGGCAAGTACAGGATCCTAGATGACGGTAAGCTAGACCTGATCACCAACAAGAACCTCAAGACAATCAAGGCAGGCGATCTACTCAACCTGCGTTCGGTTGGCTTCTGTAACAGCCCACCGGGTAGTCCGTGTGGTGTGTGCTATGGCATGATGAAGTCGGCCATTCCGTACAACACCATCATGGGCAAGGATGCGAACATCGGGATGTATTCCGGTACGACCATCTGTAACCCGTTGGGTCAGAAAATGCTGTCGACTAAGCACTTCATCCGAAATGCTGTCAGCAAGAAGTTTGTACCTCACCAACGGGATAAGGACGTTATCCATTCCAATGGTGACGAAATCTTCTTGTCGGGTGAACTGTGTAAAGAAGGGACACGACTGATCCTCAAGTCAGTCATCGTGAAGGACCTTTCCGATTTGCGTTCGTTGGATGTATTGGACGAAGTGTCGTTGGATAAACTGCCTTACTTCGGCGAAGTAACGTTCCAGTATGAAGTCGAAGACATCATGGTGGGCGGCACTACTACTCAACAGCACCCAGCAATTACGTCAGTATCTTCTCGCCACGCCCGCTTTTCTATGGGATTCCTCCGGTATATTCTGGAGAATGGCTGGACGGTACAGGACAAGAAGTTCATCTCGGTGGACCTCGCCAACTGGAACTCGATCGACCCAATGTTCGTACTCCCATATGTCCGTGAGGACTTGGATGCGCACCGGGCTCGGGTAGAGAACTTCCTGACGTTCAACAAACGTAACGCAGCTTGGAAGAAGCAAGTGGTCACGCCTAAGATCTTCGGTGAAGTCATGACCGAGTTCTGGACTCTGATTAACGCAGAGACCAAAGGTATCAACATGATCCACGTGGAAATGATTCTGGCATGTGCTTTGGCTAAGGATCCGGCAAACAACTCTTACGCATTGGCTACGCAACCGGGCGAGAAGTACTTCGCCAGTTTCATCAGTTGCATCGATAACCGCGGCAGTGGCGGGATGATGATCTTTGAGCGTCAACAGAACACCATCAACATCCCACGCACCTTTGCTGTGAAAGATCGACAAGCCAGTCCGTTGGAATGTTTCCTCCATCATGGAGTGTCATAAGCGAGGGGTCTCCCGTAAGGGGGACTCCGGTCCCCTTTAAATGGTTTAGAGGCTTTTTGTATGCGGTATGTGGCGACTATCTCGAAGGCCCACAACTACCTGCGTATTTACGGTTACTACGATGACTTCTGTGCAAAGGTGATTGTGCCTTTCTGCAAATCTCATCTGTACAGGACCGGGAAGGTTCCAGTTCCTGGGACCAACCAGCAGGTGTGGAAAGTAACCCATGTGTTCGCTCGGTCTAATCACGATAAGACTGAGTACCGAATTCCGAGTAGCCTCCTCAAGGAATTGATTGAATTCGCCCAGTATCGCGGCTACAACCCATCACGCATTCAACAGCATGATGAGCCAGAGATCGTGGGTGCAGATTGTACGTTTAAGTTGAAAGCAGGCTTTGAGGTTCCTCGTGAGGGCCAAAAGGAATGGATCGACTATCAGTTAGCTGACGGTGCTGTCAAGATTAACAATGCCGCCACAGGTTACGGTAAGGCACTGGCCAACGATACACCGGTCAGAACAATACACGGTTGGAGGCCTATTGGGCAGATCAGGGTTAATGACCTTGTGATGGCTCCTGACGGCTCCCACACGTACGTTACAGGCGTTTACCCACAAGGCAGGACCAAGGCCTACCGTTTGACGTTTGAAGACGGCAGGACGATCGTAGCGTGTCCTGAGCATCAGTGGGAGGTACGACCGGACGGCAGCAATCAATGGCGGGTAATGACCACTCAACAGTTGTTGGATAACCCGGACCAAGTCTGGCGCATTCCTTTAACAGCCAGTGAGCGTAATGTGGACCGTTGGGATATCCACGACCCTTACCTCATTGGTAAGACCGATCGGGTCTTGGGTGAGAAGTATCTGGAAGGTTCCCATTCTCAACGGATGGGGTTGCTGCGCGGTCTGATGGATAATGGTGGTGAGCCTCAACCTGATGGTGCAATTGTGTTCCGTAGTCAATACGGGATTACAGCCAAGATGGTTCGGGATCTGGTGCGAAGTGTTGGTGGTGTTGCCAAAGCAGTCTTCAAGAACTTTGACAACGTTGTTGCTATCAGACACCGGACTCCAGAGATCTTCTTTACCGATGAGGCGAAGATAGATCAACTGCGGGGTAAAGAGAATCGTGATCTGGCACTGAAGATTGTGTCCATCGACGAAACCATCCGCGTAGAAACTACCTGCATCTCTGTAGAGCATCCGTCGCACTGCTTCGTTGTCAAAGATTACATTGTGACTCACAACACCTACATGGGGTTGTTCACGATGGTCAAGTTGGGTAAGCGTGCGTTGATTACCATCCAGCCTCGCTACATCACAACCTGGCTCAATGACATCGCCAAGATGATTGAGGTTAGACCCGAGGACATCTGTGTCTGGGAGAACGCCTCACTGCCACTATTGGGAGAGCAAATCGAGAAGGGGATCATCAATCCGAAGATTGTCATTCTGCCGATGACACGCATCTCCGGTTACCTGCGTAATACCCGCAAAGATCCACTTGCGGTTCCGTTGGATACTATCTTCCGGAAGATCAACGCGGGTTATCGGATCATCGACGAAGGGCATGAGTCTTTCCATGAGGTCAGTCTGTCTCTGATGTATGGTAACATGAGGAAGGTTCTCCTGTTGTCCGCGACGTTGAAGGCAGACGATCCATTCATGGACAAGATGTATCGGATCATGTTGCCGGTGAATCTCAGGCTTAAGGAACCTGACGCCGAAAACTACATCGATATCTACGCATACATCTATCACCTGTGTCAGCGCAAGTTCTTCCTGAAGACTGTACAGTTCGGGATTTACAACGACATGGCGTTGGAGGCGTCGATCCTCAAGTCACCGATCTTAACCAAGTTCTATTTCCATATCGCCAACAAAGCGTTCCGGGAGTATTACTTGGATGTGCGTGAAGAAGGGACTAAGTGTTTGTTCTTCTTCTCTCGAATTGATATGTGCGAGACCATGCTGGCTATGTTCCAAAAGGAATATCCTGACATGGACTTCTGTACGTATCTGGGGACGAAGGATAAGAAGACACCGACGAAGTATCTGGAACACGAGATCGTTATTACCACTCCAGGTAGTTGCGGTACCGGTAAAGACATTCCAGGGTTGGTGACGACGATTTGTTTCCACACTGTGTTCTCAATTCAACGTAACAAACAGATGATTGGTCGGCTTCGTGCGTTGCTGGGTAAATTCGGCGATCGCATCACACCTCGGTTTGTATTCCCTGTGTGTAACGATTTGGGCAAGCATCAGGAATGCTTACAGAAGCGCAAGGTTGCGTTCGAAAGTAAGCAGAAAAGCTTCAAGCTGATTGAATCGAGCTGCTCCCTCAATTGAGGGAGTCATCTCCTGTGGGACTAATCATGAACAATGAAACCCAACCGAAACTCGTGGCTCTAGTCCTGGAGTGCCCCGACCTTAATAAAGCAAACACTGTTGTTTTAAGTGTGTTCGAAGATTTGTTGGCTGACTTTGTCCTGTACTACGAACACGACGATGAGCGTATCGACGACAAGTGGTATCGGGATCAGATTTACGATAGAGTTTACAACGAACACGGCGAGATAGTGTTACCATGGTCATTTACGTTTGAGGAGCAACAAGCCTTCATTCAAGATCCCATGGGACACATCATGCGTTTCGCTGGACAAGTTGAAGACTACATCAGGACAGCTACCAGCCTCAATGAGGAACAGATCGATTGCATGCATCGGACCATGGCAGTCGACTGTATTACGATAAGCCAAAAACTCAATAACCACGTAACACTGCTTGTGAGAGGAAATTACCATGGCGTTCCGCACCGAGTTCGTTAAAACCCCTGGCATTGAAACCTGCCGCAACTACCACCTCGTTCAGCGCCTCATTCAGGAGCGTATTCGTTCCGTGCTGATGGGTGATCCGTTCGTGGACCAGTCTCAGTTCCTGGCCGCCCAGTTCCTGGAAGCTCCTGCCGCTATCATCTCCCCTGATGAAATGCGCAAGCACTTCCAGCAGGAAGGCAAAGAAGTACTGGCGGCTTTCCACCAGTACGAAAAGAACCCTGAGTACGCCGAGAGCATTCGTTTGCTCAAGCAGTACGAAGGCAAGATCTTCAACATCACCAACACCACGATGTCTGGTATCATGGTTGTTATCGATACCGAAGAAAACGAAGCGGTTGCCTGATAATGGCGGCTACCTTCGTTATAAAGGTCGATCCACAAGTTAGGGAAGAACTCTACTCAGATATTGCTCTGGAGTTCTTGGACCTCATCTTCATTGAGGGACTCTTCGTAGTTATTCAGATGACCAAACCATTTGAATGGCCAATCAGCGATGACCCGTTGTATTATTGTGACGACCCTGAGTCTCAGTTCGAGAGCTCTGTCGAGTACTTGTTGAGCATTTTGCACGACAAGAACAAAGAGGACGGGGTGCAGTTACCGGGTGACGAGCTGGTGGAGTATTGCCCGCAGTATCGCGAAGCAATCTGCATCAAGCTGGGGATGATCGTAGATTCGATCCGTGACTTCAATGACATCAGCGAAATCATGGCAATCAAGAGTGTGCTCGAACAGCCTGAGTTCTCTAAGCGGTTTGAGCATGCCTCGATGCATCTAACGGACAGGGTGATGTTCACCATCTATCCTGACACTTCATTCTCCTTTCCGGTGTTACCCCCGGGCGCCCCTCTTATCGGTTTAGAGCCGCTCTTTGCTCCACTATGACCTGTACCAGCCATAGCGTCCCTAACAGCCCTCACAGGCTGTTAGGGGGCTTAGGTTGTTTATTTTTTTGCTACTTGATTGCAGTCTTGAGATTGAGGACCACTGTGTTCGAACCGGCTTGGTGGTGAGCCTTCATTCGTTGCAGCATCATCTCAGTTGGTACGCGTACCACTTCAGCAGACAGGCGGGTAGCAATCTTGCTCAAGCCTTCGCCCAAGCAGGTCTTGCAGTAGTCACCATCAACAGTCAGACAGAACTGAGGAACCCGCATAGCCACAGGCTTGCCAATGATCTTGTTCAGTTCTTCCTTGTCAATGAAGATCACTTTGCCATTGGAGATATAACTGCTACCCATCCAATAGCTGGCGCTGTCCTTCAGGACGATCTTCACCTCGCCACGAGGAGTACCGCAGTCAGTGCCTTCTACCTTGCTACGGCCAATCAGACGCAGTGTTTCTTTTACAGCAGAGCCACCTTCACCTGTAGCCATGGAACGGGAGTAGGCACCGGAGACCGCAGTGTTCACCTGAGTAACGATCTGCTCAGGGTCAAGGCCTTGGTCCAGAGAACGTGGCAACGCCACCCAGCCAGTGCTGGTAGGGTTCTCTTCAATACCGAACGCAATGAACATACGCTTACGCGCAGTACCAATGAACTTGTCGTTAATGAAGAAGTTCTTGGACTTGCCCTTCATCATCTCTGCACGGTCCATTGCCACCAGCTCATCCAAGATGGCAGTGAAGACAACAGGATCGTTCAGTTCGTGGGCGTGTTGCTTCAGGAGTTCGTCTTTACGCTTGAGGATCTCCTTGGACACAGTCAATGCATCCACACCGCCCGGCTTAACGAAGTGAGCACCCAGACCTTCGAGGTAGTAGCAGTTCTCGGTGAACTTCAGACAGTCTGCAACCGACGCCTTACCTTCAGGAACAGTTTCCCCTTCCTTAGGGTTGTCCACCATCAAACGACTGATGTGACCCTCGATAAGCTTCTTGGTGAAGAACGTGTTAACGTAGTCCACCTTACCCATGAAGGGTTCCCACCACAGGATCACGTTGAACAGCATGAGTCCGAAAGTAGACTCAACAGCTTGATCTTTGAGGATAGGGTGGAAGTCACCGGGGAAGCTGAACTTGGTGTCCATTACCGCGAAGGGTTCTTCCACATTACCTTCTAGGGTGACTTGCTCACCGTCTAGCATGGCGTGGAACTTACCCTTCTCTACGAACACCGCCCCAGGGATCTTCTTGAAGGCGCCAGCTGAGTCTTCATCATCCAGCTGGATAGCAATGACAGACTGTACGGCCGCCTTGCTTCCATACGCCTTCATTTCGAACCAGCGTTTAAAGAAGTCGATCTTAAGCATAAGTGAGCTCTTCCAATTTTTCCACTAACTGCTCAATAGCAATCAGCGCAAGGTGATCGGTCACGACGTTGTTCAGATAGACTAGGAGCTGGTCACGCATCTGCTGATCATTCAATTCAGAGATCAGATAAATGGCGATGACTTCCTTACCATACTGTACGAGGTTGTCGTGATCGGGATAGTCGATGAGCTTTTGCAGCTCAGGCTTGAAGAAGGACAGCAATGTATCTACTGAGCTCCCTACGCGACCGTTAGAGGTGACGTGCTGAAAGGCGTACGTACCACGGATGTTCTCGACGTTGGCCCGTATACGCTTGATCAGGGTCTCTGGGATACCATCTTCAACATCGGCCTGCTTCAGGTTGTCACGAACCGCCTTCAACGTCACTTCACTGACGTCTTCGATCAGCAGTTCATGCTCGCCGAGGTCAGCGTTGTCGCCCAGATACTTCTGGAGGATCAGTAGGAACCGACTAACAGGGGGAATGTCAGTAGAATCCAGAACATCACCCAAACCAATGAGGTCTTCATAGTTGTCCATCTCGTAGAAGAAGTTGCCGATCTCGATCAACTGCTCAACGCGCTCATGAGTAACTTCATCGAGGTTGATGATGAAACCCATTTTGGTAAGTACGTCGATTATATTGTTGGTGATCAGTTCATAGATCTGTTTCTTCTTGATGTTCGTGTCGTACTCTTCGCCGATGAGTATCTCGGTGATGACTCCCGGCATTAACGACTCAGGTTCAGACAACAGAATTAAATTGAACCCATCGGTCAATATTTTAGCCTGAGGCGCGGGGACAGCGTCCTTAAAGCTAACCCAAATACCACCGAGGAGGGTGGCTGCAAAGTCTTCTCCTTCGCTTACAATAACTGCTTCGTTAGTCTCGATGAGCATTGAGGCTATCCTATTAGATTAATCAGGGAATCATAGCATATGTCTAGCAATAAACAAGCCAAGCGTGCGGCAGCTTCGAAACAGAAAAAGAAAGCTGCGAACATCGAGCGTGCCAAGACACAGCAACAGCTGGGACGCCGACAAGAGCAACAGGACCGTCGTTCACCACAAGCCAAAGCCGCCCGTAACGCACGCGTCGGCTATGCCGTTGCCACCAAAGGCGTGATCGACACGGCCAAAGAACTCCAGAAAGATCCTGAGTTCGCCAAGACCAAGATCAAAGCACTGACCAACATCGAAGTGCTCACCGGCATTAACGAAATGATCCCGGTCCTCGGCGGTGTGCATGGCGGTATCGAAATCGTTACCCGTCTCAGCGACATGAAGAAGTACGACATCCTGCCGCATCAGGCCGAGATGATCGAAGCCTTCGACCGCAAGGTGATCTCGATCTCGGAAGACATCCACGCGATGTACGAGTTCATCAACGCCGAGAAGCAGGTCGAAGATTACATGCCGATCTTCATCCACTACATCGACACTCTGGCTGACGTTGTTCAGTTCGCTATCCCGGAGCTGATGGAAGGTCTGTTGCAGCCAATCGAAGCGCTGATCAACGAATACGTGAACGAGCACAAGGCAGAAGGCGAACACTCCTCTGCGTTCGGCGCACGCGTCTCCGACGAGCGTATCGTTCGTATCGCTCCTGAATACCGCACCATGCGTCCGCTGGAAGACTTCCTGCCAGACGCTGATGCTGAAGGCGAAGCAGAACCGACCCCACTGGTAGGCGAACTGCAGAAAGTCGACGAAGCTGGCGCTCTGGAAGCCTCGCTGGCCAAAGAAATCCTCTGACCATTAACAAGGACTTATCTTCATGACTGATACTCCTAACACCGACAGCACAGGTACTGAACTGAGTGGTGCTGTCGGCGAAGCTGGTATTGTAGGCCAAGCATCTGCGCCAGCACAGCCTGCAGCCCCTGTACAACCTGCGGTAGCGAAAGCTACCCACCAGGATAAGCACAACGCTGCAAACACCACCATGACCACTATGGTGCCTCCTGCATCCCCTCTGCTTGCCGAGCTGTCGGTTGCTGAGCGTGAGGCTGGTGGTTACCTGACTGTCTTCTTGGGCAACAGCAAGAAAGACGTGCTGGAAGCTCAACAGCTGATCGGTAAGTGGTTCACGTTCAATAGCTTCGTGTCGATGGCACAAGAAGGGCGTGTTAACCAATCGACCATGAACAAGGCCAATGCCGACTGGGAACAGTACGTTGCAGAAACCTATCCTGGTCGTACTCCGAAAGAGATCGCCGATCACGCTGCTGACCTGTATGCGTACATGTCGGAGATCCAGGACGAGATCAAGGTTCGTAGTCATGTCTGCAACGAAGCGGGTATCACCAACCTCAGCGATCGTGGCGGCAACTACGTTACTGGCGACATCGTCGGTAAGAAGCCTGCTCGTTCTACCAAGGGTTTCTCTGCAGCTGAAGTAATGCGTCGCTCTGCACTGCGTTCGAACGGCGACAAGCTGATCTTCGACGTACTGCTGCGTGACTCCTTCGTCAGCCTGTCGTTCACTCGTCCTAACCGTCTGGAAATGGGCGACCTGCTGAACGATATCCGTCGTACCATCGTCGGCTATGTGCGTGAGATCAACAACAACAGTGCGGTCCTTGCTCGCATTGCGTCGATCCGCGTCATCTGGAACTTCCTGGCCACGCGCATTACCTCGTGCAGCGTCTCGGACATCAGCGACTTCCGCCAACTGGCCAACGTTATCACCCTGAACGATATGGAACAGTTCGTGGTGGCGTTGATCGAGTCCCTGAACACCAAGGGTGTCAACCTGAACCTGCGCTGCTTGGCACCTTCCTGCAAGTGGGACGCTTTCCACTTGGTAGAGCCAAGCAAGCTGGTGCAGATCCGTCCTTCGCTGCGTGTTCCAGAAGAGCTGGCCATCTATGCCAACCTCATCAACGGTCATGCGAAGTACACCATCGAAGAAACGCTGGCAATGAGTCGTGCGGCGACCTACGGTTTGGAAACGAACCGTGTCTACAACGACGACAAGACCATGTGCTTCCTGATTGCGCCGCCTGTGTTGACCGAAGCGTTCAATACCTTCGACTACTTCATCGGCCGGGTTAACCCTCAGCTGTTCGACATCCGTCAAAAGGTTGTTGATCCAGACGAGTATGCAACCCAAATCACCATGGCTCACAACGAGCTGGGTTCGACGGAATACATCCACTGGGTAACGGGTTACATCAACCTGCCAACTCCAGGTACTGACGAAGAAGAGATCATCATTCTTCGTAAGGACACGGATGACACCGAGTTCAACGAAGGCGTGATGGCGGTCATTCTGGATCACCCAGACATGAACCGTAACCTGACTCGCTTCATCCTGAACAAGACCCCGTACATGTCTCGCACCTTCATCGGTGTGCAGAACTACGTGTGCCCTGTGTGCAGCAAGCAGTCGGGCGACCTCCAGGACCCGGAACACTTCCTGGACCGCAAGTTGGGTTATACTCCTATTGACCCAATCATGAGTTTTTTTACCCTCACCCAGTTGGCGATGCTGGCGCAAGCGGTGGAGTCGGGCAGAGCCAAGTCCGAAGCCCTCTCCGAATAGATCCGCGTGGGCGAAGAGGGGAAATAGTCTTCAGTCCTGTTTACAGACAGGTCTACAGTCAGTTGGTCGGTGTGTCTACCGCTCACTTGCCTGAGGAGTCAATGGTGTTCAGTGAGTCAATGCTCCACGACTTAAACATGAACTACTACAACACCAAGACTAAGACCCCTTTCTCGTCGGTACAGTACTTCAAAGAAGAGCACGAGTATTATCACCCGTGGTCTCTTAAGTCGAGTGGGAAGATGTTCGGGTTCCACAAGCTCCATGAGGTTATTAGTCTCAAAGACTTCATGGAGTGGCCGATGTGCGTGACCGATGAGTTGCTGGACGGCATTACGGAGGGAAGGAATGAACGGGATAAGCTGGACAACCCTAACCCTCCGGATGCCGATGGTAAGTCGTCTACCAACAAAGATCTTAAAGCAATTATGCAGCAGCTGGGTTTGGATAAAAAGCTCTTTTGATTAATACCCCGGGGGCCTTTGGGTTCCCGGGGTATTAACCGTATTTTATGTCGCGACGGCTTTACCAGACACCCTTATTTAAATTCTCATACGAAAGGGCCCTTTCATGAGCAAAGACACCTTTACCTCTCCTCAGGTTACTGACCTGAGCGGGAAAGCGCCGGCTGAAGCCGAAGCTGCTCCAGTGGTTACCAAGGAAGTTGCACCAGTTGCTGCTCCTCCTGCTGCCGCTGCCCCTGCTACCGCCGAAGCTTCCTTCGTGCCTAAGCAAGACGTTATCGCCATTAACAAAATGGTGAACGCCAAGGGTACCGTTACCACCGACGTCATTGTTGCTCGTATCAAGCAACACATGGAGTTCTTGTCTGGCGCTAAGCGCTACAAGAGCAAGGAAGAAGAAGTTCAGGAACAAGTGAGCTTCATCGAGACCGTCGGCAACACGCTGAAACTCGACTTCCCTCAGTACGCCCTGGTGACTGACGAACTGTTGAACGCCATCCGCGACAACAAGGACGTCTTCCAGAAAGGCACCCAGTTCCGCTTCACCATGGGTCTGGACAAAACCTACCCTGCTCAGTACATCCGCACCTACCAGGTCTACATGACCTTCCTGGCGATGGTTGCGAAGAACTGGGTGTCCCGCTACAAGCTGGACAAGTTGGTTGACCTGGCTCACGTGATCCACGACTTTGACCGTAAAGGCAAAGAGAACCTCACGCAGTACTTCCGCTACCTGACCCAAGTCTAACCACGGCCGTCAGTTTAACCCAACCCTCCTTGCAAGGAATAGATTCATGAACGAAGAATACCAACCGGATGGCGACGGCTTCGGTTTGCCAGACAGCCCGCACATGGAAATCATGTTCGATTCCCTGACCGACACCGTCGACCAGATGGACATCGCGGGTACTGAGTCCCTGACTCTCACTCCAGCCCAGCACTACGCTCAAGGCGTTCTGAGCGCTGCTGGTATCGTTTCCGCCGCCCAGGTAACTGGTAACGAAGGCATCTTCTCGGCCATCGGCGACGGCTTCAAAGCGGTGTATGACTACATCGTTAAAACCTTCAAGTCCATCTGGGACTTCTTCTTCAACCGTGACAGCGCCAAAGAAGCAGAAGTGGCCAAGACTGCGGTTGACGAGAACACCAAAGAACTGCAGGCTGCTGAAGCCGGTACTCAGACCGAAGAAGAAGCCAACAAGCAGATCGCTGCTATGGCTACCGTTGCCAACGCTGAAGGCGGCGACAAAGCTCTGGCTGAAGATCTGGCCGAAGCCAAGAAGGGCGACCTCAAGGAAAAGCGTAAAGCTATCCATGAAGCTCTCAAGACCCTGCCGAAGCTGAAAGGTGCTGCCAAGCACAACCTGGAAAAGACCATCGAAAGCGCGGTCAAGGTGAAGATGGCATTCACCACCAAAGGTCTGGGTGGCGGCGACAGCAAAGCTGAAGGCGACGCTGCTGACCACCTGATGGGTAGCAACAAAACCGCCAACGACCTGGTCGACCTGACGGCTGAGATCACCAAGTTCACCATCAAGGACGCGCACTTCATTACCGCTCTGAAGGGTGCTACCTCGATCAACAGCATCGACAAGGCCATTGCGTTCAGCAAAGCCTGCTCGGCCAACATCCAGATGGTGAAAGAGTTCTCCGACGTTGTCAAAGGCAAGAAGTCGAAGATCGAAGCACTGCTGCATGCTGCTGAAGCCAAGATGAAGTCCGCCAAAGACGGCAAAGACAAAGACGCACTGTCGAAAGACATCGCCGCTCTGCGTCTGATCGTTGTGATGGGCACTCGCTTGGCCAAGCTGATCGAGCAGAACTACATCAAAGTCAAGGCTGCTTCGGAAGCCATGAACAAGGTGTTCTGCATCTAAACCGTGCAGCGTGAATAACCCTACCCACTCCCGACAACGGAGTGGGTAGGGTTTATGGCTGCTTATGCTGCTTTCTTCATTTCTTCTACGGTTGGTTCTACTGCTGGTGCAGGAGTAGGGAACGATACTACGTTGTCAACGCTAACTTCTTCTGGCAGGTTTGCACGCATCTCTTTAACCAGCTCACCGAAACCTTTGTTGATCAGAGCAGCTTCGAACACTTGCTTGATCTTGTCGATTTCTGGGAAGCGGAACAGATCATGGCACAGACCAATCGCATTCGCCTGCGTACTGGACGCATAGTTAACTGCGATCTCACGGAACTTCGACGGACCAGCCCCTTGGATACCGTACACTTCCATTTGGGTTGTGTAGTTACTGGCGTTGTTAGCCAGAGTACCGGTTGGGTAAGCACCTTCAACGTCAAGGTCAGAAGTACTGCTACGACCCGAACTGATAACGTCATCCAGACCCACAAACAGAGCACGACCCTTGGTGGCGTTCTTCTCAGTATCGAGCAGAGCAATCCAGTCGTCCAGAGTAGGTAGCTTATCGGTGAAGGACTTATCACGCTGCGAAGGAGTACTGCCCCAGACGTATCCGTTATCCTTGGCAATAAACGACAAGGTGTCCGAGATAAGGCTAGGTTGCGAAACGAAGTTGAAGTACTCCGAGTAACGAAGCAACATTGGAATCGACAGAGTGAAGTCCAGAGTCTTTTCGTTAATCTCTTCAATTGGGAAGTTATCCCCGATGTTGTATGAAGAGTACAGATACTTGTACTGCCGTTGCATGTTCCGGTGCCACTGGCCGCTACCCGGGCCCCAAGACATGCCTTCCTCGGTATACAGCTTACCTTTAACGTTTTCACGCTGAGAGATAGCTTCTAGGCTGTAGCTTTCCAGCTTACCGAATGGGAAACGTTTAATAGCGTAACCCGACATGGCATCCGCCCACTGCCATTTAGCCATGGTGCGAACGGTAGGGAACTTCTCTTGTGGTTCCAGAGGAGTACGGTCACCGTTCTCCTTAACCTTGTGAGTACGACCGAGGTTAAGGTTGTAGGTACGGAACTCTTTTGGAATGCTTGGATCGCTGTAGACGTCTGGAAGGTTGTACCCGTCAGCAATCAAAGCACGCTCACAGGCTTCCATGTCATAGCTTGCGTTCCAGCTCAATACCCAGTCAGGCTCCCACTCGTGGAACTTCTGAATACAGGCATAGGCCACTTGACCCGGAGTATCGAACAGCTCGTAAACAACAGTGCACTTACGACGCTCCAAGTGTTCCTTCAAATACTTGTCTTCTGCTTCCTTGAGCTTACGGAAGATAGTCTCATCATCCGGTTCGTCATACCAACTACGAATCGCTGCGAAGTAAGCTTTGTTCTTCATGGTGACAGACGCCATCATGATTGGCTTGTTCTCACCCGGGAAGTCCATGTCCGCTTCAACGTCGAACGCCGCTACGGTGTACGGTTCCTTCTCCTGATACTCCCCATACTTCTGGAAGAACTTCTGCTTGAAGTGAACAGGGGTGGTTTGATCTAACCCGAATACGAACTGATGACCCGGGCAACCCTTAACGTCACGAATGGTAGCCTTATAGTCAGCTGCCCCAAACAACTGCTTCTTGACTTCAAACGGAATCTTGCAACGTGGAGCCTTGTACTCTCTTACCAAACGTTCTTCGATGTAATCTTTAGGTTGGTTAAAACGACGATGGTCATCTTTAACGATCCAGAACGGTTGCTTGTAATTCTCTAACGAAATAAACGAGTTGCTGCGACTACCATCTTCGTGGACGTTAGTAATTTTCGCACACAACAGGTCTTTGCCTTTATCGAAACGACTCATCGCATAAGCCGCATGCTTGCAAACTTTTGCGATAATAGGTGAAGTGTTTTGTGTCATCGGTATACCCTGCATTTTATGCCCGCTTTTAGCGCTATACTAATAGTGCCCCAGTACTAAAAATAGAGGAGTACTCATTAATGATCTCGATGGATTTTTTGAAACACTCAGTGTCAGGTATGGAGTTCATCGACTTCCAGAGCTCTGACTTTTACACCAAGCTGTCGTCGTACCTTGAAAGTCAGATTGATGCGGAAGGTTTCCTGTCGCCTGAATCAGCAAAGGGCATCAAACCCCTCATCGCTGAATACACTGGTTTCAAGAACATCGACATCAAGTTCGAACAGTCCGGCAACCTGTCTGTTGACACGGGCTACTTCTCCCCGAACCACGTCCTCAACAACGACATGGTCGACGAACTGCTGAAGACCACGGAGACTACATTGTACCGTTGGTTCACACAGAACACCGATAAGCTGTTCCGTGGCGGTATCGACTACAAGACCGGCAAGGTTACGGGTAGCTTTCAAACTGTCCCTGTTACCCTGCGCATTAACGTCAACCTGAATCAGACCTTCCCAAAAGATAAGGTGGGTAAGTTCGGTATCCCGTTGCAAGGTATTCTGTGCGGCGCTATTGCTCACGAATTGGGTCATGTGTTCAGCGGCTGTATGATGATGTCCACAGTGGTATCTGACAACTTGACCGCCAAGGCTGCCCTGCGTTTCTATCGCACTTCGAATACCGAAGAAGATCGGGTCGTGGTGCTCAAGGATATCGGCGCTCTGCTGGATGTCCCTGCTGCCAAGCAAGCCGAACTGCAACGTCTGGCTCAAGACCCTGACGATAAAGCAGTGTTCATGTACTTCGACAAAATGGTGTCGCAACGTAATATGCGTCGCAGTCTTTCTGTCGGCGTAGAACGTATGTCGTCTGAAGTAGTGGCCGACATGTACGCCATTCGCATGGGCTGTGACAAGGGTATCATTGCGGCTATCTCCATCCTGACTGACCACGGCTGCATCCAGACCGTAGTCAACAGCCTGCTGACCGCAACCATGTTCACCCTGCTGCTGTTCCCATCTGCCCTGATGATGAGCCTCGGTGCTGGTGGTATCGCTGTGGCATTGATGTTCAGCTTCTTCACGTTCACGTTCGTCTTCGTGATGGACTATTTCAGCAAGGGCTACTCTGGTGTGTACAACGCCGACCACCGTCGTTTCGATGACGCTGCTCGTCAGTTGATCCAGAAGCTGAAAGAAGACAAATCTGCTCCTGCTAGCCAGAAGGCGCAGATGGTTAAAGAAATCGATCAACTGATGGTGCACGCTAAAACCCTGCGCCCTTGGTACGAGTCGACTGTTATCCATCGCTTCATGGGTTGGGTGTTCAGTCAGAGCGATTTTAAATTGCAAGAGATCGAGCATTATACTGGGGTTGTGGCAAACCATGAGGTCAACACCTTCTCGCATAAACTCCAAGCTCTTAAAGCACGCCGTGACCCTGATAACCGGGGTGAACCGGAAACCGACAAGACTTACGAATTCTAACCACTATCCCCAGGAGTACTACCCATGTCTCATTTGATCCACGTCCTCGACTACAAGAAGTACCTGACCGAACAAGGCATCACCTGCCCTGTAGAACAAAGCGCCATCCTGGTGGAACCATTCGCCCGTGCGCTGATCCGTCACGCCTACCGCACCGGCGGCCAGTGGACTCCTGTTGTCGACGCCAAGGCTTGGACCATGCTGGAGAAGTGGAACAGCGTGTCGCCGATCAATGCCCCTCTGGTTCACCAGAAGGCCCTGTGGCGCATCAACAACCTGAACGGCTCCATGGCCCAGACCGGTACCCTGCCAAAGGCTGAAGAATACACCTGCGTCATCAACGACAAAGATGTAACTCAGAACGAGCAGTTCAACACTCTGGTGGCTTACCTGTTGAAAGAGCTGGAGGCCGGCCGTGAGTGAATCGCAACTCGACTCCTACTTCCAGCTGGGTAACAGCGCGCCTACCGACGCCTACCAGCCAGGTGAAGACAAGCAACGTATTGACCTGACCGAGTTCTATCGGGACAGTGATCAAGACAACGCAACTGTTATGGTCATGGGTGCGGAAGAGCTGGCGCTGGGTAAGTTGTCCAAGCGTACTGCTATCCTGCTCAGCCTGTCGGGCACTGAGAGCTACGATCCGTTCCCATCTGAGCGTAACGCACGCATGGGCACCGAAGGCTTCTTCAGCACTATTGCAGAGGGTTTCAAGAAGTTCATTGAAACCATCATCAAATACATCCGCATGGCCATCGACTGGGTTATCGACCTGATCCAAGGCATCTTCGGTTTCCGTAAGAGCGCCCGCATCAACGAAGAGATCAACAAGTCTCTCGACGAGATGAAGATCGAGTTCGCCAAGACCCTGAACGGTTTGGGCTTCCCTGGCAACGTGTACAACGTGGAAACCTTCTTGGGTGACCTGCCACCGAACCAAGACCGCCAAGCGCAACTGCACCTGCTGCGTAGCAAGTTCGACAAGGACAGTGATCAAGTCAAGAAATTGTCTGACACTGTTCCCCTGTTGCAACAGGCCATGGGCAAAATCAAGCAGATCGGCGAGCGGGCCGAGCGTACGTTCAAGACCTTCAAGAAGACCTTGGGCGAAGAGTTCAACCGTAGCAAGGTTCGTCACCACACCGCCAACAACACCGCCCCGCTGACCGAAGTCAACCGCGTGATGAAGGCCATCGAGGAAGCTACTCTCGCGTTGGATTCGACTGAGCTGGTGGGTTTGGTGTCGAAGACCTACAGCACCCTGTTCGGTATCACCTTCACTAACGAAGAGCTGACCAACGGTTTCACTGAAGTGCAGAAGAAGCTTCAGGAAAACGTCAAGCTGGAAGTGGTTAAGCTGGACAAGGTCAACGTGGGCGAGACCCTGAGCAACATCCAGGATCTGAACACCCGCTACATGGGCATGGTCAGCGACGAGATCGATATCTCCAAGGTCAACTGGAAGGCGATGGGCACCATGATCGACCGTTCGGATGCCGAGAAGGTTGAGCTCATGTCGAAGATGTACAACGCTCCGACCATGTTGGCCAGCTATCAGAAGCTGTCGTTGAACATCCGCAACTTCACTCAGTTCTGCTTCTTCGTAACGAACGAGCTGCGCCGGGTAGAGAAACAGATCACCGACCTGATCGAATGGCACCAGCGGACCCATGCGTACTACTACGCCGGTTTCGTTAACGACCTGGATAAGCTCAAGGAGATCGTTCTTGATGCTCAAAGCAAGGGTCATGCGCCTTTGATCGGCAACGATCACATGGTCTTCATCAAGGCGGCCGACGCACAGACCTTCATGGAGAAGCTCTCGGCTAACATTAACTTCGGTCTGGAGAACGATATCGGTGGTCTGAAGACTATCGTTAACAACTTCTCCAAACAGACTGGTTGGGGTAAACTGATATGAGTCGTGAATCCCTGTGGGCGGAAATCAGCCAGCTTAAAGCGGTTGCTACTACCGTGTCCCAGCAAATGGCCGACGAGACCGTTCAGCTGACCAAGAGCATGGAGGATGGAATTACCCTTCCTGTGGCTCTGCGCATCGTCAACACGATCTGGGGTACTCATACTCAGTCGTCGCAGAAGCTCAAGGTTCAGTTGTCGGACACGTTCCCGAAGACCAACCGTGACGTTATTCGTTACACTGCGTTGCCTGCGGATGAGCTGCGCAAGCTCACTGGTGAAATGGAAGAGGTAGTGTCTTACTTCGGCCTGATCCACGAGTACATCGAGAAACTGGTGTGTGCTATCACCGCGGCGTTGGTTAAGGGTGAGCCTACTCCTGAAGGCCAAGAAACTGTTGACGAGTTCCGTCGTAACGTGTTGCAGTACTGCTGCTACATCAACGGCTACTTCTACGAAGTCAAAGATATGGTAAACGACGAGGCCTGTACGGCTTGGGACCATATCCGCATCGTACCAACTGGTGTATTGGATGGTGACTACCTGTTCATCCAGTCCTTCAAGGATCAGTTGGCGACAGACCACGCAGAATTCCTCAAGCGTACGTTCTTCCGTCAAGAGCGTGATTACTGGTCGCTGGAAGATATCAAGTGGTCCTCGGATCGTCTGGTGCCTTTCATCAAGTTGCCGTTCCTCTTCGCAGAGTGGCTGAATGCTACCTACGCAGACGTTGTACTCGCAGAACCTGCTGGCGAATAAGCTGTACCGGCCATATCCCCTCCTATCCCTTTGCGGGGATAGGAGGGGTAGGCTTATAGCTGCTTTACACCGGACCCAGGCTTACCATGGATACGTCGTGTGGCAAGAAGACGATGTCAATGTCTTCAACGATGGACAACAGCCCATCAGAACTTTCCTGCAACAGTTTACGCACACAGAAGCCAGTCAGACTGTCGGCGTTACTGATAACGTCAACCGAACTGTCACCAGCCAATGCACTCATCTTCACCGATACCACTTCACTCGAAGTACCGTCCTTCAGCAACTTGGTTAACCCACTCACGTCGATGGTAGTAGCACCGAACAACGCTTCGTTGATGACCTGAGGGGTGCTGGCGGTAAGCGCGTCTTTGAGGCTGACGTTCTTGTAGCCAGTTGCAGTAAGGTAGAAGGTTACAACAAAGCCCAGATCCTGTTTGACGTAGGACTGATAGTTGCTGTTGACCACCACCTTCTGGTAACCCATCTTGTTGCGTGGCTGGTACATCAGTGTGGTCATGTCGAGCAAGGACGAGTTGAACGAGTCCATGTCCTGACCGATGTGGTTGACGAAGTAATCTTTGGTCTGCTGAGCAAACTCCAGATCATAGTCATCTTTGGTGAAGTAGTACGCACCGTCGAATGCGATGAAGTCCCAGTGGTACTGCAAGTCACGAGGAGCGACTTCCACATATTGACCCTCGTCATCCAACACGAAGTCACCAATGCTGTACTTCAGGATAACCTGAGGTGGCACGGTGTTGGTGTACATGACGTCACCTGCTTTATGCAGGATAACCGGCTTACCGTCGACCAGATCCAGTTCGCCGTTCTCTTTACGCTTGAGAACAGTGGCAGGATAGGTTTCAGGAACCGGGGTGGTGTGACGTTTGTACTGCGCTTCACCGATGAGAGGCCGTATACGGCTGTACAGGTTGCCCAGCTTCTGACCCAGGGTAACCGCGTACTGGGTTTCGATGATCGCCACCATCGGCACTGTGAACAGCGTAGGATCGATCTTCTGATCCGACAAGGTACCAGTGTTGGCGCTATCGCCTTGCATGGTGAAGATAAACGTCATACCCAGATTCAGCGGGGTACCCGTGTTAGGCTGCACGCTGCCGAACTGCGAGAAGTTGGTGAAGTAGATAACGTCGTTGACATCCACGTCGAAGTTGGTATCCAACGCAAACTGCCAGATCCGCTCACCGCCTTCCGTTTGCCCGTAATACGTAGCCCCTATGCTAGCCAGGCTGTTCGAGTCCTCGGGTTGGATAGACAGTTGTACACCCACCTGAGAGTCATCCAGGTCTTTGTAGCTTTTGCCAGACTCAGTAACCAAGGTAACAAGATAGCCACCCTCGCGTTGTTCAATGTTGATCTGCCCAACGCCTACTTCGATGCCCAGTGTGCTGTTTTCAGTCACAAAGGTCTGGTTGTTAACAACCGGCTCATCGAGATGGTAGGTACGCAACACCGCTTGGGTGTTTGTCAGGTCCATGACGTAGTAGAAAGGTGTGTAGACCAACGTCTGGTCCGATACCAAGTCTACCAGCGCAGCGTTGCTCTTAGCCGCGTAGGAGGCCTTGATGACAGCGTTAACCAAGACAGTGCTTGGCTTACTGATGTCAAACAACACGTTGTGAGGAATGGTGATACGCTGACCGTTGTCAATCACCACACCGCTGTCGATCAGGTTATTCACCGAGCACAGGTAACTGCCCACGAAGCACGCCATTGGAGCGAAGAACTTGGAGTTGTCAGGAATCGGCAGCTCTTTGGTCAGGGAGTACTTACGGCCGGTCGTGTAGTCGATGGTCTTGACAGAGTCGTAACCATAGTTCTCAACAGTACCGGTCAGGTTGTTCTGTGTGATTGGCAACACACGCTGACGACGACCCTGAATGAAGGAAGCCTTCAACTGAGCAAAGGACTTGGCATTGCTACCGCCTGTGGTACCGTTGATAGCACGCCATGCCACGCCACCCGTGTTCTTCAGGGCAGAGGAGTAAGGACCCAGAGTACCCGCACCAAAACGGTAGTCCTGGTAGTTGATGCCTACTTCATCCAGCTTGACCTCGGTAAAGTCCTTGGTCAACTCACCCTTGGTCGTGTAGGTATAGATGTCAATCACACCGATACCCGAACCGTTGGCGATATAAACGTCAGGGATCTCGTAGTCGAAAGACCCATTGCTAACGTTCAGGTTAATCGACAGGGTTACAGTCGACGGGTTGAACACGTCTTGGTCGTAGGTCACCAAGATCTCGCGTTTAACCCCGTTGGTGGTCATGAACGCACGGACGCCGTACAGGTCGTCTTTGAAGTTGATGGTACCGTTGCAACCAGAACTCAAGTTGGACGTCAAGTTCTCGGTAGGCTTGCAAGCGATCTGACGCGCGGGGATAACGATCGTCAGGTAGACGTTGCCATTGATCTCACGCAGCGCTTTCTTCAGCAGGTTGGTAGAGATCGGCGCAATCGGGTTGTTGGTAGTGTCGTCGTACACCACTTGATAACTGGTCTGTTCGCTGTAACGGATTTCAATACCGTTCTCAATAGCGAAGGTGTAACCATTGAACTCGACTTCGGTGTCCTTCGGCAGCAACAGCATTTTGTACGTGAAGGACGTCTTACCCGACTGTACTGTTACGTCTTTAGCCAGCGACAGAAACACCGACTCCAGAATAGCGAACTGCAACTGCACGATCGACGGGTTACCGAACATACCGTACTGTTCTTCTTCCGACATGTGGCGGCTGAGATCAGAGGTAGACCGTGCGTGCGCTGGGAACAACTTGGCAATGGCGTCGTCTACCCGGTTAAGGATACCGTAGCCAGTACCGAGGATGAGGTCGGTTGCATAGATGAAAGGGTGAGACTTGCTGTTCTGCGAGATGGCTCTGTCGAACCAAGCGGTCTCGAGATCGTTAACGACAGTGTTAACCCCACGGATAGGGTTGTTGGCCAGACTGACCAGTTGGTCTTGAGTTAATGCCATTACAGAGGACTCCAGTATTCCATTTCCATGCTGTTCACGTTGATCCATGGATAAGCAGCATAACCACCTTCGAAGTATTCGCTTACCTTCAACTGGCGGAAGTTCTGTTCACGGACCTGAGCGCTCATGTTTGGGTTGAAGAAGAGAGTAGTGCGGTTGAACATATCCGCAATACGAATGTTGTTGTAACGGAAGGCGATACTTGGGAAGGTGATCTCTACTTCATCTTGCCCTTGGCCCCGCAGACTGTTCTGCGTACGGTCGATAGCGCTGAACGCACCCGATGGGTAGGTGTTAGGCCAAGAGTAGCCGTTACAGAACAGACCTTCGATACTGCGCATGTTCTTGTTCATGATGACATGGTAGATGCGCATGTCATAATCGCGGTAATTCTGTAGCAACGCTTCTGGATAAGGTTCCAGCCCTTCATCGCCCAGCGTTACCCCTTCGATGTAGTGGTTGATCACGTCGAAGATAAAGGGAACGAAGTTAGGCTTAGGGTTGTGGAAACTCAAACGCATGTCGTAGTCATAGTTGACTTTGAGGATGCCGCTCACGTACTGGTAGACTTCCTTACGGATACCAGGTTGCGACTTCTCTACGTTCAACGACACGTCTGGGAAACCAGAACTGACTTTAAGACAGTTGGTCAATCCAGCCATCCACGGGTACATCGGGTCATGCAGCGCATCGTTACCACTGTTTGCTCGACCCCATACAGGGTCCAACAATCCCTTGACGTAATGCTGTAACGAGTTGCGAGTCGGTTCATAAAGCGGCAACAGTTGAGGGTGTTTTATCACGTTTTCATCGGATAAGTTCAACAGCGGCCGGTTAATGAAGACTAATCCTATGGTGTCGTCGGGGATGGGAGCCATCTGGTTCCCGGGACCTAAAATACGGACGCCCTTGAGCATGTTGACCAAAGCACTGTTGTACCCCGGACCACCGTTTTCTCTGAAGACGTATTCTCGCCATTCTTCAACAGTGTTCGAGTCGAGTGCAATAGTAGGTTGTTCATTTCCCGGGGTCTTATCGTACCATCCATCGTAAAGATTCGGATCATCAGCCATGTCGTTGGCTCCCGTTATTAAGAGGTGAAGTATTCATGATTAACCAAATTGTAGGTCTGGGGTCTTTCCTGCTGGACATTGCGGCAAAACTGTATCCCGACAGTAAAGACATAAACTCCGCTGCCAACGTGGCAGGTCAAGTACGACGTTCATACAATGTGGTTTCTACCACCTCGGTCCATGAGAGCGCCAACCGCGCAATCATTGCTCCAATGGTGGCCGTAGAAGCCTCGCTGTTGCACCAAGAATTCATGTCGGACTTGATGCAAATCGTTATGCTGCGAGATATCGTCGCTACCCTGACGCACATCGCACTGCAAGGCTCTGTGGGCCTCGGCGTGAAGGTTGAGAACATCATCGGCGGCATCAACCCTAACCGGGCTGGCATGATGTCTCTGGCTGGCTGTGAATCGCTGGATGACAACATCCGCGCTGTTACTGGTAACGAGGAAGACGACAAGGCCAAGCTGCCTGAAGTTGACACCGTTCGTATCGACGGCAAGAACGTTCCTGATATGGCTGAGTACACCCCACTCGCCGTCGGTAAAGTGGTCATGGCCACTCTGTACAACGACAACGGCACCAAGATCGACTTCCCGTTGACCTTCCGCCAGATCCCAGTTCCGTTGCCGGCCAAAGACCTGAAGCGTATCTTCAGTGCTGCCAAGATCGAAGAAGGTTTCTTCGCTCGCCTGCTGATGGCCAAGACCAAGGAAATCACTTATCCTGAATTCCTCTCCGGTCGTGACATCATCAAAGACCGCTTCAACATCCGCAACGAAGAGATGTCCGGCTATTACAAGGAAGCGCAGAAGCGCGAGAACGGTAACAAGCTGGCTGCTGTTCGTACTGGTCTGGTTAGCTTCAACAGCATGGCCAACACCTTCATCATGTCGAAAGATGCCGCTACTCAGCTGGAACTCGACATCGGTAAGCGTTTCAACAACGCCTCTTCCCGTGAAGGCATCTTCAAGGCCGTTGTAGCCAACACCATTGTTGTCTGCGACGAAGACCGTGGTATCTACACGTTCTACACGCACGGTAGCGATATGCACGAGACTTACACTCGTAAAGACATCGCCATCAAATCCAAAAAAGATTCGGGTTCCAACACTTTGGCGGACCTGGTCAAGTTGCTCAACGGAGGCATGTGATGGATATCACTCAATACGTCGGTGGCGTCAAGACGGTCAAGCAGAACGAAATCCTTTCCACTATCCTCAACGTGGAAGTCGCTGCGGCTGATCTGGATGCTGGTCTGGAAAGCATCATCAACAACAGCATCGACCTGTCGACCCAGATCGAGAAGTGGGTTCTGACCAAGGGCGTGAACAAGGCGATCCATCAGGCCGGCTTTAAAGCTGACACCCTGATCGAGTTCACTCGTCACGGTCTGGGCGTTATCAAGGCGCTGAGCCCTGAGATCACCAAGATGGTCAAGAGCTACAAGGAAACCCTGTGGGACGGTAAGCTGATGTCCGTCAAACAGGCCAACGTCCTGAACGTCATCGAGTACATGAACTTCTGGGTCAAGTACTCCCGCATGATGTACGAAGTTCTGCTGACCATGAACAACGAAGGTGTTGAGCCTTCCAAGTACCTGACCGGCATGGACCTCAAGTGGATGAACGGTAGCGAGATGTTCTACCGCATGTTCACCATCGACCTGATGAAGGGCGGCCGCTACATCCTCGACAACATGGCCAAACTGCCAGACATCGAAGTGTCGCCGACCTCTCTGGACGTGCTGAAGGCCTCCGAAGGTAGCGGTCATATCGACGTCCTGAACAAAGGCTTCGGTATCCACAACGTCAACCCGCTGTTCTGGCTGGGCCTGGGTATCAGCAAGATCCAGGGCATGTGGATCGACAAGCTGCGTCGCGACAACGAATACTTCGCTATGAAGATCTCGCAAGCGATCAACAAGCGTAACGGTTCGCCTGATCCTGATCTGGATCGTCGCATCGAGATCTACCAGGACAAGATCATCAAGAACGATCACTCCATCTCTGAAATCGAGGCCCAATATGCCTGAGTATCGGATTACCCCAAATGGTTACGCGAATGCTGCCCTGGGTGACTCCGATCTTGGGGTGATCTTCAAGAACCTTCAGTGTCTGCGGAACGACGCTTACGTCGACTTCGATCTGATCATGAAGGGCGCAGTAACCATCGAAACCCTGCGTGAAGCTAACCTCCTCACCGGTCGTTCCTTTGCTCAGTTCCTGGAAGTCAACTTTGATTCCGGCAAAGGACCCTTGGCCAGTCTGGTACGCGACATCGTTCATTATCTGAATGGTCGTTGTGGTCACCAGACTATCATCACCTCGCTTAACATCGAGGAGAATAAACTCCGCAGTCTGACTAAGGCTCGCCATGGCACTTACACGCCAGCGATCCGTAGCGGCGGCGGGGAGGCTTTCCTGAAAGATCAGGACAAGGTTTACGACAACGATCTGTACCGTTTGATGTCTGGCGTTGGTGCCGGCGTGGTCGGGCGGATCCTTTTGCTCCTAGGAGGAGACAGCTACTATGGGTCAAATTAATCAGGACCTGCAGTTGGCTGCTGAAATGGCGGCGGTCTCTGTAGTCAAGTCTGAAGAAATCGTTAGCTTGGCTCGCGACACTGGTCAACTGGACCGTTTCCAGCAACGACTGGACGATTCGAAAGACCGTGTTGCTATGGTCAGGTCTGTGTTGCGTGATACCGAGCCGCATCAGGTCACTCCTGAGCTCGCTTCGGCCATGGACAATGCACTGGTACGTTCTGAGGTGGACATTCCGCCTGTAGACGGTCTGGAGCACGTTCAGGGCGCCGAAAGCCTTGGACGCACTCTGATGCCTAGCCAATTCATTTTCACGCGTCTGGTGGGCTGTGAGAACTTCCTGGGGGATTTCATCAAGAAGTCCCGTGAAGTAATCCTGCGTTCCAACATCGCGTTCAAGGAAGCTTACATCGTTTTCACTCAGAACCAAGAGTCTCTGACTGAAGCGGTAGATGCACTGGAACGTGGTCTGGAAGCGTCGGGTTCCTTCGACAATAAGGAAACTCTGCTGCTGGGTAGCCGTCTGTTCAACCTGTTCAAGATCAACGGTAAGGTCTCCGAAGACTGGACTGGTGACGTGAGCAAGCTGAGCCGCACCATCGCCGCGTTGTCGGGTAACTACTACCTGAACAGCAAGAACGCCATGAACGCAACCATGAGCTACTTCGGTGGGTTCGCTGGTAACACTCAGGAAGAAGCATTGTCTCGCTTCCTGCTGCTGCCTGTGTCGATCCCTTCGGAACGCTTCAAGGAATGCACCTACCCTAACAAGGAACACACCACTGCGCGCATCACCGCCCGTCAGTCTGTGGAACTCATGGGCGGCGCTTACTTCATCGATGCCCGTCAGACCAAGCCTGCGTATAAGGCTGATACGACGGATGACGTGGATAACTATCTGCGTCTGTATCTGGAAGAAGAATACACCGGCTTCCAGAACAGCTCCGAAATCATCTTCCCTAAACTGGGCAATGAAGTGAAGAGTCTGTCGTCCGGTCAGTGCAAAGCGATCGGCAAGCACCTGCATGAGCTGTTGAAAGAATGGCGCAAGGCCTTCGACAACGGCGACAAGTACAAGTTGGCTGACAGTGACTACAACGATATCACCAAAGGTATCTACGAGTCAGAGATGTCCGACGAGTTGAAGGATCAAGTGCTTACAGCGTTCTCTGCTGTTGTGCGCAAGAACCAGATGGAACTGTTGACACTTCGTGCTTCGGTTACCAACTACCTCACGCTGATCATCAATGGGTTGATCGAACTGAGCAACCTGTCGGTCAAGGCAAACACCCAGTAAGGGTCGGGGGTCAGGATGAGTAGCACGAAACGTCTGTATCGTGAAGGGCTGGAGTCACACACAGTCCTGCGTGAAGATCAGCGTGAAGTCGAAATCCTGGGCAAGCTGCTACTGGAGGCCCCACACCGGCTAACAGTAGCAGTGGCTGGTAACGAGGACTTTAAAGAGACCTTGGTTACTGGCATGAAGGATTTGGGATCCGGTCTGTTCTCTGTGAGCAAATGGGTTGGCGGTACTACTGTCAGTTTGTTTGGTAAGGCACTGGGCGCTGCTGGTAATGGGCTCTACAAGGCTTTCAGCGAGAACGACGTACTGATCAAGAAGCTGTTACAGAACTTTAGCAAGGTAGAGGATCACGAGCTTAACCTCTCGAAAGAAACCATTGCCTTGTTGACGTCTGAAGGGGACATAGAGCGTATCGGGCATGATATGGATCTATTGCTGCGTGCGTTGGATATCCTGGATCAACACAGCAAGGGCTTGTTGAGCTTCCTGGATAAGCAGTTGATCGTAGCACGCAAGTTGAAAGGTGTTAGCACAGCTGAAGGCATCTTCGCCGTGGTAGAGGAGTTCCAAGGGCTGAAGTACCCAATGTTTAATCTGCCCCACTCCAAAGGTGATACCCATAGCTCAGACGTACTGCCAGGTGGCAAGACGTGGGAGTTCGTGTACAACGAAGGTAAGTCACCTAAATATCTTATAGGCGGAGACGCACCTGCAGAGGCAGGATCTGGTGTCACCTTCTCGCGCTCCGAAGTCAGCTCATTGCTGAACAAGCTCGATAAGGTTAACTCTATGCACAAACGCTTGAAGACGTCGTACGACAGTTACCTGTCTTTTATCAAGTCGTGGTCAGAAATGGTCAAGGCTGTCGACACTAACCTTAGTAAGTTGGATAAGGTTAGCTCAAGCGCAATGGCTGAGGGTGAAAAGATCCTGGCTGGAGAACCGAACGCTCTGGCATTTTATAGCGGATTCACTCCACGAGTGGTTAGCTACACTGACAGGTACATTCATGGTGTGCTTGGTGTTTTCGCCTAAACTGTTTAATTAAACACTCAATTTTCCTTCGTTAACGAAAAAGGATGTAAAGATGAATCTTCTCGATATGTACGCTGGTGTTGAAGACCTGGAACTGGGCGCTGGTGCTGCCGACGTGGTTGAAGCTGTTGAAGAAGCAGTGAAGACCGAAGTGGCCGAAGTTGCCGTCGTCATCGAAGAGCAGTCCAACCAGATCGAACAACTGGTTGAGCAAGTCACCGACCTCGAAGAAGCCGTTGAAGAAGCGGTCGAAGTTGTTGACGGCCTGGAATCCCTGCTGGGCTCCGGCAACTTCAACAGCGTTGCGTTCTCGCAGCTCTACAACCGCGGCGTGAAGCTGGCGAACAAACTGGGCGGCAACATCCAGGGCGATCGCATGGGTGCTGAATCCATCTCCGACGCAGCCACTGCTCAGCTGATGGCGCGCACCGGCATGGAGTCCATCATGGACACCATCAAAGAATACGGTCGCAAAGCGATCGAATTCATCAAGCACATCTTCAACACCGTGATCAACTTCTTCGTGTCGATCTTCAACCAGGCCGATGGCGTGGTACGTCGCACCGAGCAGCTGCGCAAGCGTCTGAACGACGGCGCCAAGATCAAGGAACAAGTCAAGCTGGGCGGCTGGAACGTCTACTTCGACTACGCCAAGAACGGCCTGAGCGGTTCGAGCAAAGCCAAGCCATGGGACGCTACCCAAGACGCCGTTGCTGCACTGGCTACCCTGGGCAACAACGTTTCGGGCATCACCCTGGAAGGCTTCAAGTCGGCTTACGCCAGCGTGATCTCGGCCATCAAGTCCGACGCCAAAGCTGCCGGCAAGTACAACGAGAAGAAGTCGGGCAACACTGACGTCCTCATCTCGATCGACGCTGGTATCCGCGTTCAGGCGTCCTTCGCCGACAACGAGATCAAAGATCTGGGCGACGCAGCTACCCACGCTCGCAGCCTGAAGATCGTGATCATGAAAGACCCAGAAGCCAAGAAATTGTCTTCCGGCGAAACCAAGGCCAAGCTGGACAAGTCGGCTCTGCTGGGCATCCTGGACCACAACAAAGCAGCTGCCAACGGCACCCGCGGCGACAAAGTGGCCAAGAAGTTCACCAACGCAGAGCGTGACCGCGTTGTTGGCAGCCTGAACGCCATCAAGGCTTCGGACAGCGACAAGACTGCCGAGATCAACAAGCAAGTGACCCTGGTTAAAGCGATCTTCGCTTCGGCTGCTTCGGTTACTCAAGCGGTCTCCAAGCACACCATGTCGACTCTGAAAGCCAGCTGCGACGGCGTTGCTGCTCACCTGTCGTTCTAATCCGGCCGGTGCTGCTGTAAAGACGTAAAGTAACTACTATCGGGGAGCAATCCCCGATAGTAGTCTTTATGGCTGCAATTTGTTTTTTCGAAGGATGCTATAGGTTCAGCCTATATTTATAACCCAAAGGTATTCTCACATGACTACGTCGGTACTTGCTCGTCGTTTTGTTAATACCCCTACAGTGATGGAGCTTTACGAGAGCGAAGCCGGTGGGGATCAATTGCCAGTTGCAGAGAAGGTCGAAGACAAACTGTCTGATGAATACGACCAAGTTGATGGTAGCGAAGGTTACTACCGTTATACCTTGCAACACCTGCCACGTGCTCACGCCGATCTGGACGGTGTTGTTGGTAACGAAGGTTTGATCCAATGGGTCAAAGACACCGTGGGTACTCTTATCCAAGCGGTGAAGAACTTCTTCAAGTGGTTGTTCAGCTTCTTTACCAGCAAGAGCAAGATCGCTGAGACGAAGATGAAGAAGCTGGAAGCCGCTCTGGACAAGAACGGTGTTAAGGGAGGCTACCATGCTTACCCTCCGGTTTACATCAGCCTGTGGGCCAGTAAGGCCAAGGTACCCGATCATCTGGACTGGATGGCCAAGTCGCTCGATACACTTGAAGCAGCCATCGTTAAAGGCCAGGAATACGTCAAGGCTATCGAGTGGTTCTCTAATGACACTAAGCAGACTGTTCTGGCTCACGGTCAGCTCAGCAAAGCTTGGGAGCACTACCAAGACGGTGAGAAGCAGTTCCACGGCAAGCTGGAGAAGATCTTCGGTAAGGAGAACTCCCTGTTCATCGGCGGTACTCACGTTACCGTTATGGCCGGTGGCAAAGTTCAGATCGATCCGGATCCTGAATTGCTCGAAGCAGATAAGGAAGGGAAGTGGACCACCAACGATACCACGGTCCGTACCCTGTTCAAGAAACTCGATCGCTGCAACACCGCGTTCGACAAGTTGCTGACAGACATTACCAAACTGGAGTCTGAGTTCATCAAGACTCTGGAGAAGACTGTTACTGCCGCCAATGAAATGGAACAACTGGATCTGCTGAATGCGGACAAGGTTGTCTCCGGGGTTAAGAAACAAGTCTCTCAAGCGATGGCCAGTATCAAGGTATTGGAAACGCTGTTCCTTAAGGTCATCAGCGCTGGCATTACCGTAGTGACCGCCACTGTTAACCAAGGGTAACCACCATGCGTCTTAATTGCTTGAATCGCACCATCATTGTCGGGGGCAGTCTTGAACGTCTGCGCATTACCGACCTGAATCCACGTTTCGGTTTGGCTCTCGAACTGGATGCCAATACGTTCAAGTATTCGGTACTGGGCAACGAGGGCACCAAGGGTGTCATTATCGATAAGGTTAGCTTGAATGACCTGTTCGACGGTATCCCTCAGGACATCACCGGTATCAACTTTGATTTTGTAACGGGGTCTGTGGCTCCGGGGTTTGATATCGACCTTGCTGTAGAAGAGCCGATCATCGACGACGTCCCTCTTGAAGAACCGGGGACACACGACGATGCGCTGTCTGTGCACTTCTGCAACTGGAAACGGTTGGTGGGGTTGAATGACCTGAGTCGCGCTGAAGTCGACTTGGGAACCGCGGATGACTACCTGTATGTAGAAGCCCGCAAGTCTACTATCTATCGCGGCTCAGTTGCGATCAAGATCAAGTAAGGAGTATCGCGATGAGCCTTTATTTTGAATTAGGGTTAATCGGTATCTTGCTGTCGGGTAAAGAGAAAGCCCTGACAGAAGAAAGCAACCCGGTGATGGTCAATACCCTGCGTTCCCTGGGTTACGGTTACGTTGTAGACGGCGGTGGTGATATCGCTGCTGTTAAAGAGCGTCTCTACGCTATCACTGCCGCGCTGGAAAGTCGACTGGCTTACTACGATTCGTCGGAGATGCTGGTTAACACTCCACTGAATCAGTACCTCGGTGAATTGCTGGCTAATGCAGCCAACGGTTCTTTCGATCCTTCCAAGAACGTCGCTATGATGATCTGTGCGCTGGGTAACAAGACCAGCGAAGGCATGAGTGGCGGTGCGGTTGAAGAATGGCTGGAGCACGCTTACAAACGCATCCAGTACTTCGTTGAAGTGTATGAAGGCCACGAGCCTGCACTGATCGAAGGTTTCAGCGTAAACATTCGTCAACTGGAATACGCCGACAAGATCCTCCAGCTGTTGGACGTGTTCGTTACCACTCGACTCGGCATGCTGGCTGGTGTGGAAGAGTTCTCTCCTGCGTCGGTAGAAGACCGTACTGAAACAGATGATCCCGATTTCGAGATCGCTGAACAGTGCGCCCAGTCTGATGACTGTGGTTGTGGCTGCAAGCTGGATCACGCGTTGACTCTGCTGCAAGGTATGGAAGACTTGCTCAATGGTCGCGTTACCTACGAAGCCCATTATGCACACGGCGTGGCTATGGCCAACAACGTGCGTCCCTTCGACGCTGTAACAGGCACTGAAGGTGCAGTCCTTGACGCACTCAAGGATCTGGGTGAAAAGGCCTGGGAAGCGATCAAGGAGTCTTTCAGCGCTATCAAAGAACTCATCAGTCCTGAAGAGGATAAAGAGAAGGGTTCTGACGCGAAGAACAAGGCCGACAACAACAAGAAGTCGTTGCAGGCTATGGAAGACAAGTCGGCACAGATCAATGATGCGGCGAAGGCTGGTATCTTGGCTCTGTGTGACAAGGCCGACCCAAGCGGCGAGATGAAGAAAGCCATCAGCGGCCTGAACACTGCTGGTGACGGCCCTCGTACCCTTGATGCTCTGTTGGGTGTTCTCAACAAAGAGATCAGTAGCGGTAGTGCTTTGCAGGAAGCGTTCAAGAAAGGCGAGAAAGCTCTTGCTGATCTGAAGTCGGCGAACGGCAAGGTCTCCGGTGCAGACGAAAAGAACAAGGATGTCGTGGCCGCCACCAAGGCGCAGGTCAACGACAAAATTGCTCAGGCTAAAGAAGCGCTGAAGACTGCCCGTAAAGAAGTGGGCGATCACAACAAGCGTGTCAATGCCATCGTCAAGGCCATCAGCGGTATCAACGAGAAGATCTTCTCCAAGAAGAGCTATCCTGCCGATAAGAAACCGAAAGAAGCTGCTGCAGCTAAGGAGTAAGGGCAATGGGTTTGGAAAAAGTTCATCCACAAGTGCTTACCCGGGTTAAGGATCAACTGCCCGAGGGCTACACCTTGGTGGATGCAGTAGCCACTTCGGAATCGGTAGCGGTCTTCACAGTAGAGAAGGACGGTGTCTTGGGCAAAGCAACAATGCCTAAGGTCAACCTGCTGGACCTGCTGAAAGGCCGGGTTATTGACATCACCGCTACTCAGGGTGAGTCACTGGACAAGGTTGTGTTGGAACTCGCTGACAAATACCGGATTCATTTGGTGTCTGGCACCGACTACGATGTGGGTAACCAAGTCGTGGACTTCCAAGGCGGTTGCTCTTATCAGGTCTCTGTCCCGACACTTGCTTCTAGCGTCAGTGTGATGGGTGCGTTGATCTTCGTCGTTCGTGATGAAGTTCAGCCTTGCTCTGCGCTTGAGCATACGTCGTTCGATGTAGAAGGCGCTCGCGTTCGTTTGGCACTGGCTGGCAAGATCTTCAAGGTCGAAGCACCAGAAGTGGCCGAAGACGGTCTGTCGATGACGCTCTGTGAAGACGCAGCTGCATTCATTGGTGGGCTTGGTTTCGACTACAAGCCAACGGTTGAAGACTTCTTCGATGCCAAGGTGCAGGTTATCACCAAAGACACGGTCAGCGACTTGGCCATTGTCCAGTTGCCTTCTGGCTTGATTGTACCCGTTCGTTTCGCTGTTTAATCCACAGTTGGTAATGGGGGTTCTGCCCCCATTGCTGACTTCACTATTTTTCTTGTGGGTTTACGCTCATGCTTAAATCAACCGTTATGTCGGAAGATGACTACAAGTCATTCCTTCGGCCTGCTATTTACGATTCGCTCAAAGCTGTACTGAAGTACTACGGCCTAGAGAACGCTTCTCAGATTTACTATAACGGTGAGAATGAGATCGCTAAACTCGTAGGGAGCAACGCCAACGATGGTCTCCGTGGTGACATGTACACCGACGGGGTGTTCCGTAACAAGATTTACATTGTACCAGAGATTCAGCAAACCGATTTCAACAATGGCAATGCTAACCAGCGTCGCCAGCCTACCGAACGTCCTGTATGGATGAACGATGACGATCACACTCCGGCCATGGCACTGTATCCTGGCTTCAGCGGTGTAAAGATCGAAGTCACGGTAGCCGCTACATTCAACAGCAGTAAATTGGCAGAACACTATGTCCGTCGTATTAATCGGTTGCAATCAAACCAAGTGACCGACATGGCGTTTGATGCCACCGTACACATGGGTCTCAATCCATGTCTGCTGGAACTGTTCTCCGATGTTCACGGGCTGTTGAAGAAGAACGATCCAGCCACTCTCGATTTCGGTGATTGGTTCAGCAAGTTCTGCAAGGTTCCGTTTACCACCATTATGAACGTGGCGGGTAAGCACAAACGGTTGGTAGTCCCGATCTGTTTGACCAACATCGGCATTCAGTTTACTGAGCCGTTGATTGCCCGTGCTCGTAAGGGCGACACATCGGGAACGTTTACTGCGGAGTTCAAGTATTCCTTCTATTTCAATGAGTTCACTCACTGGGAGATTGAGTACCCGTTAAACGTCTGGCAGGACCAGATCCCTGCGAAGTGGATCAGTGCCCCTAATGCGGCGTTTAAACGTCCCTACGCGATCCGTGTGGCCCCTGAGACGGCTTGGATCAACCAAGGCGTTGAGACACGTGCTGCTCAGGCTCCGTATTACCTTAAACTGCCGGATCATGATCCTTGGACCATGCCGAAGCAGTCGTGGGTACAGCCTATTGTTCAGGCTCGGTTGGCGCTACAGGATTTGCCTACCCAACAACTGGGTAACATCTTCGAGATTCCCGGCTTCAAATGGAACGAACAGGTTAAGAACTATATCCTGCGTCGTCGTGAGTGGGCGTTCACTCAGTTCTTCACGCCGTTTGTGATCTGGGTGTACAGCGACAACATTCGTGTGCTGCCTACTCAGCTGAGTATGGATGAGACTGGCATGATCACTCTCAACCGTGCACCGACCATGCAGAACACGTACCGTATCGTGGTGACTCTGGATTACGCCATCCGAGATTACACCAACACGTTCTGGGATGACCTCGTTAAGAACAAGGACGACATTAACTTGTTGCCTGCTATCTTCACGTGGTACGACTGGGCTTCGCTCCCTCAACCTTGGCTGGAAGACATTCCTCGTATTCGTCGTGAGATCGATAAGGGCCGTGGCTTGCCATTTGACGGCACTGGCATTAATCGATACATGATGGACTTGGGTCTCCAAGCGCATCGACTTCTTTTGGTAGAGGACCTCCGCCATGTCATTCGCAATTAACCCGTTGGGGCAAGACGTTCCTCCAGAACCAGAACGCCCCAAGATTTACAGCAACACGTACAAACACACCATCGTCGATTCTTCTTATCAGCCTGAGACGTCGCTGCTGACGATGGTTACTGGTATTCCGCGTCTGCTGGAGTACTATCGTCAGTTCCTCGGTCCTGATGAAGAACCCGCTTCGTTCGCTCCTGATAACGCCCCGACGTACCAGAGTTATCAACGCATCAAGCAAATGATCGGCAAGATGGATGGGAGTGGTTCCTTTAACTTCGATCCCCTCACTGGTCAGAGTTCCAATACGTTCGAGATGTGGTTGGCTTTCGACCTCACTCCTGTGCGTTGGGACGTGTTCATTGTTGATATCGGTGAAGGTCGTGCTGGTCTCGGTCACATCAAGGAACAGCCAGAGATCCGTAACAACACGTCGAACAAGGTTTACCTGTGCACGTGCGAAATCCTGTGCATCCTGACGGAGGATATCTTCGCCAAGCTGAACAGTCGTGTTGTTGATGAGTTCGTGTACGCTAAGGACTCTGCACTGCACGGTGGTATCTCCGTAGTGACTCCTGCCGAGTTCGATACGGCAGAGAAACTGTTCAACTGGCGGTTGACGATTGCCAACTCGATCATGAACACCTTCTACTGGAATGCCGAGCGAACCATCGCTTGGGAAGATGACGTGGGTCGCAAGATCTACGACCAGTATTTGGTGAAGTTCCTGTCGGCGGTAATCGAACCGGACCTGCGTAACAGCTATCCTCCGATCGCTACGTTCTCCACGCAGTACGGCGGTCGTGAGTATGGTTCGTATGGCACCATCAACATCTGGGAAGTATTGATGCGGGGTGATTTCAACCTCCTACCTCAATGCAAGAACAACGACGCGGTGATCATCGCCACCAACCGTCTGATCAACACCCGGACGTACGGTAACCTGCGTTCCAGCAAGTTCGATTGGTTTGTAGCAACCGATCCCGATAACTACCAGCAACTCAACATGTACTTCAACTACGACGGCTTCCCTATCTTGCACACCTCTCCGGAGCACAAGGTAGCCTATCTGTTCTCTCCTGAGTTCTACACAGGGGTTCCACAGACAGAGTTCGAGCGTATCGTGGTGGACGTCCTGAAGAACAAGTTGGTGGATCGCCAGCGGCTCCTGACATATTGTGAAACCTATTTCTCTTTGGAGAAGTGGCAACAACTTTACTACGGTGCGATCTTGATCCTCTTGATTCAGATCAGCCGTAAACTCGGATCCCCACTATGAGCCAAATGCTGCCCACCCGTTATACGACAGTGCGGGAGAAGATCCTCACACTGTTTAACATTTTGAACAACCGTCAGTTCCCGGTGTGGATTGCCCCGAAGACCCTGATGTCGACCGAACAACTCCGTGAACGTTACGAGCTGTCTCAACCCGGCTTCGCTAACGACCACGGTTACTACGGCGACCCACAGCTGCGCAAGATGAAGATCCCGCAACTGTTGGACATCATGGACAACATCACGTCCCATGAAGACTTGGGGTTCAACAAGGCTGTAGACGTCGTCACTGAGATCTACGAGTCGATCCAGGAATACATCGCCCTGTGGTGTGAGCTCATGCGTGCTCAAGCGGTAAGGGATTACCCGCCACGGGAGGAGCTGCGTAAACTGGAGAGCTTGGCTTTCCTGATCTTCCCGTTGTACAAGAGGATCAAACCGTTCAAGGTTAACGAAGCGATTCGTCAAGCGGGTAAACAGGACAGCAAACTAATGGGTCAGGGCTTGGCCACCATGGGGATGCTGTTTCAGATCGCCCGTATGGGGTCTGGCCCGGGAGAGACCGAGATCAGCTTCATCAGTCACATCGATACTCTCGAAGGGGCTGAGATCAACGATTACAACATAGAGCACGGTCCAGTCAACATGGGTAACTTCTACCCTTCCGCCATTTCCCCAATGTCGGACAGTCTCATGAGTGTTGACACTCTGCCAGACAACAACGACTGGATCTTCAAGGCGGATTAACCCATGGAACTTCCAAAGCCCATAGCCAACATCATTGCGCACGCCAATGCCATTGATGCAACGGGTACGGAGCGTTTGTTCAATGTGGATGCCAACATCATCACTCCTACCCAGCAGATCCCGTTGTTAGTTCCTAACGGGTTTGCTCGGTTGAGTAACTTTGCTGGCGCTAACAGTGACGATGCTCGGCTCAAGGCGCAGATCCAACCCGGTGTTTACATGCGGGACGTATTGCCACACAAAGACAACCTCTACATTGAGGTGATCGAACGTGTGGGCTTCAAACAGGTTATGAAACGTTATCGTTGTGTACCACTGGGGGATGGCAACCCTGAACAACAAGGTGGTAACTCCTCGTTAGCGGATCTGGGTACCAAAGATGACATCAACATGGTGACGGTGACTTTCCAGTTGCTGGAGACCGGCTTCGCTTTGTTGAAGAACGAAATGGTGGCTGACGTCATGCTCATGCCTACTCTCTACGACGTAATGCACGGACAGTTAACCGAATACGGGGTTAAGGTTACCGTAACGGGTGCGGATGCGTTTAAGGGAGTGGACATCGAACGACCGGTTGATAATGAACGGTCATTCAGCCATGTGGCTATTGGTCCTGCTGTGCCTCTGGTTAAACTGGGGAGCTGGTTGCAGGAGCATGATGAGTTCGGGGTGTACTCGACAGGTCTTGGGCAGTACTACCGTAAAGGTATGTGGTGGATTTACCCACTGTACCGTCTAGGACGCTATGAGACGGCGCCTAAGGTGCTTAACATCTATCGGGTGCCCGAGAACGTCATCCCTACCTTGAAACGTTCCTACTTCGAAGATGGGAAGGCTATAACCGTTCTGTCGACAGGTGGGGGTAGCCAGAAAGACGGTTCTGACATCAAACGTCAGAACGTTGGTACTGGTAAACGAGTTATTAGTTCTGATGCTGTTATGGGTGAAACCGGTCGGTACTACAACAAGGGTCAGGCGGTTACTACACGTCAAGACTCTTTGTCGGAATATCAAACGGCTAAGCGAGCCAGTGGGGAAGAGATGGTTCCTTTCCACGGGACGCCTACCAACAACATCTGCAAGATGCTAACGCAGAATGCTAAGAACGACGGTAACTCGATTCAGGTTGCTTGGCATAACTCTGACAGTTCTTTGATTGTTCCTGCTATGCCTGTTCGTTACTACTACATGAGTGGGAGTGACAAGCTGGTGTATCGGGAGGGAACGACTCAGTACATTCGTTGTGAGTGGCAGATGGATACTGAGAACGTGGGGCAACCTGTGTTCAGGGAACACTCGGCCATTGGCATCTTCCTAAGCGATGAGGAACTGGCTGCCGAGTAATTCGTCAGTCATGTCCCTATGCCTATGTTCAGAAATGAATACTCTTCTGTGAAAGCAGGGGGGGGATGTGTGGGAGATATTTTCAATATAAACTAGCCCTACCTTCCGTTAGGGAGGTAGGTTCCTTCTATGCTCTAGCCTTACAGGAAACTAGATATGTTAAATAGCTTAGCAATCAAAGTA